GCGTATGGTTCGAGCCAGGTGACGGCGTGTGATTCGAGCCAGGTGAGGGCGTATGATTCGAGCCAGGTGACGGCGTATGGTTCGAGCCAGGTGACGGCGTGTGGTTCGAGCCAGGTGAGGGCGTATGGTTCGAGCCAGGTGACGGCGTGTGATTCGAGCCAGGTGAGGGCGTATGGTTCGAGCCAGGTGAGGGCGTATGATTCGAGCCAGGTGACGGCGTGTGATTCGAGCCAGGTGAGGGCGTATGGTTCGAGCCAGGTGAGGGCGTATGGTTCGAGCCAGGTGACGGCGTGTGATTCGAGCCAGGTGAGGGCGTATGATTCGAGCCAGGTGACGGCGTGTGATTCGAGCCAGGTGAGGGCGTATGATTCGAGCCAGGTGAGGGCGTATGGAAATTCAATGATTGCAGTGCTTTCAGCCTTTGTTATCATGCATAAAATTGCTCAGTACGCTGTCATTGCTTTGGATGGTGTTACTATCAAACTTCCCAAAAAGGCTAAAACAGCTACTGTCATCAAGCGTAAGCTGATCGAGTACGATATCGATTCTTTTGTGGATATCTGGAATCTAACTGTCGAGAAAGATTACGTTATTCTTTACAAATCTGTTCGAAAGGATACTTTGTGTGATTTTAGAACTGGCAAGATCAAATACGAAGGAACCGTTACTTGTCCTGACTTTGATCCCTCTAGGGAGCGTGAGTGTGGTGGTGGACTGCATCTTTGCGCTACTTCTCAAGGGGCTTTGGCCTTTGCAGGTGGACCGGCTAAACTGCTTAAGTGTAAGGTAAAGTTGAAGGATATCGTGGTTTATGGAAAGAATATTGAGAAGGTACGGTGTCGTCAAGTTGAAGTTTTAGGCGAAGTTTAACCCAAAAGTGAATTCGAGGGAGATTTATGCTACTCATTGGAAACGCTGTCGTCTTTGGCTTGCTGACTTGCATCTGGACTAAAGAAAACTGGTTTATTTTTGTAATCAAGTGCTTGTTCATGGCCCTCATGGTCTTGAATGTAATTCAGTACGCTAAAGGTTGAGAAGTGAACTTTATGTCGAATATGAAAAACCTCAAGATGGCTATGATCCTTAGCTCTGTTCTACCGCTTGCTATGTTAGGCGGATTTAGTCTCCCTAGCGGTGGTGAAATCAGGGAGTCTACCGTACCAACTAAAGAAGAGTTGGAATGGATGGAAGGGCTTAACCCATATCGACGCAAGGAATGGCAAGGTAGGTTTAGGCAGGGGTTGACCAAAGAACAAAGGGCTTATGTAACGGAGCAATTGGAGGACTAAATGCTCACCGACGATCTATACGATTGGATCTTTGAGGACGATGACACATGGCTTATCACTGGAGATGGTAGGGCTATGGTTGTGAATGACGGTCAACTTTGGGATTGTTGAAAGGAATGGTATGAAAAAGAAATATGCAAGGCCTCTGCCAAAAGTAGGAGAGGATATCTATATCGAGGGAGCCATGTATCTTTCCCATGGAATTGATGACTATAATGGGGGATTAGCCAAAGTTAGTAAGGTGAAGAAAGGGATTAGTGGGGGCGAGGACACTCACTATGTTAGCGTTGAGGAATTGCCAGGACACAGCTGGAATTGGGAATACTTAGCCGAAGAACAAGATGACCTAAAGAAAGAGTATAAGAAACAGCGAGCGCATCCAGATCCAGATAATAGTGTAGAATCAAACTGTTGGAATTGAAATCTAAAACTGAAAGGGAACTATATGATTAAAAACTATGAAACTAAACGAGCAGCAGCTATTTGTATTGGCACTGGTATTGCATGTATTGCATTGAGTCTTCTCTCTGGGTGTGGGCCGAATCCATTCCAGGGTCCGGCAGGCCCGCAAGGGGCTGAAGGGGTAGCTGGGCAATCCACAGTCGGTGCGGCTGGATCGCAGGGCGTGCAAGGGCAAGCGGGTGGTACAGGTCCGGCAGGAAGCAGTTGCAGTGTAACCAGTGTGGGTATTAACCAAACCGCGCCAAACGGCGGCTCTCTTCTTAGCTGTACGGACGGAAGTCAATCGTTGGTACTAAACGGTACGCCGGGAGATACTGGGGCGACCGGCCCTACAGGAAACCAAGGTGCGACTGGAACCCCCGGAACTGTGGTTTATGCTGTTCAATTTTGTCCTAATGTTACAACATCTTACCCCAATACCTTTGCGGAAGTGGCTTTTTGTATTAATAATAGCCTGTGGGCAGTTTATTCACAGAACGATGGATTTCTAACTGAGGTGGTGCCTGGAACATACTCTAGCGATGGAATCAATGCTAGTTGTACTTTCACTGTAGGATCAAATTGCGAAATTAGCTATTGAGGAACTTTATGTCTAAATCTAAAAAAGACTTTACTTTTATTTCAGGCAGAAAATATGATGCTATGATGGGGAGATGCTATAGAAAAACAGATATTTCATATAAAAATTATGGGGAAAGGGGCATTAAGGTATGCTCTGAATGGATAATCGATATAAACAATTTTAGGAAGTGGTTGGCTTTGGAGTTGATAAAGAATTCTATCGATACGGAAGATTTTGTTATTCAATCACGTAAATATCAATTAGACAGGATAGACAGTGAAGGACATTATACTCCTAACAATTGCCGACTTTCAAGTCCCCAACTTAATTCGCGTAATAAGAAATTTGCTAAAAGAATAATTGAATCTAGCGAAGGGACACTCCACGAACTTGGCAAGTAGTGTCTAACTAGTTCGCAGCTGTATGGACGTATGTTGTCATAATGGGTCCATATCGACTCAAAATGGGTACAAGCTGGCACGAGGGATGCAATAGGTATAGGACAGGAGAATGCAGATGAGTAACGAATATACAGCAGTTAAGGTTTGGGTAGGCGGTATAGGAGATGAAGATCATATCCAGGTTCAAACCGATACCCTAGATGGACAAAGAGGCACGATTCGACTCTCCATTGAAAGATCTAAAGATGGGGATCAGATCATTGGATACTTCGATGCTGATCAATTGATCAAGGCTATCCAACTAGTTGCTAATGCCGATCTGCAATATCTTACAGATGGTGATGACAAATGACCATGAAGGAAGAACGCAGGTTGCCGAGAAACTTTAATGCCGGATGGGCTCTTACCTATATTCTGCAAGAATGGCCCATCTCAGAAACTATGAGGAATCAGTTTTACGATGAGTTGGTTCATACAGAGCCCTACTATAGGGCACAACTAGAACAGGCTTTGAGAGTACATGGAGTAAGATGGATTCGATGATTAAAAATTTCCGGTAGTTCAGTGGTTAGAATGCCGAGCTTATATCTCGGAGGTCGTGGGTTCAATTCCCACCCGGAATACCAATTAGGAGTCAAGAGTGAAGGTCAAATTCTGTAATAATAACAACGCAAATATTCATTCAAAAGTTACGGAAGTGTTCGATACTAAAAAAGACTTTGATCTTAATGACGAAGAATGGAAAGCTCTTAGTGACGAAGAGAAAGACACTTTCCTGAAAGAATGGGCCTATGAAAACTTCGATATGTGGATAGAGGAAGATGAAGAATGAAAGCCCCCTCTACCAATAAGTTGGCTGTCCTTAAGAAGCAATGGGAGAAGCAATTTCTCATTGAAGCCTTGGAGTACCACAACTACTGTGTTACGGATGCAGCTAAAGATATTGGAATAGATAAGGCTAATTTGAATCGATTGCTTAGAAAGCATGGGTTAAATAGTAAGGAGAGAAAATGAAGAACGGACTCTATAAAATCAGTTTCGAAGTAAAACTTGTTGGTTGTGAAACCGAAGAAGATGCTCACAAAGCATTGATAGGACTCTTGGTCGATTCTATCGAAGGGAACGCTGAATTTCCAGAAGTGGATTTCGCCCTGACCGAAGAAATTGAGGAGGAATACGAGATGGAGGAAGAGGAGATCGAACCTCTTAATTTTGAGGAAACAGCATGAGCAAAGAAAGAGGCAAGTCTAGGCGCGAGAAGGAAGATAACTCGAATGCCTACAATAAGTTGCGTAGAGAACTGTTGAGATGTCCTATCTGTCCGCCAAATAGAGGTGAGAATGCTAAGTCCCGCAAAAAATACGTGAGTAAACCTAAAAAGACTCGGAAGTGAATTTTATGAAAAAGATTCTTGGCTACACTATCAAATTCCGTGGCGATTCCTGGGGAGATGCTCTCTATAATCTTTACGATCACGATCTATACAAGACTAAAAAGCAGGCGCTAGACGATATCGAAGACCTTAAAAGGATTGACTGTATCCCTAAGAGATCTAAATCAAAGGTATTTCGGGTGGTGGTAGAGGAAGTATGAAATGCTGTTGGTTCTTTCATGCTTGGTCAAAATGGTCGGCTATTCAAACGGTTCCAGCCTCTAGCTACTTTGCGGGCAATACAACTATGTGTCTTCAGACTAAAACGTGTTCTAAATGTAATAAAATTACCTGGAGAAGGTGCTAAGATGAGTCTCATCCTTAGATCCGACCTGGAACCATGGGATTGTGACGATTGTAAAGCTTTGGTCTATCGTGGAGAAGTCCTAAATCAGAAGTTCTACTGCTTTCGGTGTGCTCCAGCTATTGAGTTAGGGTTAGAGGCCCTGGTAGACGAAAGTGAAGAAGTTGAAGATGAAAGTCCAGAAGTGAATTTGGAGGAGGTCGTATGAAAGTATACCAAGTCCTATGGTACGAAAACGACTGTAGCGGAACCGTATCTCTACATAGATCGCTAGAAGGCGCTATTAAAGGAATTGAGGATTATAAGGGAAAGCTACCTGATTTTAACTGGAGAAATACTTATCGTCCAAATGACTGGACTTTGGCTGGGGCGGTGTTAGGATTGTCGAGAAAGATTTGTTGGACTGAAAAGTGAATTTTAAGGAGAATAGAATATGACTTTAGATAAGTGGTTTCAGATCATTAAAGAAGAGAAGACCAAATCTTACGAAAAGACTTTGGGTTGCAATGAACCTCAAAGTTGGCATCTTTGCAGGAGTGCAATGTTAGAATATATTGCAGAAATCGATAAGGCCGCAGAAGTATATATGCTCGAAAACTCAAAGGAGAAGCAAAATGGCCGGACGTAAAAATTTCCCCAACAGACAAAAAGAACGATTGGATCGGGCACTTGAAAGGCAAGCGGCGTACAACAAGCTTACAAGCAATCAGAAGCTTGGTAAGAATGCGGTCTCTATGGGAACTAAGGAGCGCACTCGATTGGCTGTTAAGTTGATGCAGGAGAGCCAGAAATGAAATATCTCATCTTACCCATTCTATTAATGCTGTCGGGGTGTGACTGTAGTGGTCCCGAACACGATCTTTTCGCTAAAGTAGGGGATTGCATCTATACCATGGAAGGAACTGTTGTTAAAATTATTGCTGAAGGAAAGTACAGTTTTGAAGTTATAGATGAAAACGGTACGAAGTATACTACCCATGGCAAGTATCTGCTGCCAACAGATTGTTTTAGTCGAGTTTTTCCGGAGAAAAAGAAATGAAATACTTGAAGGTATTGGTTCAACCAATTAAAATTAAGGGTTCCGAGGATGACATTGAAACCTTACAGGCGGATCTTTTTGAACGACTAACGGCACTAATTGAGTCCGAAACTCTTACCTTTGAAATCATTGACGAAGACGAAGACTCAGACGAGGATTAAATGAGCTTACTCTGGATTGTTATTCTAATTCTACTAATCGCAATGTGGCTCAGTCCTTAAATCCGCCCTTATTCCCTTCAGCCGCCTCATCACTCATCTCTAGCGATTCGAATGACATACTTCCCCCTTTGGGGGGTATAGGCTTAACTTCCTTATCAGAAGTCTTTTTTGCCAGAAGTGGATTTTTCAATTCACCAGTTATAGGATCTTTGGTTTTGGCTAATCGCTTGATCTCTTTGTTCATCACAGCGTCAACCATATCTTCCAGGTCCTGCTTGTTCATACGAGAATAGGTTGGATCTTGCATAGTATATAACTTATCTAATAGGTCTTCCATCTCATCGTGAATTTCAGATGGTTGATACTTGTCTTCGTATAGGTTCTTCAAGACGAACATAGGATCTAAATCGTAGACCTCATGCAGAGGCGTTCTAAATCTATCAGAGTACTCTCTGCATCGTATTGAATAGATCGATTCAGGCGTTGGAGATAAGGCCACCCCAATGGCTAGAAGTTCGGCATGATGGATTAGGTCGTAGAAGTTCATAGGCCAGCGTCGTTTTTGTCCATACGAGCAAATCGGGCCTTATCCGATTCGTGAGCATTTAAATTTTCTCCCAAAATATGATCCGTAGTCCATACAGAAGGGCACATAGTTGCCGTACCAGTAGTGGTGACTCCTCCATTAAGGGTCACGGTTCCAATTGAAGAGGGCAAATTACTAGTGGTCTCGACACTATAAGGCCACTGCTGATGGCCTGGGGGAAGAGGGGTTCCAATAAAAGGTTGCATGTTTGGCCAGAGAGGTCCACTTGCACCCCCAGCTCCCTGATTGGGTTGTGGCGGGATATAAAAAGTGGCAGTCTTAAGCCGTTCAATCTCGGCCTTCAAATAGTTAAGAAGTTCTTGTTGAGTCTTAATAGTTTGGTTAAGGGCATCAATTACGGCTTGATCGTTACACATCTTCGTCTCCTTCTTGTTGGATTAAATCTTCAGCACTTTGGATTGTCTTTTTTAGCACGGTATCGCGTTCAGCGGTCATCTTGGCTTGGAAGGCAGCAGCAGCTCTAGCACTGGCATCCAATACTAACAATAGTACGTTCTTATCGGGGATAGAACCAGGCATCTCTCCGGCCTGTTGGGGGGTATACCAGAAAGGTGGGGCAGAGATAACCCTATACTTAAGTTGGGTGAGGGCATATGCGAGATAACTTTCATCTTCCGATGAAAGGGATGCGTGAGGACCAAGAAGCTCTCTATAGAGGCGACTAGCACCAAGTTCTTCGGTAGGGCTCAGGAAACATCTCAGCTTGAATGTGCCGTTGTAGGTTCCCCCAATGAGACCTTGAACGTTACTCATAGTCCAAGTAGCTGTAGAGCCTTCAATAACTAGATCTGTGTCAGTTTGCATAAAAACCTCAATGAAAGTATATCACAGAACGCCCCACAGGTTCGTCGGCTTTTTGTTTTATGGTTGCCTGCGGCGCTGGCCAAGAAAAAGAACGAGGGTATAGTTCATCGAACGATACTCGTTCTCCTAGAGTTGGAGAGGAAGCTAGTCACTGCGTTCCCCGCTTGGATCGAGAGAAAGAGAAAGTAAGTGTTCTTTTCGAACTTATATCATGAAGAAAAGCCGTTACTACAATTATTTTTCAGAAAAATCATCGAAACCCAATAACTACCCATAATCATTACTAAAAGACCTAATAATAGTTTTACTCCATTTATAATGGCAACTATTATGACCAAAAACGGCTATTTTGGAAACAATACTTTCCATTACAAACTTCTTGCTCTTACCTGTTGGATAGGCTATAGTAGCGTGTATGAGTGATAGTAACATGTTTAAGGTGGCAAATAGATATAGACACAGGAACTGCCTAGATATGGATATTGTTGTGACCTATATCCATAAAGTTGGGCACTATGGGACAGATCTCGACGTACTCTACTGGAATAGGAACTATAACTCCCCCGCTGTAGGTGGAACGGAAGAAGTATTTATCAAAAAAGACGACTATCCAAATTGGACTTTGGTTGAGGAGAACTTTGTATGAGTGTTAAGGGTGGAGATAAAATCAAGATTTTGAAGAATAACCCGCAAGAAGCAGGCTCAGTCAAAAAAGGCGACGTAGCCACTGTTAAAAACGTATATTCTAATAGCTTTACTTATTACATTGACGGCGAAGCTACGACTGAATGGCTCTGGCGGGCAGACTACGACCAAGAAGGAAAGACTTGGGAGAAAGTAGTGGGTAAGACTAAAGCCTCCACCAGTTCTGCACGGGATGAATCCTTTTGGGCAGATCAAGTTAAACAAGCGAAATCAAAAGACAAAACCTTCAAGGTCGGCGAACGAGTTGTAGTTTATGATTCTCGTCTTAGGCCTATGCGCCAGGTGGCTACCCTTACTCTTCTTCGAGATCCTAATGGGCATCACCCAAAAGCGTTTTGTGTCATCGGAGTTAAAAGGGTAGACTATCCAAGTACCGATGAGCTGATTCTACATCCAAAACAAGTAAGGAAAATTAAGAAATGACTGAACCAGAAGTGAATTTTCTCAAGGCAGCTAAGTGGTACGAAGAACTCAAGGAACAGATGGATAAGGCTAAGAAGGAGCTTCAATTGGCTTTGCTGGTTCTTCCTGTCAATTCTTATCTCCAGGACCCAGACACTCTCTTGGTCTATAAAATTACAGTTCCTCGTGGAACTTTTGTGGAATATCAAGCACTTGCCTATGAACGAACTAAGAAGCCAGATGAGAAGAGTGGTAGTTTGAGTTTGAAAGAGGCCCAGTCAAAAGGTTTTAACGTTAGCTGATATAGAATGTAAGAGGTATTTTATGGAAATGCAGACTTTGAGAGTTCATTCGTATGGTGAGACGCCTGAAGATGATCGTCGGGTTACTATCGCCCCTAATAATGTGGTAGCTTTGGCTGCATCCACGGATGATGTTCAAGTCCAAGGTAGAAGTCTTAGGGCTATTTCGGTGCTGTTTGTCGATGGCGGCGCTATGGATCTTGTCGTAGACCACGCAGATTTGCAACTATTAGAAGACACAATAGGAGCCTATTCCTTTGGGTGAAATATGGTTAAGTCACACTTTATTTGCAGTAGAAAACAAGGGCCAATTTGTTCTCAGACAGGTGGTCCAGAACAAGGATGGGGAGTGAACGACTGGCACTTCGTCACCTGTAAAAAGTGTCTTCTTATAAAGGGCTCTGAACGTAATAGAGAGCTGCAAGATGCCAGAAAAGCTCTTGATTGGGATTGGATAGCCGATCTTTTGGTTCCAGCCGAGTCTCGTGATCGGGTAGCGTCGGAACTCCAGATGGCCTATCTTGCGGGTTGTCCAAAGAACCCTAAACGCTTGAGAAGAAAGTAAAATGATTTTCTTTAGGGATAAAATCACAGAATCCTGTGTGGATGTAAGAGGAGTGCAAGATGGCTGACAGAGTTTTTATTAAAAATACGGGAGATATGAAGGGCGAGGCGTGGCTTGAGTTTTGGGACACTTCTCAAAATGAATGGGAGATAGGCTGTCGCGCAAAGCTGATATTCATGGGTAAGAAATGCTTGGTCGATACGCTCGACACGCCCGTCAAATTCAGAAAGCGTGGTTACGCTTCGCAGGTAATAAAAGAGCTTCAGTCTCATTTCGATGAGGTCGAACCCATCGGTGTAACAGATGCCGCCAAAGGGTTTTGGGCTAAGTTTGGAATGAAGGACGGGCTCGGAGAAGAACAGTCAGGCGAGGAATTTACCTATGATGAAATTGCTTTTTAAGATGTCGGGCCTTTTCTATTGGCTTCTTGGGCTTTACCTGCTTCATAGGGCTGGTTTGAGTGTGACCGCTATTGGTGGCGTAACTCTTACTGCATACGGGTATATTGTGGACCACAAACTCAATGGTCATAACTAAGCTCTATCTTGCATCAACCAACCTTGTTAAAAGCCCAACAAGATTAGCATGTTGGGCCTGGAGGTCGATCCTGAGATTTTCAATCTTTTCTCCCAAAACCTTTATTTCTGCATTATAAAGTTCGCCCATATGCGCCATCTCTCTTTGGACAGCTTGTTTTTGCGTCTCAAGTTCGACTTCAAGCTTACGGATCTTCTCTTCTAGGAGAAGCTTTACCAGCTCCATCTCAGCTTTGGCTTCATCTATGATGGCCTGACGATAAGCAGCCTTCCTACGCTTAAGCCCATGGGAAATACCTTGGATTATAGCCCAAACGGTCCCTAGGGCTGCGATGGCTCCAGTAGCGGCTACAATAGTGTCATTACTTATGGTCATAGAATATATCCCCCTATAAGATTGCAGAGTTGTGATATAACCAGGGTTAGGAGACCCTATGACTCAACAGCTTACTGATTTTATTGAAGTTTTTTCTGACGTAAACAAGACCGCCGTGATGGCAATTCTCTTAGGGTTAGGAGCCTTCTTTAGAATTAAAGGCTATATCTCCGGTGGAGAAATGGTGGACTTGATGAAGACGACCACTGTGAGTTTTTTCGGAACAGCTACTATGGTACATTTGGGCGGTATTGTTAGGGACCATCTCGCCTCTAAAGTCGAAGCATTGAAAGGGCAATCCAAGTGAAAGCTAAACTACTTGCATTCTTTACTGCCTTTAAAACGGATTTGATCGATACCTATAAGAGGTCAAAGATATTCTTGCTAGGGATCTTACTTCTAGTTGTAGCCTTTGAATGGACCAAGCTTAAGGAGTTCCTTTTGACCTATATGGGGCAAAGGGAGATGAAGCAGACTACCGCTAAGGATGATACCCTCAAGGCCCAGGAAGGCGCTTTAAACGCTAGTGCTGACGCCCTGGTGAAGGACGCTAATGCTCTGCCAGACAGTCAGAAACCTGTAACCGACCCAAATTGGTACAAAAAATGAAAAAACTACTTGTTTTTATTCTTCTATTACAGATTATGGTTTGTAATATTGCTCGTGCCGACACTACCTGTGATTGGCAATTCGTTAAGCCCCTCCCGGATGGAGGCTATGAGTATCCTTTGAACCTACACCTATGCGTTGGAAATCTGGTCCAGACAACTGCGACTCAAACTCAGCAAATCGCAGATCTGAACGCCGCTATTCAACTTAAAAATCTGGCTATTACGACCAGCGATCAACGCGTGGCTTTGTGGCAAAAGACAGCCGACGATAGTCAAGATCGATTGACTAAGATCGATTCTGATTCTAAGCGCAATGATTGGATTATGTTTGGACTTGGCGCTCTTACAGTTCTCGGAGCTGGCTTTATGACAGCCAAACTTATTGGGCACTAATCTGCTTATACCCTTTAGAGACAAGATAGCTGTAAACGTCCTTAGGGGTCATAGTCGAACTATCAAGGTTCGTTCCATTTATCTCGTTTAGGATTTGAGCTACCAACTCGCTACACACAAAGCTACTCGTGCTGGCAAATGGGTTTGTTACTTTCTTGCCAAATAAGCGCAAGATCATAACATAACAAATGCCGAAGATCGTTTCCATACTATATGGAAGTCCTACCCTGTCAATTCCAAATTGGACAGTAGTAAGCTTAGTGGCACTCGAAATTGGAAGTTCAAACTCAGCGCAGATATCCTCTTTAGTATCAAAGAGGGTACCTCCCATGTAATTTACTGCTAGGCCCGATGCTTGTAAGACGGTCCATCTATCTGCGTACGAATTGTAGTAGCGAATATATGCGTGTGAGAATTGGGACCAAGTTACCAAACGGATAAGCCAAGAAAAAGGGGATAAGATTTTTTTAGGTCGCGAAAAACCAACAATAATACTGTCCATATATATGCCCTATTCCTTGTTTGAGTCTTTAAGAAATCTGAATTTACCGTCTTTTCCTAATTTCTTACCCTTATTAGGACTTGGCTTGCCGAACATAGGATTATTTTCGCCAGAAGCCAATGCTGACATTTTCTTTTTAGATTCCCCTGAATGAAGTTTTCCTTTTCTAGAAGCAGATTGTTTTGCTCGGGTTTCTTCGGATGCTTTCTTTCCAGTGTTAGCTATCGATATTTTCTTTTTAGATTCCTCTGAATGGGGAATTCCCCCTATTTTTTTACGAGAAATACTCATTTTAGCTTTAGTTTCTGCGGAAGCCTTCCGACCTGTTGCTGCCAAAGACAACTTTTTAATAGTTTCTTCAGACGGCTTGTTTCCCATTTTTGCAAGAGAGCATTTGGCCTTAGTTTCTTCTGATAGAACCTTTCCCGTATGGGATTTACTCATCTTAATTCGTGTTTCGTCGGTGTGTGTTTTACCCGTGTTAGCAATAGAGATTTTAGTTTTACTTTCCTCGTGGAGTTTTCCTCCATTGTTTCCGCCGCTTTTTAAATTATACCCATTAGGGACTACGGTGTTGTACCAGCTTATGAAGTACTCTTCCGCTAGATTTAAATCTTCTAAATTGCTGTACGTACCAATAATCATTACTGAAAAGGATTCCTTGCCATATTTGCTTACGGCATTACTTAAATAGGTACAAGTAGAATACAGTTTAAAATGATCGTAGATTCTATCTTCTAATGGCTGAATCGTTTGCCCTATATAGATCATTCCGTTAATTTTATTAGTTATTTTATATACAACCATACAATCTCTAAGTTACCACAAATATGGAGAAAAGTCAACAGTATAAATGAAACACTAAAAATTGAGAGTGAGAATTCTAACTCCCAGGATTAGGCGTGATGGGCATCCCTAAATATGTTTGGATTTGGTTAAGGTAAATATAAAGTACGGCATTAGTAATGAATGGAGATAGGTTCGTTTTAGCCGAACTAGTATCTGCAATCATAGCTTCAATTTGTGCAATAGCTACATACAGAGAGCCAGTTGTAATGGCCTGTGATAGATTTGCGGTATAGGCGAGCAGATTAGCACTTTGCCCAGCTTGGGTAATACCGGCTAAGATATTCTGCACCGCAAATTGTACCATCAACTGCTGACCAAAAGTCATTGCTGCCAAAACTATGTTCGTGTAGGTCTGCGTTGGAGTTAGAGCAGGAGCAGACAGTCCAGTAAAAGTAGTTCCGCTGTAAGACCACCCAGTACTAGGTTGAGGAACAATAGAGGTGATATTTACCCAGGTATAGTTAGAATCTTGTGGATCTGTAGAATTTGCTAGGACTGTGTTAACAACGACACCATTTTGGATTAATGCATAAACATTGGACATATTGATTATTTCCTAATGAGTTTAGTTGGACCACTCAACGACAATACACCCTTGTGTTCCAGCGCCGCCAGTATTGCCAGAACCATTAGCTCCGCTACCGCCGCCGCCATAACCAGTAGCGGTCAAACCATTACCACCGACACCCAATACTGCCCCACCAAGACCATAAGCCCAGGCAGAATTACCACCTTGACCACCCGTAGCCGTAGCTACGGTAGAAGAACCTCCACCAGCTTGACCATTAATATTAATATTTCCGTTCGTAGCTGTTCCGCCCGTTCCGCCATTTCCGGTCGTTGCTGCAGCTGCTTGTCCACCACCAGCGGTATAAGTTGTAACCCCTATAGCTAGAGTAGTATTTCCGCCAGCGCCCCCAACGGTAGCATTTGGACCTGCGGTTCCAGCCGCGCCAATAGATATAGTATAGGAAGTACTGGCCGACAATCCTTGAGTAAATACGCTCACTCCAGCACCACCTCCACCACCCGTACTGTGATTTGCTGCAGCGCTTGAGCCGCTTCCGCCCGCACCACCCCCAATAAGAGTAAACTTATATCGAGTTTGAGGAGTAACGTTAATCGGTGTGGTGTACGTGGTACCTGTAGTCAAAAATAAAAAACCCGATGTTGGGGTCTTTTCCATTACCCAATTGACTCCATTAGAACTCAGTGTTGCCCCCCCATAGTTGGTAAGAATCACTACCTGAGACAAACCATTGATAGTTTCAGACGCGTGAGGTTTAATGGTGATATTATTAACAGCGGCATTTCCAAATAGGTCTTGAATATTCAGTACTCTACCATTTGTAGGTGCTGGCAGTGTAATAGTAATCGCAGAGCTGGTACTATTTGGATAGATAATATAGTCTGTGGTTGTACTGTCTACTGAATAATTCGACGTAACAGTATTGGTTGTATAGTTAACGCCGCCATTAATCTGATGGATTGCGGTGGAAGACGCTCCCCCTGCAGTGACTACACTTGAAGTACCAGTAGCTAATTTTGTATTTCCAGAAATCGATTCACTTCCATTAACCTGGAGCTTATCTGTTGCGTTATCTGTAGTAGTTCCAATAAGTAAATTGCCAGTGGAGTTAAGTCTCATCGCTTCCGCACTAGTTACAGAACCAGTAGGGGTTACGAACCAAGTCATATATGTTGCATTAGAAGTATTAGTAAAGGTTTCACCAGCAATAATAGTAAAAGCGCCCGTGCTTGCAAGGGCAAACTGGGACGTTCCGTATCCTCTACCACTCATCAAATTCAGAGTATTTCCAGCTGTAGCTGCGGTTGGCAAAGATAGGGTTCCGTTTGCATACCTACCACGGAAACCAACCGTGCCGCCATAACCCGTTGCTTGAACAGTTTTAGTTGTTCCGGAATTATTAACCACATCTATAATAGCTAAAGAAGAAGGAATAGTTCCAATACCCAATGCATGGGCCGTATCATCCCAATAAAATTGAGAATTATCTTGTGTAATCTGTCCGCTAGCACCAGCAAACAAAACACTACCCTGTGTAAATCCAGTTACCTGAGAACCCGTAACGGTAAGTGAAGATGCGGTTGTCAATGCTGATAGAGTAGTGATAGTGCTATTACTCGCGGCGGTAATATTGAGCGCAGTTCCGCTAGCGTTACCGGTCAGGTTTGCAGTAATAGTTCCAGCAGAGAAGTTACCAGAACTATCTCTGGAAATAATAGTACTAGGGGTGTTTAGGTTGGTAGCGGTTGTATTCGCATTTGGCAAAATCCCCGTTACTGTCGAACCACTGAGAGCAAATGGAACCTCGATCCAAGATGTAGACGTGGTGTCAATGGTAATTGGAGCTGCTGCAGTTTGTGTCCAGGTACTTCCTTGATAAACAAGGCCTTGTCTCACGAAGCAAGTAATAAATTGGAAGGCCTGGGTGATACCTCCAGTTGGATACCAGCTAGGTCTAGCCCACGACCCACTAGCTATAACCCAAGGACCATTCTGAGATGCGGTACCCTGTGAGGCAAGAAGAACCAACATTCCTACTGTGGTAGTTACACCATCGATAGTTGGAAGCCCGGAAAGAGCCTGATTAGAGGTTGAGACCACCGATACCGATGGCTTATCGGCCAAACTCGCTTTTGCATCGGTAACAGCACCGACAGAGATAATGGTTGCACTTTGTGTGCCAGTAACATCTCCCGACAGAGAGCCAGTAAAGTTACCCGAAGTAGTAGCAGTGGTAGCATTACCGGTCAAGTTTGCGGTGATGGTTCCAGCAGAGAAGTTACCAGAAGAATCTCTTTCGACCAAGGTGGATGGAGTGTCCAAGTTAGTGGCAGCTCCAACAGTAGTGACTGCCGAAGCCACAGCCGCCGCTGTTTTTCCACCCACAAGAGAAACAACAGTTGCACTTTGTGTGCCAGTAACATCTCCCGACAGAGAGCCAGTAAAGGACGTTGCACTACCAGACAAACTTGCAGTAATAGTTCCAGCAGAGAAGTTACCAGAACTATCGCGCTTAACGAGAGTCGAAGGGACATTAGAAGCGCTAGCATTATCTACGGTTCCAGTTGCAGCGGCTACGTCGGAAGCAGTCTTTCCACCAACAAAATTTACCGTTGAACTTGAAGGTCCTGGACCAGCTGCAGTAACGTCACCATTTAAAGACGTAATGGCCGTCAAATTGCTATCATTAATTTGGCCTTGGACTTTTCCGAAAGCTTGTAAAATAGAATCTGTAGAGAGGATTGGAGAATTTGCGCCAACGGCATAACTGGTCAAAAGCTTGCTTGTAACGACGTTAGACGAAATTGCAGTTGCACTTTGAGTGCCCGTTACGTCACCAGATAGGGAGCCGCTGAAATTCGTTGTAGAGGTGGCAGTAGACGCATTACCGGTCAAGTTTGCAGTAATGGTCCCAGCTGAGAAATTACCAGAAGAATCTCTTTCAACTAAAGTAGAGGGGGTGTCAATTGAGGTACTGGCCGCAACAGCAACGGCAGCAGCTGCAACAGCCGCAGCAGTTTGACCACCAACATGTCCAACGACCGTAGAACTTTGAGTGCCAGTTACGTCGCCGGATAGGGAGCCGCTAAAGCTCGGCGAAGAGATAACCGTAAGTTCGTTGCTTCCATTAATGCCAATAGTTGTGCCGTCATAGAGAGTACTGACAACCTCTTCATTAATACCGATACCGTTACCAGGTTGAACAACATAGCTAATATTAAAAATAACCCAACCAGTTCCATCGTAGTACCAAGTTGTTCCGATACTATGAGAAGACGGATTAGCGTCCAAAACGGTCCATCTAAATTGAGGAACTTGATAGGAATAGGAGTAGAATCCAGGTGTGGCGTTCGTTACTGTAACTATATTATTTTGTTTACCGACAAAACTTCCACCTATAGGTGCGCCAAGATGATCGAAATTGACACCAAACCTATCACCGATCTCAACCATCCTGTGAAGTTCGTCTAACCACTGTGAGCCGCTCCAATAGACAAGTCGTCCTGCTCCAAAGGGAGCCCACAAGCCAGTTGGAGACGGCCCAATAATATAGGATTCTCCGATGATGGGAAATGCGGGAGGTGCGGAGAGACTGTCATCCATTAAATTAGCAGCGAGAATGTTCGCTTGAGGAATAATACCGACAGCGAAATTATCAACATAGCCCTTATTACTAACATCTCCAGGATTAACAGGGGTAGGGACGTTAACAATCTCATTACCGTTCATATTGAGAATGCCGGTCATAGCGTCGCCGGATTTCAATAGATTAAGAGAAGCTGACCCAATGATATTTGCAGTAATCGTGCCAGCAGAGAAGTTTCCACCGCTATCCCTCTCAACTATAGTCGAGGGAGTATTTGAAGAAGTAGCACTACCAAAACCGATAGCAGCAGCAGCGATGGCACTTGCAGACTGACCACCAACAAAAGCCACTACAGCAGAGGCAGACCCTGGACCAGTAGCCAAAACGTCACCGGTCAGGATGGTGATCCCAGCAGAAGGAACTAAGGCAATAGCTGCTTGAAGGGCAGTAAACGTGATGCTTTTATTGACGCCGCCCTGAACCAAAGTATAGAGGTCACCATTAGTACTTGTAGTAGTTACGGGCAGTTGACTAATTTTTTCGCTCGCCATATGGATTTATTCCTCTAGGGTGCCTATAAGGCAGGATAAGGGTAAGATTGCAGTAAACTTAAGGGCTGGATTCGAGCAAAATGCCATCAATACCATTCTCCAACAAGAATAGGTCGCCAGTTTCGAGCAGAAGGAAGCTTTCCACAACAGCGGTGCCAAAGGCCCAAGAAAGGGTCATCCTAGGGTGATGACGTTGAACATAGACCTGCCAAGAGGCCCATTGAGGGGATGGGTAAGCTGGAGGTGGAGATGATGGACCCCAGAATTGGAAATTGTTGCCTAGGGCCTGGGAGAAGCCTGCTGGAATGCAGCCATTGTCAAAGCCGAAGAATGGAGATGGAGGAAAGGAGATAGAAACGGTATAGCCCAAGGCCGTAAAGTAAGCAGAGATAGCGTTATAGTCCGCATTAGTGGGGATCGGTGGCTGCACCTGATAGAGGCCAAGAGGGGTAGCAGTATCGATTAGAGCAATAATAGCCTGTATAAACGCAGTATTAGCCGTCGAGACCGCTAAGTCTGAGGCTGCTTGAGACGATTCATTGGCTTCGGCCTGGCTTGGGGGGAGTAAGGGGGTGGACATGAGGTTAAGATTGGAAAGGGATTAGGGGGCTTCTCGCAGATACTTAAACCTGTACCCATTTGTACCGCGTTGTTTTCCCCGTAAGGTCCTACTTATTCCAGTTATGTTTATATCCAATTCGTCTCCAGCGCTTTGCAGGGTATAGTAGGTTTTACCATTGTTTAAACAAATAAAGGGTTCTCCTCTATTCGCTTCCGATATTTTTTCGCGACTCTGCTTTGACATCCTATTCCCAAAATTGGGATTGTTTTCACCCTTTGTAGCTTTAGAGATTTTTTGTTTTACTTCTTCTGAAACCGTCTTTCCTGTGCTAGAAACAGATATGTTACGCCTTACCTCTTCTGAGCGCGGAACTCCTTTCTTTGATTCACCTATTTTTATTTTAGATGTCTCTGCGTGCTTTCTACCCGTCCCAGCCTTGGATATCTTATCTCTCGTTTCATTCGTAGCGGTTTTTCCAAAATTTGGGTGCTTTTCTCCGCTTATAGATTCGGAGTGTTTTTTCTTCCGTTCTTCTGTCCAAGTTTTTCCTTTACCCGCCTCAGACATTTTTTTACGAGTTTCATCCGAAACCATATGATTGTTTCCACCCGTATGGAGGTTGTATCCATTTGGACTCATCGTATTATAATATTCTATAAAGTATTCTTCGGCCAAATTCAAATCTTCTATGTTATCACATGTATGGATAATACTTTGAGTGAAATTTTCTTTTCCGTATTTCTTTATAGCCTTATAAAGGATAGACCCGGCGCAGCAATGTTCGGTCCACCTTCTTTTTAAGGTTTTTATGGTCTGACCTATATATTCCTTACCGTTAATTTTATTAATAATTCTATAAACGATCATAACAGATAATCAGCTCCCATATTTAACCATAGCAAAGAACATATTGCCGTGTCAATAAAAAAACCCACATATAGTTAAATATGTGGGTTTTAATAATTAGTTGACTTTTACGAATCAAGGGAGAGTGGTTGCTCCGCTCTCTCCGTCCCCTACAGAACTCTCATCACTCACGGAAGTGCCCTTATAGGTCAAATTTATCTTACTCGTTGCACGACTCGTAAAGCTGTTGCTGTTGGTATCCGGCAAACAGTTTACTATGGTTGCCATAGGAGGGCCAGTCGGTGACTCCCTATCTCCTACAGTAATGACTACCGGTCCGAGCGACAACAAATTGTTCAGCGTCGGAAAAGCTCCGAGTAGTTTTACGCCGTGACCATATACGCGAAATCCACTACAAGAAACTGAAACACTGTTGTAGCTCACAAGCGTAATTTCTTGAGCCGCGTAGGCTCCGAGAATATGAATATCTTCCGAAGAGATACTTTCGCTAATAGTACAAGAATCGAAGATGCCAATAACTACAGGCCCGTTCCCAGAGTTGATAGACACCACTGAACGACCACCAGTGATAACTTTAGACGATGCTGCAATTTGAGTTGGAGTGTTAGGCCCAACATTACCCGGACTACCTGCTGCCATAAAATTCTCCTAGTATTTCTTTATTATGATGCCGACTGTTGAACTGCCGATAAGGCGAGATCAATGGCCACAAAATATAAGCTTGTGGTAAGTTTCGCCTCAACAGCAACGAACATAGAAGGTGCTGCGATTTGGATGGATGCATTGCGATACCCGAGCGGCGCGTCGTTGCTTGCCGTGGTCATTTTGAGCTTGCGGTAGTAGTCAAATCTCTGTTGCAAAAAACTCAAAGCGCTTGCTGCTGAAAGATCCGCAAGAGATTTTCCAACCATTGATTGCTGAAAACTCTGTGCAAGATCTAATGAGAGCAAATCCGATAAGTATACACTTTGAATACTGTTATATACGAAGTTAGCATCTAAACCATAAGTTGTTTGGTCACTGACCCACTTGATTCCATTCACATCTTGCGAAAGAACCAAAAGCCCCGCAGTCAACGCATCCGACACATCGAATGGATCTCCATTGTCGTATCCGGAAGGATCAGTGATAGAAACAATGTTTGCGTAGTGATTGCAAATAGACTTATAGAATCCACCAGCTTGCATACCAGCAGCTATAACTGCAGCATACCAAGGCTGAAACAAAGTGTTAACGCCGAAGCTGTTGACCTGAGTCACTTGCTGATCGGTCATGTAGCAACGATACGTTCCAATTCCCTGTGCCTGAGCTTTGGCCTGAGCATAGGTACCATTGAACGAGAGTCCAGCCATACGATTCTTTTTAAGAACAGGAGTAGAGAACTGCAAACAATGGGTTTTGAGGAGTTCATTGATGGCATCGATCGTATACGTGGATGCAGGATCGGTATTCCCTGCAAGAATGTCCGCAGTGGCATCCTGAGAGAACAAAGGAACAATGATGTTACATTGAATCCCAGCAAGCTGAGAAATTGCATTTACAATGTCGATTGCCAACGTTGGGCCGAGAGTTCCGCCAGATAGGAACACACCACTTGAAGGGAATGGAATACCAGCGAACATGATAGGAGTAAACGAGAGAGCTGTATTTGCAGCCATCTGTGTTTGGAATTCATAGGCTGAATCCTTAATACGACCTGGCTGAGCACCAGGAGTACTGGTTGCGATCCCAATAGCACTCACTTGATCCAAGCTAGAAGGTGGAAGCGAGATAGCCGAAGGGGTAGCAGTTGCTGAGTAACCAGGCTGAGCATTAATGAATGCCGCAAGTTGTCCAACCGTAGAATACTGCGAAAGAGTAGCCGACAGATTACCGCCAGTTCCGCCCGTAACCGAAGTAGTCAGGGTAGTCGCATTAACACTAACAGTACCAGTCGTACCCAAGTATCCGATAGTCAAGGCCACCGCAGGGGTAATATCGATCGTGCTATTAAAGCCCGTAGCAGTATTCGTGGTTTGAACTTCGATAGCTGGTTCTTGTGCAGCAGCAAAGTTTCCAGCAGGCAAGCCCAATGCAGCCAAATCACCAGGAGTAGAATCGATCAATTCGAAGCTTTGGCTATAACCTGCAGCGTACGATGCAGGGTTTGCCGCCATGGTCAAAACCACGGTATTCAAAGCAACGCCAGCGGAAGCAGTAATACCGGCTGGAAGTAGACTATTCAGTTCCACAATCAATTCTGCAATATTAGCATGAGAATTGGTGATGACCATACCAGGTGGGAAACCCGTAATGGAATTCGTAGGATAGGACCCAACGTCTCCATGGACAACCGTAGCGCCAGTGTTCGTTACGCCGGTAGCGCCCAAAAGGCCAAATTCTCCAGCAACACCGAGCGGTGCAGATGCCTGAGCATTAATGTTAGTTGCTACGCTGACCGTAACCGCACCATTAAGTGCGATCACGCTACCATTGACTGTGCCACCACCCAAGGTAACACTCGTATTGGCGATAATGTTTCCGTTGAAGGTATTGGTTGCGCCGAGGGTTGCCGAACTACCAACTTGGAAAAACACATTAGCTGCAGTAGCTCCGCCAGTCAAAGCGATTGTCGCTCCAGCGCCAGTGACGAGAGTGCTAGAACACTGAAACACATAGGTTCCAGCACCATTCAGGGTAAGTGTCCCCGAAGCGGCGATAGCAAAGGTTCCACTAGATTCTGAATAGGTTCCAGGAACTAAGGTTTGGCCACCAAGAGTGCTCGATATTGGGGTCGGCGTCAAGGCTTCCAAGGTATTGTATTCTGCTAGAGCATCGGATTGCCCGGTCATAGCAGACGCACCACCACCACTAGAACTCAACGTGATAACATCCGTAGCGCCACCATTCTGACGAATAGTAAAGGTATCGCCATTCAGAGCAGCTCCAAAAGCAGGAACGGTAGTCCCAGTAACCTGAGGAGGAGTTTCAGTATCCAAGGAAGTGATGGTGTAGCTAAAGCCGTTTCCTCCAACACCATAATTCTGTGAAAAGAACACGCCGTAAGTACTGCCAGAGAAGGCCGAGTAGGCAATCGTCGAATCACCAGTTCCGGAAGTTTTAGTTAAAGTCCCAGAAGCTGTAGGAGCGCCGGTTCCGGAAGCGACCAGAGTAGTCCCAGCCGCAATCGTGCTTTCGACCACAAAAGTTTGGTCATTATTACTATACGTAGCGCCAACCGTAGCATTTGCAGCGGTAACAGTAAAGGTATAGGCCCCAACAGGAGAGTGAGCCTCAGTACCTTTATTGGTTTTAAGGATGTAAACGCTAGAAGCCGTACCGGAAATGTCAGGATCGTTCGAAGGAGCAGCGAGGGCATTAAAGGCATCCACGATAGGACCTGAGCCATAAATACTACGAACCAAATTACCCTGTTGAGGGCCGAAGAAGTTCGTCTTCAAATTCGTAACGCTATAGTCTGGACCAGCAGCAGCTTCACCCATCAGGACGATGACGCCAGAAGTGGCAAGGCCGGAAGCCGTTGAAATTACAGTGGTATTTACGTAGGCACCTGGGACGTTGGTCCGAACGAAAGGTGTAATAAGTTGTTGTGACATAAATTTCCCCTTAAATCATTTCAGCAAAATGTAATTTGCCGTGTTCTTTTGTACGGCACGCGTAGTTCTTGTTTACAGAATCGTCTACAGCTCTCATACTTACATTAAAGATTGCAGCGACGGCCCTACGCGAATCAAAAATCTCTTTAGTTTCTAAGCAGATAACTCTCTTATGAGATCCAGGCTTAGATTTTCTCTCAAGTCTATTCTTTTCACACAGAGCTTGAATTGCAGGATCCTTAGAGCGGATTGAAAATCCCTTGATAGTGTCGGCCTTACCACGAATAACGTTAGTAATATTTGGAGCCTTTGCTCCAATGGCTTGAGCTAGATCTTCAGTTCCCGCAAATTCAACCCATACGCCGTTCATCAACGCCTCTACAGGCTTTTTATTCTTGATGGCAGCCGCCAAAGCCTGTTCGACGACCTTCGCCATATGGTCTGGATTGTCAGCGAGCCTCTTCTTCATACCCTCAGAAACCTTGTCGGCCCAAGTAATTTCTCGGCCAGTCATTTTTTGGCTCATTAGGGCTTTAGTTTCTGCGGTGTGGGTTTTTCCGGTGCATGATAGGACTCGTTTTTTCTTCTCTTCTTCAGATTGAATACGCCCCCTTACACCGTGACCACCCGTAGTCATGTTATATCCAAGGCCGCCGCCAAAACACAGACTGTTAAGCTCTTTAATCCAAAAGATTTCCCTATTGTCTAGTTCGGTTTCAAAAGTTACTTCAATGGTCTCGATCTTAAAGTTTTCTGCGCCATATTTACGAATAGCCCTACAGAGCGCTAATTCACTTCCAAGATTCGCAGTCCTAACATGCTTAGAAAACCTCAACTCCACCGTATAAACAGTCTGACCAACGTACAATTTGCCGTTGATGAGGTTAGTAATGAGGTAGATGGAGCCTAGAGAAGCTTTCATTTAACCTTCAATCCGAAATGGTCGCAACCCCTCTTAAAGTCTTCTGGCGAATCCATTTTGATAGTCTTGAGATGCAACCAAAGAGCTTTTTCAAGATTCTTAGCTTCGCCATATTTCTTTTTATTGCTGGCCCAAAACTTGCGAAACTCTTCACGTTTCTGTTCTTCAGTAAGCGACGGGGCTTGAGGCCTATGAAGAGAAGCCCTATAGGCACGAGATTCAGCCAAGGTCATCTCCTTGGGCTTAGACTCCACCATGGGCTGTTCAAGTTGTCTGAGTTTCGTCGGCTTTGCCATTGGTTATCCTGGTAGCTTTGGTTTGGACATTTGGTGGATTTGATCGAGGGTTTGCTGGTGGGAAGACTTAGCTTGCGCCGTTCCAACTTGAACTCCGTGAGGAGTAGCCCCGCGAGCACTGGCAGTTGCACCAACACCGGCAGCGCTAGTAGACGTGGGGGCATCGGCTCTACCGTGTTGTACTGCGGTATTAACGCCTTTTTCATATCCAGTCTCAGCCTTATCCATTTCGGGAGCAGCTTTTTGGCTCTTCTTCATTTCCATTTTACCCATAAACTTAGCGAGCTTATAGGAACCCTTTTCACGATGTTCTTGCTTTTCAGCTTCAGGATTCTCAGATTCATGGGCTTCAACTTCATGTTCAACTTTTTCGCCAAGTTCAGCATCCTGCTTCTCATCAGGGTTCTTTTCGGACATTTCCATATCTTCGGACTTGCCCATTTTGGCTTTAATCGAACCATTGATCTTGTCGGCAGTTTTCTTGGAATAGCCTTCGCCTTCCAACTTATGCTCAATTTTATCCCATTCCCCTTTAGCCAATGGAGAAAGTTTAAAAAGTTCCTGGGCTTTCGCCAGAACCATCATAGCTGCCTGTTGTGGGGTATAAACTTTGTCTGCCATGGGAACTCCTAATAACAATAAGATTGGACGATCACTTTCGTTTGGATCTAGCGTTGCTCAAAAACTCGTGAAGTGCTTGAATACTTTTCTTCTTAAATGATTGATTTTGTTCACTTTTATAAAATTGAGAAGGCTTATCCATCGCCTGTCCAGGTTTTTTAGCCTTAGCTTGCTTCACTACGGCCTGAGAGCCGACCTTATTTGGACTAGCGGTATTTGATTGTGTAGGAGAAACAACACCCGGAACTGGAGTAATCTGAGTTGATTGAAGACCGCCCATGCTGACTTTTTTGATGTTCATCTAGGGTAAGATTGGGGATGATTTTAACAAAATATGGTACTTATAGTTAGAGGCCGAAATCTTTTAGTCAGCTTTTAGCTAAAGATAGGAGGCATCTATTCTATTCCCCTTAGCGCTATTCGCAGATTTAGTTAATATCTGCAAGTTCCAGGGTACGTGTAAACCTCTTACATTTTTGCCCAATAAGGGCAAGATATGATCAACTTCATGGGGAATGCCAGTTTCCTTAGTCTTTCTAGCAGCTTCTATATAGAATTCGTCTATTTTATTGTAGTCTGATTCGGTAAGCCAGGAAGGGGTAGCTTGGATTTTGGCTGCGTTTCTTCTGGCTGTAGCAGAGTTCACCAGCGCAGCATTTTCCTTTTTATAGAGAGAAGACCTCGTATTTTCTTTTTTCTTATTTTCTACATAATACTGAGCATTATACGCGCTTCTAGTTTCTTTGTTCTTAGCTCTAGATATTTCATCGTATGCCTTAGCACACAGCTTACATTTATGCTGAAAACCGTCTTTGGCCCCCTTATCCTTACTAAAATAGCTAATCTCTTTATTTTCCTTACACTTAGAACATACCTTCATATATAGGATATATCACAACTACTCATTTTCATAGGCAATATCTTGAAGAGTTTGCCAATTAACGGTGTCGGGATTCTCAAACGTGTCTGTTAAGTTACTAAGGATCTTCAAACCACCAGGAAAGACAATGTCTTCCACATAGCGATGGGGCTGTTCAATCCATCTATTTTCAACTTGACCTTCAAGAGTGATATCGCGAGCCCAAATTACTTGACCTGCATCTGAATAATCTGGGTCTGGATACATTTTACCAGACTTAACGACGCTTTCAGCAAACCCATCTGCCTCTAACAGGCTTTGACGATATCTCAATAGAGAATACGTAGCTATAGCATGCAACCATAGAAGGGTGTTCTGGTCCATGGCCTTGCAGCTGACTTTATAGCTCTCCTGAAAGAATGTACCACCAATCCTAGCCTCAAAATATCTATACTCTGGAATAACACCATAAAGTGTCGCATTTAGAGATAGTCCCGTTAAAAGTTGGACTTGAGTAGAGCTAACGACGGATTGGACCACATACGCACTGCCGGTAGTTGGATCCACCAAAGCCATCCCAGGAGAAACGAGGTTAAGGGTTTGAGCGGAAGTGAAGGTAAATACACCAAGAGTTGGATCATACGAACCAGAAGTTGGTTTGATGACATACGGGATAGGTTTATTTACTTCCGAAGGAGATAGGTGGATCTTTTCGGTAGTTAAATCGGCTAATCTCTTCATGTCCGGCTTTTCGTTACTCGTACCAATGTCAATTACGATTGCAGGAAATTCAAGTTTATCATCTCGTTCGGACATAACGATATTAATGCGATTATTGGCTAACCACTGAGAGCATGATTCGATTTGTGAACCATAGAGTTTTCTGAGATAGGGATTAGCTACCGTATCCCCAAGAATATCGTTAAGAAGCCAGGGATTCTTTGTGATGTCTTCTAGGCCAAGAGTTAAGGCCGCTTTTATTCTAAGATCTCCAAAAAATAAGCTCATAGATTACCTATACTTTTCTAGAATTTTGGGAAGCCAAGTATTTTCCCATTCTTGAATTGCGAACTGTTCGGCCTTATTGAATGCATCCAAAGGCTCTACTGGAGGATGTATCCACTTTCCATTTTGGTCTTCTGTAACGGTTCTAAAAGTAGTAATAGTCCTTTTGGTAGACCCATCTTTTTGTTTGGTCTGGTAGATGTTTAGCCCATGAAGTTGGGGGGTATTACCCTTTCCAGGAGTAAAACTGTCGATATTCATGCTATGAAGTTTACCAAGCCTAGGACTTCCATTTTTATCGAGTTCCAACTTCTTATATGGAATTCCTTTTTTTGCTAGCTCTGCTTTGACTTTATTCACCATACCTTGCTCGTATCCAGCAGTATTCGGAGACATTTCGCTAGGAGTCTTACCTTGATTCATAGGAACGATACGATATTTCTTGCCATCCTTAGAAGTCTCGATTTCACCCTTACCGTCTCTTTGTGTATTGAGCAGTCCAGGTTTCATGTCGTAGGGGGCGGAGATTCCATCTTCAATCCAAACTGCAGACTCCTTCAAAGTAATAACCCAAAGATTCTCGTCTATTTGTTCGGGTTCGCCGAGAGCCTCTAAGTAGTCTTTACGAAATGAATGGAGCGTTTGGGCATCTTCCTTAATATGGGCATGAGTAGCTATAGCCAACCCTTGGATACCCTTTTTTAGGTCCCTGGTTATGTCTTTACTGAATTCTTCCATGTATTCAGTCAGGCTATCAATATTGAGATTAACTTTGATATCGCCCATATTAAACCTTCGGAGGCTTAATTGGAACGCCAGAAGGGCCTTGCACTCGACCTTGTTTCATATCAATGAAGCGTACCACTCCATTGTTGTCCGTGACTTTCATTTGTCCCTTACCATTAATTCCTTTTTCGGGAATAGGGTCTTTAGCGAGATGGGGAGTAGAGTGTTTTGCCGAGAGCTTTGAGGCCGGGGTAATTCCCATTACCCCGCCGCTTTTGGGTCGGGCTGACCCTCCGCTGGGCTAGCTCCGCCACCAGGAGGGGCTGGCGGTGGTGCTGCAGGCGCGGCCTGTTCCGGTGGCATTTCTTGTCCTGGCTGTCCAGCTTGCATCTGAGGTTTCAAGCCAAGTAATTCGCAAAGAGAGATCATACTCTTAAGCATCTGAATGCAAGACTGATAAAGTGGCATATTTTGCTCTTTAGTAGCTTCCAAGGACGCCTTGTTGGCTTTGAATCCAGCCAGAGTCTGGCCGACCATATCTAGAACTTGCTGACGCTTCTGTTCATTGGCATGGTCGTCGAGTCCACCTTGCATAACGGACGCCATATCTGGTTGATCTTGCTGTCCACCAAAAGCAGCTTCTTCATCCGAAATATCGCCCTTTTGTGCATCGCCAAAGTTTTCTGGAACCGAAGTTCCTTCTTCCATAGCATCGCCTTGCGGTAGTTCCGTATTGTCAATTTTCTGAGCTTCTTCAGCAGGAGGAGTTCCCTGTCCTGGCTGTTGATCAAGCATATCCAAAACTTCTTCAGCAGTCTCATGGCCTTGAGTCTTAGGGGGCTCTTGTCCACTTTGTGCCGGAGTATTTTCCGAAGCTTCCCCATACATTTTTTGGCATTCAGGGCAGTTATCTGGACCATCGCTATCGGGGAGAACATCATCCGAAGACAATCCTGGATTGGCCTGTTCTACGGTTTCATCTTCGCAATAAGGACAGTCTTCTTCTTCTCCACCGGCCTGCTCTGCATTCACGTCCTGACAATATGGACAGGTATCTTCCATACCAGCAGTACCATTGGCATTCTCTACAGCATCAAGGTCCTGACAATATTGACAGTTATCCGTACGATTATCTTCGTTTTCAGCACAATAGGGACAATCATCATGATCTTCAGGATCATGCATTCCTTCGCGTTCGTTAGTTTCAGGAACCGACTCCTCTTCAGACTTATGGAGATAGCAAGCGTGTTTTGCGAATTCGGCCTTATGAAAATCGCAGGACTTGCCGAGATTGGGTTTAGGCATAGCTTTCATTTCGCCTAAGACTTTGCTAGCTCTCCCATGCGCCATTTCCTTAAAGGTTTTACTGCCAGGCATTTTATTTGACATTCTAGCTGCAGATCCGGCTTCACTCCAACTCATTCCTGGATGGGCGGTGCGGTTAATGCCTTTTTGGCCCTCTTCTTTGTGGCCTAATTTTTCATCCATAAATTTCGTGCGCTCTGTAGATCTAGAACCTCTAGCCGCACGTTTATCTTCGGGGCTTTTTCCTTCATCAACCCTAGCCTTATGCAAATCGCAGGTCTTATGGTCTCGTTCGTGCTTATGAAGCTTACAAATCTTTTTCATTTTTTGGCCCTCAGGGTCTCAAGCAACATTTCTGCGTTTTCTGGATCCCAGCCTCTGGAAAACTTAATTTGGATACCGTCTTCAGATTTTTTAATCCAAATTTTACGGTTTTGATCCTGACCCATACAAATGCAGCCTGCATAGGTTAGGTTGCCAAAAATTTCCTGCCCACAATCCAAGCAATCTCTGGTCTCGCTTTTCGCAATCTCAACATGGTATTCTTGCGTCTTAGGCTTCTTCTTACGATCTAAAAATTCTTTGAGAGGCGAGCCCTTCTTTGCAGGGGCTTCTTTTTTCATTACGTCTTTAGCCTCAAGATTAATAGGTCCTACTGGAGCCGAAATATGCGGTACCGGAAGAGGTCGCGACATTTTGTCGTGATTAGTGTCGGGATGAACTATAGCTTCGGCCAATTTGCCCATCATAAGCTTGTGGATGGCTTCACGTTCGGCCATCTTATTCTCTACAACCCTAGACACCAAACAATGAAGTTCCATTCGGTCATCGATCAGTTTTTGGACTTCACGCTTCGTATCTTCAGAAAGACCCGATTCGTTCTTGCTAAGACTGTCGAGATCGAACAGCTCAAATTTAGATAAAAGGGCAGCACCGATACTAGGAATAGACCTACCGTGGAAGAAGTCTCTACCGTTACCCCTAGAAAGGCTGAAAGAAAATTGATCGTCGCCAGTTTTCTTAATACCTAAAAATTCTTTTTCTCCAAAGGGTAAGTCTATCTGCTTAGTTTCACCCTTAGCCATAGGTTGAAGTTCGCTAATCAATAGGGACATAACAGCCCTAGGAACGACCTTCAAATCAGCCATGACCCTATCGGAAGTCACGCCTGTACTCTTAGCTAGAGTTCCCAAAAACTCTTTGTCTAGGATCCGATTAAGGAGGTCGTCATTCTTAGCCATTTTTTTTATGAAGAGCTTTGAGCAGCAATCCAGGTAGAATCTTCGACAAGGTAAACAAACATAGTGGCTGCCGAAGTGATAATCCAAGTATTGTTACCCATGGAGAGATAGGTCCAAGAATTAGGAGGGCAAGGAACGCCAGCGTTACCGTTAGCGTCCACAGCGCCGAGTGCCTGAGAAGTAACAGATGGGGTGTTACCAATAGTGACAGTCCCAACAGCTCCGGCATTGTTATAAATTGCAACATTCATGCCAGCCTTAGGAAGGCCAGTTGCAGCCGTTGCTTGAGTGGTCCAGCTAGTACTCGTAGGAATTGGGATCAGGTGTGGACCGACGTTAAGGGTCTTTTTGGCCCCAGAATGGTAGTTATTCTCAATAACATCAGCATCATATGGAGAACCATCCCCAGCAATACTCGTAACGCGCCTGTATTTAATACCCATAAAATTAATTCTCCTTAGAGACTATATCAGTTAAGATTGGAGAGGTTAGCTCTCCGACCCATCTTCTTTAAAAAGCGTCATATCTACTATAATTGAACTGGGATTAGGAGTGACAGTCCCCAAAGGCTCCTGGACCGCCCGATCTGGGGTTTTGGATAGAGTGGTGTTCTTAGGATCGCCCTTGTTCTGGTTATGGTATAGGTACTCTCTTTGTATGGTAGCATTATATGCCATACGTTCAGCCTGACGTACTCCACCTTCGGTAACTACAGCCATACGAACTTCCTTAGGAAGGGCCACAACATAGAAGAAAGCCTTGTAGGTATATCTAATGCTGTATACGCGACCTAATCCCGTAGAAGGGTTATGGCCCGGATTTTTACCTGTAGCGAGCCAAGAAATATTCCCTTGAGGGGTGATCACGTAGTCTAGGCCCTCAACATACTGGACATTGTTAGAGTCATAGATAGGAAGGTCCATGCAAATTATTGGGAACATCGGAGTATTAATTCCAGATTCGTAGACCATCTTCTGATAATTGATCACCCTAACATCACAATTGGGGTCAGAAACATAAACTCTATCTCCCGGCGCAAGAAGGATTCTGCATTGGTTGTCCTGAGGGTTAGTGTTAATTTGGCCAGGAGTGTCCCTACCCATATCGTAGAACCTGGGAAGAATTAGATTTGATACGCTAGGATCGTCCGTACCGCCATCGGTCCTGCGTTTATCTCTAGTATTGGAAACTTCTGCGGCAGTGAAATGCCCCTTAAAGATGTATATGGAACCGTTTGAAGTTATAGTGTCAACTCCTCCTTCTCTGCGGTAATCACCCCTATCGTTCAATCCAATAGGAGAAGGCATGCAGGCATAGTGAGCATACGAAATTCCCTGGCTCAGAACGAAACTATCGTCTTGATTTAAATTAAAAGAGGTCTGCACAATGGGGCAATATCCGTTGATGGACTGCAACTGTTCTCCTTTAGGCGGCCTTATACTCACTGGAACCCCCTAAAAAATCTAGACAGCGTTTAATGCAGCCTTCTTTGTCTGCATTCCACTCCTCTTCCGTAATGTGAATAATATTAATACCTATAGATAAAAAATGAGTGTCTTTGATCTCATGGTACCGACGGACATCGTCGTCGGTCCACAATCCCTTATTTTTATTTCTTCTCATGTATTCAAAAGAGTGATAGTAGGTCCCATCAAATTCAATTCCTCGATTAAGTTCTGGGACATAAATGTCCAGATCGAACCTTTTTATATAATCCTTATCGGGAATAGTAACCTTAGAACCCCTAATTTTCTTAGCGGTAGGGTATCTCTTAGAGATCTCGCACATCAACCCCAATTCTGCCACCGATACTGTACCCAATATAACCATATGCGAGCATACTCTATCTAAGATCTTTCTCCTTCTAGCTAAGATATATGCTGAGTTACTGCCGTACTTGAATTCCGCTCGTGTTTTATACTTGAGAGCCTCTTTAAAAATCATATCGTCTGTCCAATAAGTATACGCATCTTCCATATGAGCACAAATTTGCTCTAAGACACTCCTTCTAATGGCCGTCCTGTATGCAGGATGGTTTCCTTCTCTAAATTCCGCTCGTGTTTTATACTTCAACGCCTCTACACGGAGCATATCGTCGGTCCACCATACATAAACACAGTCCATGTGAGAGCAAATTTTATCTAAAAGACCTCTTTTGCTGGCAACCTTATAGGCGGACTTACTGTTTTTGGCAAAATCTCGCCTACTCTTATATTTAAGAGCTTCTAGAGCAAGTTCCGTATCAGTCCACACATTTTTCATTCAATACTCTTCAAACATAATTGTGTCATGTTTTCAAGGCGTTTGTCAACATCTTTATGGTTTCGAACCAACATAGAGATCGCTTCATTCACTTCAAGGTTTCTGGAGGCTTCCGCAACTTGTCTTTCGAACTGGTAACTCTTTAGAGAATTGTTGGAGTTAACCTTAATGTTCATTTGACATCCAACGCCATTTTTTACGATCCTGTCCATTTGATCGATGAAGGATTGGATTCTGGAATCATCAGGGCTATAGTCGATGACTACTTCCCTGGCACCCTTAACTTGGTACTCCAGAGGTTCCGATGGATCGAATTCAAACTGGTCGTGGCTAGTTACGATCTTGATACACATATTATTTCATCCTCACGATTTTCATACCAGAGGACAAAGCTTTTTCTGAAACAGCGCCAGATAAACAAGCTACGAACTCTTTAGAGGCGTCCATGGATTTAATCAAAAGGGCGCTATTCTCAAAAGTAGCCTTCACAAGACCGACCTTGATGTTCTGTTTGGTCACAAAGAAGTCCACAGAGGCACCATTTTGTACAGAATAAATGTCATGACCGGATTTACGAAGATCGTCTGTAAGGAAATGGGAATGGCTTTCAGCATGCACGCTTTCATGCTCCGATTTCATCAGCATTGGCTGAAATTCAGGATGGCGCTGTTCGATAGTGTAACAAAGGATAGCCTGATGACTAGCAGCACCTAAAACATCTTCTCCGCCATTTTTACCAACGGTAGTTGCAAGATTTAGTCCACCACGAAGTTTCACTAGATTTACTTGCTTACCATTAAGCATTCCGAAAGGTTCAACCGATGCTACTTCATTTTCTGAGATTTTCATATTTATTTTTCCTTATCGTAGGCTTCGCGAATCTTTTTCACATGGAAGTGATTTTTAATATCTTGCTTATTCTTTTTAGCTTTTAAAGCGCCAGAAATTCCATTAAACCAAGCATATCCAGCCTGTTCTGGATCGTTGCCTAGGCGATGTTCAATATGGGTAAGATGCCTATCGGCGATAGTATCTTCAAGTCCCTTATTGTCTCTCATATAGTTGCTAAGATTTTGACCAGTGAGAGCTAAAGCTTTGCCATGTTTGGTCTTGAGGTCTTTGTGTCCCTTGATAGTATCGTGGATAGTATTAGGCATTAAGGCATATTTTCCATACGCTACCTCGCCATTAGCAGCAGGCTTATGGTTTGTATCTGCACCATTTCTACTCTCAACTTGAGCCATTGCTCGCAGCATTCTTCCATGGTCATAAGCTTGGGCTTGCGGCTTTGGTTGCTGAATACTAGCTGGAGCCCTATTTCCCGCATCTGAAGTATTAGTTCCGCCAGCTAATGCACCGGCCATACCAAGAGCAATACCTGCGTTTTTGAGAGCGCCTTTTTCCAAAGAAATAAGGATAGATTCGCCTTTCTCTAAAAGTTCATTTCCTGTAGTATTGAGCTTATCTCTTAAAAATAGCGCTTTCTTTTCATCTTGCAAGTCTTGCGAGGTTGGTTTTTTAGGGCCATCCATCCCTATCTTATGGTTGTATCCGGCACCATTAGAATTGTGGGTGCCATGGATAGTATAGTTACCAACATTGATCTTATATCGGCCTTCACCGTGCATATTTTTAGGATTTTTACCGGCTGGATTAAACGAAGACTGAGACTTAATGCCATGCATTCCATTTAGACCGGAAATAAATTGGTGAAGATGACCAGACGCAGCATTGGCATGAGAGCTTAATAGCGCCGCCGCACCAATAGCGGCCGTCCTTAAAGCACCCTTCTCAAGAGGTACTTCTTTTTTGCTGACTTTTTCAGGCAGCTTCTTCCCCTTAGTCGCTTCATCCCATTCATGAACACCAGCTTTACCGCCAAGAGCTTTTTCGCCCTCTGCCGTGTGGCCCCAACGTCTCTGGGCGTCCGATACGAATGGTTTCATGAGAGGGTTAAGCTTCTCAGCTTTGTGCATTGGGCAAAGACTATCTTTTTCAGATGCGGCAAGCTTACCCATTTGAGGTTCGTAATTAAGTTTTGCTGTAAGGTCTCCTTCATCAGGAACCCTAGGTTCAGCGGAATCTGGCTCGTGATGGTAAGTCTTGATAGTTTGCGGCCCACGCTTAAGCTCAGCATTACCAAATTCAATACCGGCCTCAAATGCGGTTTTTGCGCCAGAAGCCTTGATTTCGTCATGCAAGTCTTTACTGACAGTAATGTGAGCCTGGAATGCATAAGGAACTGGATCGCCCATACCAGCGAACTTTCCATTTAGCTCTTTCATTTTCTCAGCAGAATTCCCGTGGAGCTTGATTACATAAATATCGTCGCCGTTTTTACCTTGGAACTTTCCAGGTTCAATCTGGGTATTTTTAGCATCCGGAGGATTAAGGGGAAGATGTTGGGCTAATTGGTGGATAGCGTGCCCATGGTCCTTCTCCTTGTTGAATACTTTGATAGTTGCATGATAGCCAACATTATTTACTGGATTATGAGACTGCCCATCAATTTTTACAGGGAATGCGAGCATCATACCGGAATTAGCTCTAGAAGCATAACCCTCGGAATCCTCGTTCTTGTATAGATTTGATAGATAGCAAGTCATATCTTATTATATCACTTTAAATGTTAGAAATCAAGAACTTCTGCGAGAAAGTGGCTTTGATCTTTCCAAGTAGTTCTTTTTTCTTCAATTCCAGCTCTTCAATTCGAAGCTGGTAGATTCTTGGACCAGGCCCTGAAGATGACTGAGAAATTCCATCGCGGGAAAGGGATTGAGATGTATTAATAAACATAGTAGCAATATTGCCCAACATATTGATGGCAGCAATCGTACCTATTGCATCATTGACAACAGTAGGAAACTGACCCTCCACCTTAGAAACTGAACAAGTATAAACAATTTGCCAAAATCCGGGCACAAATGTTAATTGTGAAAAAACATTAATATATGGTATACCGCCATAAGCTCCCACCCCACCGCCAGTCGCGACCGAATAGGCTCCAAGAATTGGTACCACATTCACTATACCCTTTGAGAAGTTACTACTCTCAAGCCAAGAACTGGGGATCTGAAAGACCTTGTAGCCATCCGAACTTACGATCGAAACATCCTGCACACTCAGTACAGGGCCCTGCTCAGTCTTAAGATAAATGAACGATTTATAAAGGTTGATATCGAATGGAACCTTATCGGTAAACTGTTCTCTGGTCAAGGTGATCTTGCAAAGCAGTTCAACCTCGTTCATCGCTAAACGGATTTGATCCTTGATGTCCTCAGCACTATAGGAATCTCCATTAGGGAATGCCAGTGGGATACCCTTCAAATACCTAGAAACCAAAAGTTGTGGAGTAAGAACGGGTTCCGACCTACTCATCAATCCAGAGGTACGAGTACAATGGACTGGGTATCCTGCTGCGTAAAATTGCTTATTAGTAGCAAAATCAGGTGCTACTGGAGTACCACTCAAAGCATCCAAAACTGGAGGAAAGGGCTCATATGGGGCCTGTGGTTGGTCAAAAGGAGGACCTACTGGTGGAATTGGAGGATTAGCCATTAGCAGCACCCACTGTTGAAGGATTCGACTGCGATCATATTTTGAACAGTCCAATTCCAAGTCAAGATGCCCATAGTCAAGCTAAACATCACATTCCCACTGGCAGGAGCCCTACCAGCTGAATTATAGCCGGGCAAGGTGATAGAGAACACGGAGCCATCGTTTGGATCCTGGGTGGCCGTATAGGTGAAGGTGAGGCTAGGATCAAGGCTAGGAAAGGTTACGGTCATAACTACGGGCTGATTACTAGAGCCAACACCAGCAATGAATCTTTGTGGTGCAGTTTGTATGGCAGCATTGAAGAAGCCCCCATTAAGAGGGAAAAATGATGCTGGAGACGCCGTATTTTGATTGTCTAAGTCAAATAGTTGAAAATACAAGATATTTGGGTCTGTAGCCCTGATTGTCCATTGACTTGATGTCTGGAAATCGTTAATATCGGCGAAATTGATGATTGGTACTGAGGTTAGACGCATTTTATACCCCTAAAGAGAATTCTATAGAGTTAAGATTGGCAATTGAGGATTTTGGTTGCAAAAGGAGGTATTTGAGGGTAGGATCGTGGGTATGAGTGATATAGTTAAAGACATTTTGGCCGTACAGGATCGCCTAGCAAGGACGACATTTGGCCATCTTTCTCCAGAAGACGTTAATTTCATTAGGAGTGTAAATACCTTGAAAACTGTGCCAACTGAGACCGTGGGAACCACCGAACCCCTACAAACGGAAAGAGTGGAGTATGTCGTAGCACTTAAGGAACTAGCCAAGTCCTATGTCGGTCCAGAACAGGTCCTTAATTCATTCAAAGAACACAAGGATGTAGAATTTCCATGGATCGACAAGCCACTTCAGACGGTAGAGGAATGGACTCAGACCATGAAAGACCATGTAGGGAAAGAACTTAAGAAAGAGCTGGAATCATCGCATGTAGGACAGGATAAGGCTATTCGATACGACCAAAACAAACCCCAAATGGACCTTTTGTCGCCCATCGCTATGTTTGGCCTAGCTCAGGTCATGACCCATGGTCTCAAGAAGTATCCCGGAAGTCAATGGAAGAAGGGGATGGCTTGGAGTAAAGTTACGGCTAGCCTTTTGAGGCATTTATTCAAGTTTATGGCTGGAGAGGACATCGACCCAGAGTCGCTTTGCCCACATATTGATCATGTGGCTGCTAATGCGATGTTTCTTCAAGAATACTTCAGGAAACACAAGGATTTGGACGATCGGATGAAGACTGGGTTGGAATAGAGCTTAAGAAATCATCTTGTTGTTTTTATGACGATTTTCTTCCTGCGTAATAACCCTCAGATTCCAAGGTACGTGTAGACCTCTTACGTTTTTACCTTGAAGCGGTACTATGTGATCAACTTCATGCGGAATTCCAGTTAAAAGAGACCACAAGGACGCAAAGATATAAAAATTCTGCATTTCTTGAAGCTGAATTTTGGTCAACCATTTGGGAACGGCCTTACGCCTCGCAGCCCTACGTTTAGCCGTCTTAGCATTGATCTTCCCAGGATTGGCCTTTCTGTACTCTTCAGCGTATAGGGTTAAAGATTCCTTATTTTGAGCCGTATGAATGGCCCGACTTGCTGAAATCTGTTCTCGTTTTTCTTCACGATATTTTCGACCATACGCGGTTGCTTTTTCAGGATTGTCTCTATTGCGCTGAGTAGTCTCGGTGTTGTGGCATTTTTTACAAATAGCTCTTAAGCCATCTTTGCCCAATTTAGCCTTACCGAAAAACTTAATTTCTTTGCTTTCTTTGCATTTAGTACAGGTCTTCATATAGATAAGATTATCTCACCTATGTGCATCGGTCAACAAAAATAAAAATCCCCCGGTAAGCATTGCCTACCGAGGGACTTAAGATATCTAACTATTCGGAAAGATTAGGTATAGACCTGTCCTTGCAGATTACCGACGATTGCGTTTTTACGAGGACTTTCAACAGCAAGCGTAGTCCAACGATAGAACGCGTTGTTGATAGAGAGCTGCGAGATGCCGAGCTGGAGTTTCTTGAATCCCGAAAGCTCGCCCATATGGGCTGAGTCACGCTGAATCAAGAATCCAGTGAGACCGCCTGGGCTAAGGTTACCGAGATCGGTGAACGAAGCGCCCGATGGGGTGGCCGCGATGTTACCAATGAACAGTTCCGAACCAGGGCTACCAGCATTACCAGTACGGTAAACGCGGTAGTAGAGAGCACCGGCAACTGCACCGATCGTCAAAGTCACCTTGTCGCCCGTAGCTGCCACAACGACAGCCGTAGGAGGATTCGACGTAGGGCCTTCACCGACCTGGTTCACAGCAGCGACAACGTAGCTATACGTGCCAGCGGAGATCAAGGAACCAGCCGCGCCAGTGTCAGCACCGGAGAGCGTTGGAGCTACAGGAGCGCCAAAGATCTGCTGATTGACAGGGCTGATCTGCTTACGAAGATATTGACTCATCTCCAACGTAATCGCACCGCTCGAAGTCCATTGGGTACGCAGATGCGAACCGGTAGCTTCCTGAGGAGAACCAGCGAGAACGATACGTTCTTTAGCCTGGCTGATCTTGTTGTAGGACGAGAGGGACGAAGGGTCCAGCATCAGCTTGTCCGCACGACCCATGTTAAGGGCAGAACGAACCGAGATGTCTTCAATGAGGGATTGCGTCAGAGTGCCGCCACCAGCAGAGAACACAACCGTTGCGCTCGAACCGTACGAAGCGAACATGAGATCTTGTCCGTTACGTTCATAATCCGAAGCGCGAACCTGAAGGTCAAACCCGCGCATGTTGGCAAGAGCAGGAACTAGGGCAGGATTGCCATCGAAGACTCCGTTGTTTGAGAAGTCAGAGTTACCTGCGAACAGGTCGAACTCGATATCTTGAGCGAGGTTGAGGGCCGCATCCTGGGCCTGGCGCTCTTCAGCGGTAACCTTGTCAAACGTCTCAACGGCATTCGCAACCAGCGAATGTTCGCGCGTATCAACGTAGTAAGCCATAGGCACGACCAAGCGAGCAGCTTGACCGGTTTTCTTGGCTCCCAGCATACCTTCGTAAGCAGCTGAACCGCCGAAACGGCCAACCGACAATTTACGGTTATACTGGTAGAGGTTGCTCTTCGTATTACGAACGTCGAGCATTTTCTGCAGTTTGATAGTTTCTTCGGCAGCGGTCACGTTCACCATCACAGGAGCGAGATCCTCGATCTGGTAAGCGGCACCTTGCACCAACGTGCTTGGTGCGGCATTGTAACTGCCCGCCTCAAGCGCTTTCATAAGGGACTGAAGTTGTTCAAGCATTTTAATTCTCCTGTTTCTTAAATTTTGTCACGCTTACTTAAGCAGATGACGAACTGTTTCGACGTTTTTACTGAAGTAGTAACTGTTAATGGCATCTCTGTCCGACTTAGAAAGAGAGATATCTTTCGCTTTAGCCAGAAGCTTAGCGTCGATCTCACTCTTTTGGAGAGGCTTTTCGCTACCTTCGTTACCGCTTTTAGCGATAATGTCCAGTGACGTGATTGCCTTACCTGCAGGAGCCGTTTTTTCGACGAATTTCGTCAAGAAAGCAGAGACTGCATCCAAGTTTTTCTTGTACTCATCGCGTTCCGATTTGAGCAAACTAACTTCAGAACTAGAGTCCTTTTCAGACTTAGCCATAGCTTGCATATCGCTAGATGCTGGAGTTTTGCTACTCGCAGCTTCGCCATCTTTAGCACCACCGTTTGGACGATAGCCCTGAGCATCTTTAGCGCCATCTTCCATTTCAGATTTAGCCATAGCACCATCCATGCACTTACGGACTGCATCGTGATGAGCTTTCAGTTCAGGTCCAGACATTGAAGAGTACATACTGTGCATATGTTGCATATCTTCGTCATCATAGCCATGATCCTGGGCTTCGCCATGAGGGTCATCAGAAGGCTTTGCGTTTTCTTTGCCATCGGCAGCAGAACGCTCTTCTTTGGATTCTTCCTTGCTTTCTTCTTTAGCGGGTTCCTTAGAAGTGTCCTGTTGATGCTGGTCTTTAACACCTTTATCTTCAGGCTTTTCGTGTTCCATCGGCTTCTTTTCTTCTTTAGATTCTTCCTTCTTAGGAGGGAATTCTTCAGATTTGGCAAGACTGAAAGATTTTTCAGCCTTGGCAAGATGAGCCGTGAACTCGTTCGTCACGTCGGCTATCAATTTGTTGAGGTCTGTTTCGGTATACATAATTTGGTCTCCTCTTATGATTCCAATTATTACGTGTTACCTTGGAAGCCCCAATCAATACTTTTGAGCGTCTGAACAGGAGTAGCAGCATTCACTGAAGCTTCAGTAACAGCCGTACCATTTGCAATAGCAATTTCCTGAAAAACAGTGCCAGTGCGAGTAATTTCAAAGGCAGCGGTCGTATAATCAGCAGTCGTAGGGAATGGAGCGCCAGCGCTGTTCAGCTCATAAGCGAGTTGCGTCTGAGTAGGCGTGAAAGGGTAAGTCGTATTGCCAAAAATATCAGTCGTAGGATTGATATTCATCAAACGGATGAAGAGAACGGGCTGACCTTCAGCTTCGTTACCGCCATGGCTACCGAACAACTCGGGCCAGCCCATCGCGTCTTGCGCAGCACGCCAGGTGTTGATTCCGGCGCTATTCGCCATACGAAGAGAGAGACGGTCTTGAAGGTCGCGAGCGACGCCAATGGCATGATCAAGTGAGTAAAGGGCCATGATAAATTCTCCTTAAAAATCTTATATTTAGTACTAAGTTGCCGCTTCTATCGATAAATGCGGCTTAACCAATTGGTTTCAAAGGTAAGATTCGTATTACGAAAAAATAGTGTATGAAAACATATAGTTATTAGAAACAGTTTTAGTAATCAAAAAACAATCCCATGATATAGAACATTTGAATCGAGACAATCTTATCTATATGAAGACCTGTACTAAATGTAAAGAAAACAAAGACTTAATCAAGTTCTCTAAACGCAAAAAGGCTATGGATGGCCGTAGAGAACATTGCAAGGAGTGCGAAAAGAAAATTAAGCAAGAAAAAAGAGACGAAAAATGGAAACTCATGCTTATCGCGGATGAAGCCCGTTTAATTCGTGAGGAAAAACGTAAAAGCGATACCAAAAAGAAAATTGAAGAAAAAAGAAAACATGCCGAACTGGGAATAAGAATTTGTACGAAATGTAAGGAAATCAAGGACCTAAAAAGTTTTAAGAAAAGAAAGTTACGCCTGGTAGAAGGCCCTAAGCCTGGATTTGCCGCAATTTGTAAAAAATGCTATAGTAAAGAGCAAGTCCGTTATGCGAAGGAAAGAAAGAGGGTAGATCCCGCATTTAAACTTAAATGCAGCCTGAGAACTCGCATAACTAATATGATGGCCCAGTACGTAAAAACGGGAATAAAAGAGCCTAAATCCGGTTCCGCTGTGAGAGATTTAGGCTGCAGTATAGAAGATTTTTGTAAATATATCGAATCCCTATGGCAATCAGGTATGTCCTGGGATAACTACGGAAATAAGGAGGGGCAATGGAGTCTAGATCACATATTCCCACTTTCCAGGATCGATCTGACAGATAGAGAACAATTCTTAAGGGCAAATCACTATACTAACCTGCAGCCTATGTGGCATATTGAGAACATCATTAAAAGCGACAAACTCCTCTCCAATCTTATCTATTAGAGGTATTTTTATGTCGACGTTTATTCATGGTTGCGCTTCAGTCCAATCTATTGATACTGCTAGTGAAATCGTAGATATTCGTGGGCTAGACATAACCTCTCTTGCTCGCAGTGGAATTTTGAACTTTGAGCACGATCAAGGCAAAGACGCTGAGGGTAAGCTTATTACCATTAAGCTTCCGGCCCAAATTGTCGGAAAAATCCTTAAGGCTAAGAAGCTCTTTAGTTCCAGCGACTGCACCACCCCCAGCGAAACATACTTCTGGAACAAAACTAAAATCCCATTTGTTTATATTTTGGCCGAACTCCTAGATGATTATTGCGATAGCGCCAGGGAATGTGCCGGTAAGTTTAAATACAGCAAAGACCGTCCAGACCTACAGGCCATTTTAGGTTTCTCAGTTGAGGGCTCAGAGCTACCAGGATCCAGGGTCAATAAGATTTTGATTGGCAGGTCTATTGCTCGTAAGGTCACGTTGACTTCTACCCCAGCAAACCATATGTGTATAGCCGAAATATACGATGAGGCCATGGATTCTGCGGTAAAAGATGAGTTTGAATCCCTATTTCGATCCGAACAAGAAGCGGTTACATTATTTAAATCGGACGAAGGCTCTAGACTTTACGATCAGTTCTTGCTTAAAAAAGAAATCGATTTCAAACATACTCCAAAATTCGGCCCCATTAGTTCAGTAGCTAAGATGCCGGGCATTCCTATTGGGCAGACTAAAAGCGGCAAAGATGTAATGAGCCATCTCAAGCCTAACGACTATAAGGGTTGGTCTACTCAAGACCACAGAGACGCTGGGAATATTCACTATTCTAACGCTGAAGCTGGTAAGGGGGTTCCAGGTGCTACCCATTTTGATAGCGCTAAAAGGCACTTAGCTTTTGCTAACAAAAGTGAACCCATGGCTAAGGGAGAAGATCTTAAAAAAGACGCTAACATGGCCGCTCCTCCAGCTGAACCAAATGCTGCTAATGCTCAATCTATGCAAAATGGAGGTACATCTGGCGGGACATCTTTTAGTCAAGCTATGTCCAATCTCTCAAGCGGACTCGGGCTTAGCAAAAAAGATAAATCGAAACAAAAACCTCTTCAGAAGGCCGTAGAGGCTGGAAGTTATAATGCAGCTCCTTCCTCATTAGTTAATGGCGCAGCTTATCAGGTTGAAGGGCTTTCTTCAAAGCAAGCAAAGACTGGAGCTGAAGATCACAATTTTCAGGGCACCAAGAAAAAGACTGATTGGAATAAGCGCTCTAAGGACGAGTACGAGCGTTGGCCTCAAAGAGAAGCTTTTGAGAAGTTTATGTCTGCTAGGATGCCTCATCTTGCTCTTGGAGAGATCAAGGCTGTTGGCCGCGCTCTGGCCCTAAGTAAGTCTTTAGATCTAGAGAGATCCTTAATTCTACTTGTTGACAAAAAACGTAAATAGTTCTATGATATAACCATATTATGTTGATTTACATGATAACCAATAAAATAAGCGGAAATCGATATATCGGACAAACAGTCCAAAGGTTGGAGAAGCGATGGTGCCAACATTGCAATCTGACTCCCAACTCTAAACACAGAAATATGCCTATTGTGAGAGCCATCCAAAAGTATGGCAGGGAGAACTTTGAAATCAAAGTATTGGCTAGATGCGCCTCTATTGAAGAAATGAATCACAGAGAAGAATACTACATCAAGATATTCAACACGTTATCTCCCAATGGGTATAATTTGGACAGCGGTGGTAAAAATAGAAGGACCCATCAATCAACCAAAGACAAGCTGTCTAAGATACACAAGGGAAGGCCGGGGAAAGCACCCTCTCAAGAAACCAGAGATAAAATAGCCAAGGCTAATTTTGGTAAAAAGTGCTCGAAGAAAACTCGAAATAAAATGTCTGAGTCTAGATCTGGGTCGAACAATCCTAATTTTGGCGGCAAATCCGTTACGGAAAAACAAAGGCAGGCATTAAGAGAGTATAGTACGGGAAGACCCTCTCCTAGACGTAAGAAAGTACTTTGCGTTACAACTGGAACAGTTTATCCATTTCTTATGGAAGCCGCTAAAGTATTGGGAATAAATTTTCAGGCAATTGCTAGAGTTTGTAGCGGCGAAAGACCTCACACGCACGGACTAATTTTTAAGTATATTTAGTTCTTTACTTCCTAGCCGTCTTACCATATAGTCTTAGATGTAGCGGGTGTACTACAGGGTAACACCCCATCCAAGGATAGGGTTCGAAACCGATTCCAGAGCGCTATTACTGCCAAGGATTCTTGGCGGGTAAGTGTTTTAGCGGCCCGCTACATTTTAAAAGGAATCTTATGCCTAAAGCTATCTTGGAATTCAATCTCCCCGAAGAACGCCATGAATTCGAAACAGCCTCAAATGGCCAAAACTACCTATCCGCCCTCCATGATCTCGATAACTACTTGCGTTCTAAGCTCAAGTATGAAGAATTGCCAGATCAAGTTAGGGAAGCTTTGCAATCCACTAGGGATGAGCTTCACGCTATTTTGCTTGATAATGGTGTAGAGATTTAATTTGTTCTTGCTATTCTATTCGACATGATATAATCTTAGTTGTAAGGCAGGTTTGAGTTAGTATCCTTGATTGACGTGGATACGGCTTAGACCTAGATAAGGAGCCCCCATGCTATACTTAAACGGTCTTCCCGTTCCCACCACTATGTTTTCAGACAATACCTCTCAGGTCTGGAAGCTCCCCGAAGAAATCCTCACTACAACCAATTTTGCTCATGTAACTTGGGAGTTTAGCAATGAAGGTGAATTCCTTCAACTTGCTCAACTTAAGTTGCTCCTAGATCATTACGATTTTAGGACAGTACTCAGACTTCCCTATCTTCCTTATGGTCGCCAAGATAAGGAGCCTAGCAATACCGCTACATTTGCTCTTTATGCCTTCGCTGAACTTCTCAACCATCTTGGGTTCGAGGAAGTTATCTGCATGGACCCACATAGTTCTGTGGCCGAGGAGCTTATCTATAATTTTAAAGCTATTTACCCTGTAGATAAGATCTATGAGGTCGCAAAGCTTGTAGAAGCAAACCTTTTCTGTTATCCAGATGCTGGCGCTTTCGAGAAATATATCAATCTGCTTAAGGGTGGCCATATCTATGGTGAGAAGGTTCGAGATCAGCTCACCGGCAACATTACAAGCTATAAACTGATTGGAACGCCTATCGGAACTGTTCTCATAGTGGACGATATTTGTGATGGCGGTATGACATTTAAACTTTTGGCCAAAGACCTACTGGCTGCGGGTGCAAAGAGCGTGGTGCTCTTCGTGACTCATGGGATCTTTTCGAAGGGAACTAGAACTCTCTTCGAATCGGGTATCCAACGGATTTTCACTCACGCTGGTGAAGTAAGTGAACGTCAAGGCACAATTCAAATATAGGATATTATATATGAAAAATCTGAACGCAATGTTGTTGGCCGATTTCTATAAGGTTAGTCATAAAAATATGTACCCGGTTGGTACCGAAGTGGTGTTTTCAACTTGGACCCCTCGTGCTAGCCGTATGAAAGGCGTTGACGAAGTGGTAGCCTTTGGTCAGCAAGCTTTCATCAAGGAATTTTTGATCGATTTCTTCAATCTGAATTTTTTCCACCAAGCTAAGGCCGACGTAGTTAAAGAATATTCCAGAATTATCAAGAATACTCTAGGGGTTGCTAATCCAGAGACAAAGCATATCGAAGAGCTGCATGATCTTGGGTACCTTCCTCTTTTGATTAAATCTGTCCCAGAAGGGACTTTGGTACCTTTGCGGGTTCCAATGATGACCATTCAAAACACCGATAAGCGCTTCTTTTGGCTTACCAATTTTGTTGAGAGCTTGGCTTCCTGCCAGCTTTGGCAGCCTTCGACTTCAGCAACTATTGCTGGAGAATATCGGAAGATCTTGGATGAAGCTTCTCTGAAAACGGTTGGAAATACTGATTTCGTTCCCTTCCAAGGGCATGATTTTAGCTTTCGCGGTATGTCTTCCCTTCAGTCTGCAATGTCGAGTGGGATGGGGCACCTCCTCTCCTTCGTTGGTACGGACACGATTCCCGCCATTCAGGCCGCAGAATACTACTATGGAGCCAATGTTGAAAAAGAGTTGGTTGGGACATCGATTCCAGCCACCGAGCACTCTATCCAATGTAGCTACGGTAATGACTTGGAATACCTGACTCAAATGATGTCCGTAGTACATCCTTCGGGCTTCGTGTCCATTGTTTCCGATGGGTATGATTTCTGGGATGTTATCGGTAGGGTTATTCCAGCCCTTAAAGACAAAATCATGGCTCGTGATGGCCGTGTTGTCATTCGACCTGATTCCGGTGACCCAGTTAAGATCGTTTGTGGTGATCCAGATGCACCTAAGGGTAGTTTGGAGTATAAGGGCGCAGTCGAAGCCCTTTGGGATATCTTCGGAGGCACTGAAACCGGAAAAGGATATAAAGTCCTCGATTCTCACATTGGCCTGATCTATGGAGACGCCATCACCCTTTTTAGGGCTAAAGATATTGTAACTAAGTTGGCTGAAAAAGGATTCGCTTCCATTAACGTGGTTTTTGGGATTGGGTCGTATACCTATCAGTACAATACTCGTGATACCTTCGGATTTGCTCTCAAGAGCACTTTATGTGTCATAAATGGCGTTGAAAAGCAGATCTTCAAAGACCCAAAGACTGATGATGGAATCAAAAAATCTCAAAAAGGTAAGGTTCATGTCTACAAAAGTGGCGGAAAGATTACCTTTAGCGATGGCCACGACCTAAATTCGGAGCTTTCAACGGATCTCTTGCAACCCATCTTCAAAGATGGTAAGCTGGTCCGAGAAGAAAGTTTCGCTCAAGTCAGGGCAAAACTTAAGGAGAACGCAAATGGGTGATGAAAAGTTTCATTTTTTCTACGGTGGACCCTTTAGCCAATGGTATAGGAGCGTATTTGAGATCGATGGAGTAAAGTATAACTGTGCAGAACAGTATATGATGGCTATGAAGGCCACTTATTTCAATGATACGGACGCCTTAGCCAAGATCATGAAAGCTCATGACCCTTCTACCCAAAAAGCAACCGGTAGGATGGTTAAGAACTTTGACGCAGAGTCTTGGGATGCTGTGTCTAGAGGGTTCGTTTATAAGGCCAATATGGCTAAGTTCGCAACTCCTTATTTGAAGGAATTTATTCTTTCTACCCATAATGAGGAAATTGTTGAAGCCAGCCCTGTAGACCGTATTTGGGGTATCGGGCTGTCTGAAAGAGATCCTGACCGATTCGATAAATCAAAGTGGCGTGGCAAAAATTGGCTTGGTGAAGTTTTGATGAAAGTCAGGGAAGACTTGAGATCTGGAGCTAAAAGCTAACATGAAGGTCATTAAGTCTCCACAGGCATTCCCTAAAAAAGTCTTTAAGGCCTATCGAACTCCATCTGTATTTCTAGCCGGAAGCATTGAAATGGGTAAAGCCGTTGATTGGCAGACTCGTGTAACTAACGAACTATCCGAAGAGAACGTCCTCATTTTGAATCCCCGAAGGGACGATTGGGATTCTTCGTGGGAGCAAAAAATAGAGAATGCTCAATTCAAGCAACAGGTGGAATGGGAACTTGACGCGCTAGAGTATGCCGATTGGATCCTGATGTATTTTGATCCTAGTACTAAGTCCCCTATTTCGCTGCTGGAACTCGGCCTATTTGCTGAAACTGGAAAATTAATTGTATGCTGTCCAGAAGGCTTTTGGCGTAAAGGTAACGTTGACATAGTTTGCGAAAAATATGGAGTGCCTCAAGTTGACAGTATTGAAGAGCTAATTGAAAATCTTATAGGAGAACTAGAGTAATGAGCAACGTAACTATCGTCAAGGGTTCCCTTTTTGATGCCCCTAAGGGTTCCATTATCTGTCATGCCTGTAACTGCCAAGGAGTCTGGGGTTCAGGTATTGCCAAACAATTTGCCCAAAAATACCCATACGCATACAAGTTCTACAATAGAATTTGTAACGAAGGTGGGGACATTCTTGGGTCATGCCTTCTTTTGGATACCGGAGATCATACTATTGGATGTCTTTTTACCTCGACTAACTTTGGTAGTAAGGTAGATTCAGTCCCAGAAATCTTGGATGCCACAGCCGACGCTATTGGAGATTTGATCTGGCAAAATACGGATAATAAGCCAATCCATATGTGCAAAATCAACAGTGGCTTATTTGGCGTGGACTGGAATTTGACACTTGAGGTTCTGGAGTCATATCCAGAACAAGAATTTACCGTGTGGGAGTTCTAGTTGAATAAAAAGCCTGAAAGAACAATCCTAAACATGTCGCAAATGACTGCCTGGCTAAACGCCTACAGTTGCTGCCCTTACTGTAAGGGAAATGAGTTTTCAGACAAGACGGACACCTGCGTAAACTGTGGTGCCCCTAGAGCTAAAGTTGAAGATTTTGGTCGAGATGCGAGGGAAGACGAATGAGCCTTTATAGTATGGGAGATTGTGGTCATTCTGTTGAGTTTGGCTCTAATTGCCAACAATGCGAATGGAACGAATTATCTAAGAACATAGAGGACCTAAAAACGGAACTTGAGGAAGAGAAGAGAATTAACCGTATCCTACACTCAGACCGTAACGAAGTCTTTAAACTGTGGGATATGCATAAGTATAGGCTTTATTTGGCACTTGAAGTATTAGAGAAAATATATAGTGGACTGCCAAGCTACGGCCTTCTTGATGGTAGCGGAATTGATGCTCGTCTGGAAGTAGATAAAGCCCTTGAGAAAATTAAGGAAGAATGAGTTAAGGAATAAAAAATCTGTGCCCATCCGGCTTAAGCTCTCGATAATCTAAATGAACCCAGTTACTAGCAGGCTTATCCTCACATCGCATAGCCCAAGTATCCAATAGTTTTTCTTTGACCAAGATATCCCTTACTTCATCACAGGTCATCCCCATAAGGTCCCAGTCCATTGCCTTCCCCTCAGAATGAGCTGAGTGAAGTGCTCCCCCAATAGCCTTATTGTACTCAAGTGGTCGATAGGTAACATGTGTATTTATCGGCTTGTCAAAATATTCCCTAACCGTATCCATCTTTTTACCAAGCTCGATGAGATTAGCTTTAACTTCCTCATTTAGTCCGTCAGCTTCATTGGCCATACGTTTCCAGGTTGGAAGATAAATCATATCGTGGACCGTAAAATACTTTGAAACTTTTTGAGTACCATCTGTCCAGTCAATGGTCGCTGGTTTGGCTTCTTCGGGTTTCGCTTCCTCAGGCTTAGGCTGCTCTTTTGGCTCTCCAATAGGAATACTGACCACTGCCTCTTTTTTGGTCAAAAGCCCCAATACCAACTCAAGCAAGCTCTTCCACAAGTCCATAAATACCTCTTTACTTCTAATAGATTCTATCATAAGATTGGAGAATGAAGTTGAGGATTCAATTTGGTCTTCTAGACTCAAAAGAAGTTTTTTGGTGGCAGGAAGTCCTTGATTTTCCTAAGCTTATTAAGTTTTGCGGCAAGAACTTCGAATGGGTATTTTATGGATCAGACGATAGCAATGTTGTTGACTATATCTTAACATTTTCGGACCTTCCAAGCTATCATTCGGAGTACCATACGGACTGCGTTCGATGGACCGATCTATTCCCTGAGCATGTTGGCGGCTGTGAATGCGGATCTAAATATGATCGAAATGGTCCAACGCATATGTTTTATTGTAAAATGTGGAGAAAGAATTGAATATGGTACTGCCTACTTTGTATAAAAAGGGATCTACCGGAGCCATCCAATTTTGGACTATTGTTGTGGCTCAGGCTTGTGAATGCGAGTTTGACAATAACGATAAGGAAATACCAAAATATTATGACATAGCGGGTCATTCAGATGCAGACAATATAGGTTATGCGGGTAGAATAAAAACTTTTTATGGACAAGTAGGAACCGAAAGCCCACAAACTACCGTTGACACTATCTTCGAAGGTAAAAATACAGGAAAATCAAATCAAACTACACCGTATGAACAAGCTCAAGCAGAGGCTAAAGCCCGTTGGGAAAAGAAAAAGAAGTACGGCTATGTAAACTCTCTGGAAGCTGCCGAAAAGGGAGAACTTGACGCTTTGATTGAAGGAGGAATTGTTCCTATGCTTGCCCACACCTTCGAAAAACAGGGGAAGAAAATCAAGTATCCTTGCTATGTCCAGCCTAAACTTGATGGCCTGCGCTGCATCGCCATCTTGGAAAATGGCATCTGCACTTTGTGGTCAAGAACCCGTAAGCCAATTACTAGCTGTCCCCATATTATTGCTGAAATTGAGAAAAACTTTAAAGAAGATATCGTGCTTGATGGTGAGTTGTATAACCATGATCTTAAAAAGGATTTTGAGAAGATCGTATCTGCGGTACGTAAAGAAACGCCAGAAGAAGGGTACTTGAATGTCCAGTACCATATCTACGACCTGGTAAATAACAGCTCTTTCGACAACAGGACTCTTTGGTTAGCTAAAAAGTTCGCTTCTATGAAAACACCAAATTTTAAATACCTTAAGCTCGTAGAAACCCATATGGTTGAAGACGAAACTCAGGTTCCAGATTGGTTTTTGGAGTTCAGCGAACTTGGGTACGAAGGTGCAATGCTCCGCAACGCCGCAAGTCCATACGTGAACAAAAGGTCCTCAGACCTGATCAAGGTGAAGGAAATGCAGGACGATGAGTTCGAGATCGTCTCTATCGAAGAGGGGCGCGGAAAACTTCAAGGTCACGTTGGAGCCTTTGTGTGCGTGAACGACGATGGACAAGAATTTAAGGCTAAGCTGAAAGGTGACACGGAAAAGCTTAAGACTTACTTTGAAAACCACTCTCTCTGGAAAGGTAAAAAGTTAACCGTACAATTCCAGGATTTGACTTCGTATGGAATTCCTAGGTTTCCGGTGGGATTGAGAATTAGGGAGAGCGAATAGTATGGGCGGCGGAGGATGGGATCATTGGGACTGGGAAGACGATGCGCAAGACAAAAATTCTAGCAGGTACGAACGTAAATTAACTGATTTTAGCGCAGAAGAACTCAAAGAAGCCCTAGAGAAAGTAGAAAAACAGGAAATTTTACGCAAAGAAGTAGAGCTGGAAAGCAAGCGTCGAATGAAAGAAAATAGGATTTTGCAGCTTAAGCAAGAGTTGGCAGAACTGGAAAAGGAATGAATGTCAAAAACTAAGCTTCCTCAACTCTCTATCAAACAGCTTGAACTTCTAATCTCCATCTCCCTCAGGAACAGCCTTGATGTTCTTGGCAGAGAAGTCGAAGATGGCTACCAATTCCTCATTGTCCTGGACTGTCTAGCTCCCGAAGACTGTATTCCACATGACGAGGTGCCGGATGGAGAAGAAGAGACTCAAGAAATCCTTGAATGTCATGGCGTTACTGAGCTTACCGATTTTCTAGCCAACATTCTTGGGATGCGCAAAGACGATGTACCAGTTAGGGCCGTAGATACGGTATCCATCAATAGTAAGAACGTTGGAGAATTCCTTGAAATTTTGGACGGAATGTGTCGCTATTGGGATGACATTTTAGAAGATTCTGAAGAAGTGAATGTTGAGGGTAAGAATGTGGTTCCTGGAAACGAGACAGTAAACTAATGGCGATAAAATTTAATTACAGGTCATTTCATTGTGTTTGCTTTAGTTGCTATAGAAAACTAAATATAATAGGGGAATGTAAGTGTCCAATCGAAAGAATTCCGGACATTAGATCTTTTTGGAACGGCAAGTACTATAAAAATCTTTTTATGGATGAATACGGCAATGTTTTCCCAGGAGAGGATTAATATGGTAACTCTAAAACAATTGATGGAAATGCTTATCACCCTACCCGAATCTGTTCAAAATAAGCGCATAGGCTACCTAGACATTGGCCATATGACCCAAGAAGATCTTGCCGACCTTAAAGATAGGCTTATCAAATCCAACGAAGACTGGATTGAGGCTTGTGCTAATTAACCCTCCCCACGCTGATCTTTCCAAGCATCATAGTCCAAAGAAATGAACGAAATATATCCATTCTTAAAGCCCCATCCTGGAGGAAGCTGCGTCAAAGAACACCTACAGAATGGATGTTCTCCACAGCTGGATGGTCTGTCATCTCCACGTTTGTGCCACGAATGAGATAATTCGCTAAGCTTCCATATTTTAGGTGTATTCCCGTCCGGCAACATGTGCAGTCGCAAGCATTCCTTACAAAGGCTAGCATCTCTAACTACCACAAAGAATACGTTGGGATCAGAAACCCCCATATCTTTGGCCTTACTAGCGATCTCCATAGTATGACCGACATTCCTAGTCTTAGTCGTTTCTGCTTCAGCTATGAGCTTCATATGTCCCTTAGCCTTAGTCATTTCACCTGAGAAAATCTCATTGACTTGCTCTTTAGTAACGTGGGTGCCTTTAGCTTTAGCTTCCTTGACTAGAGCATCAATACCTTCGACCACATTAGAGCTAGTCTTGTTCTTGAGGGATTCAATATAGCCGTGCGAAGACGTAAGGATTGACCGAAGAGCGTCACGTTCAAATTGGTTAGGATCGCGATTGTTTAAAGCTTGAACAAAGATAGACGCAAGGGTAATTCCACCAAAAATATCGAAAAGGTGAGGCTTATTTTGGAGTTTAGGGATTCTACCGAGGAGCTTATAGGCAAGAATATCGAACATTTTGTCGATGTGACTAGAAATGCTTTCTTTGCCGGAAGAGCTTATTCCGTACATTTTAGCCCTTCAGGAGCTGTTCGATACTCAGAGTTTTAGTAACAGCTTCCGAAGCCTTGGCCTGCTCATCATCCATGGACTTCATCAAATCCGCTACGATCTGTTCCTGCATTGAGAGAGCTTTTTGCGCAGGTTGGCTCATATTCTTAGTGGCTTGCTTTCCAAGAGTGAAGGGAGACTTCATAGCCATAGATTTAGAAATAGCTTTAATCGCCCTTTCTGATTTTTTGAGTTCGTAGGTCTGCTTCAAATTAGACTGGAAGGCTTTGATACCATCGAGAGATTTTTGGAGGGCCTGTTGTTCTGGGGATCCTGGCTTAGCTGAACCCAGCATTCCTTCAAGTTGACCAATGTGTTGGTCGAGTTCTGAGCCGTCTTGCCCCATTTCTTGTCCTGGTTGCGCATTGGGATCGTTCGGGTCTTGTCCTGGTTGACCGGGCTGTTGGCCCATAGCTGCCTGCTGTGCTGCTTGAGCGTCGGCCTGCTGTTGTTGGGCCTGTTGAACTTGAGCTTGTTGAGCCCCAGCCTCAAATCCTAATCTGAAACTGACATCCACAGCGTCCATGAATTTGAGCTTGAGATCGTTATATTTTAGTTTATAGTCCTGATTTTTCATAATTAAGCAACCTTTTGTCCTGGTTCGGACATAAAATTAGTAATACCTAAAAACTTTTCGATTTGATCTATACACTCAAGACGGTTATTGAGCCAATTTTCTTCTTTGATGTGAAGAATTTCGATCCCTTTAACGGTAAGAAAATAATTGTCTTTCAGATCATGGTAGCTACGAAGATCTTCGTTGGGCCAATGGGGTCTGGACCGTTTAAGCCCCTCAAGGGAGTGGTAGTAAGTACCGTCGAATTCAATTCCCTTATTTAGACTAGGAATCAGAATATCTATTTCGAATCCTTTGATATGGGGCTTTCCCTCGATTCTTACTTTGTTCGTTTTATGTCTTTTAGCGTCAGGAAAGAAGGGTTTAATACTAGACAAAATAGAGAATTCATGGGAACTAACATTCCCAGACCTAAACATATGGGAACAAGCTATATCTAATACCTTACGGTCTACACATAGAAAGTATGCGCTTCTACTTTTCTCTTTAAATTCGCCATGGGTAGTAAAATTTTTAGCTTCTAAGAATAAATCTTCATCAGACCAATAAAATCTTTTTCTGCTTAGGTGGCTAGTCAATTCTACTAAGAGATCCAGTCGGAGAATGGCGGCGTAAGCGTCTGGATCCATACTTCTGAGGTCTCCTACGCTATCGTATTTGGAAACCACCGTCTTCAGGTTCTCTTTATTGTATGGCTCATGACAAAGCCTCTTCATATGAGAACATGCTTCCTTAAGGATGCCCATACTCTTTGCGGCCTGGTATGCGTTTCTAGACCCCAGCTGAAAAGCGTAGGGCGTTCCGTATTTAATGGATTCGGCCAAAATTTTATCTTTAGTCCATTTGATGCGACCATCTCGCATATTTGCGCAAACTATGTCTAATATTTCAAGCTTCCGAGCGGCATTGTATGCGCTCTGACTTTTTGTTTTGAATTCCATGATAGTGTCGCAAGTCATAGCAATCGCATTAATGCTTTCGAAAGTATGTTTTCTAATGGAAGCTTTTTTCTTTTTCATGCTATTCCTCATCCTCTTCTAACATATCAGAGATATTGAGTTTAAGCAAGTCCATAGCGTTAGGGCGTGGAGCGAACATGGCCATAAGAGCGTTTGGGGCTACTTGCGCCATAAGTTGCCAGGTTTGGAGAGTAAATGGATCGCGTTTAAATCTTAACATCGGATCAACAAAAGAAGCGGGACTGTCGTAAAATCTCCCCTTGACTTGTCCGACATCTAGGTATTTGTCCATTAGGAGCTGAATGCGCTCGTTCAGAGGGAAATCTCCCCCCATACCTACCCCTATAGGGTCTTTATCTACATGACGAAGCACATCGTCGAAGGTCATGTGAGTAGGTTGGTCTTGCTGGAGGCGCGTCGATTCTTGTTCCTTAGATTCAGCGTCAAGTCCAGCGAACTTGAGAACGACCATCTTAGCAAGAATAGGATCAATGATTGGAATCAGACGTTGATTGAAAAATGTTTCAAAATGCAAAAGAAGAGGAGTGAGCCCAGAATCGCGAGCCGCTTCCATCTTAAATTCGTTGTTAGATTCTGATAAAGTCTGTGAATTCGAGCCCTTAGAGAGATGTCCATATCCTGGCAACTCATCGGGAGACATCTGGAATGTCGCTAAAATATTCCTAGCAATTTGATCATAGATGAACTCGAATGAATCGTCTGCCTTGTCTCCGGCGAAAGAAAGCCACTCAACCTTATCTTCTGGGCTCAATCCCATCAGGGGGGTCCTGAAAGAATTTTGAACGCCATTGATCGATGCTTGGAATTCTTGCCTAAACTTCTCAAGCGTAGGAGAGTCAACATCATTGGAAGTGATAACTAAAGCTCCACGGGTAGCGCGTCCATTTTGGAAGTACAAGCGCTTCCATGTGTCTATTGAAATGTGCGTTGTAATCGAGGAAATGACGGTCTCAACTGGACTTACGGGATATCCATTGCGCTCGACGTCCGTCGATGGAAAGAAATCATGAACCAAAAGCTCTTCGTGAGTAAAATATTGCTTAGCAATCCCCTCTACTTGCTGGGCAAAAGCGTACACGTCACTTCTTAGTTTATCGTAATCAACTTTGATTTTATCTCCGGTGATCCTTTCAAGCTCTTTAATGGCTAGAATACGTGTGTTTACTCCGGCACTTTCACCATTTCGTACCGTCTTGTAAATAGTACCCGCATCTACTGGACGAAATCTATTAAAGGGGAACCTACCGTCTTTATCGGGCTCACTTTCGCGATCATAAATAACTTCGGTAGTCATCCAACCAAAAGTACAAGCGTTCTGGACCGAAGTACTTAGAAATTGACTCATCGTCATCTTCTGTTGATTTTCAAGTCCTTCAGTGTGACCACAATTCAAAAGAATTGTTTCTAGGCGCTTAACCCTCTCCGTAACTTTTTCAAACTGTTCAGTGCTAAGCAACTTAAGGAATTCAGGCTTAATGCTAATATCCATGCCCTTATCAAAGCGATCGGCACGTTTTTTACCAAACTGGCTGAGTTGGCCACCACGAGTACGAAGGATAGCTGCAACCAAGTGATCCTGAACACGGACCATCTTAAGAATAGAATCTGGAATCTCATTACGCTTACTCTTAACAACGCCAGCATAGGCATCGTTGTAGTTTGGGGATTCCATGAAGGCCAAGGCTGGAGCGCGTTCGGTAGCCTTACCCGTGGCGTCCGAGATGGCTTTCATCAAAGGAAACATTTCAGGATTGCTCTTCTGCATTTCCTTCAAGACACTCAACTGCTGGAGTTCCTGCAGTGGTGTCATATGTGACGATTCAGAGAAATTTAGTTTCATTTCTTTCTTAATGGCAGATTTTGGTTTATCGTCTTTTGTCATCCATTATCCCATCGAAGCGAAAAAGATATTTGCGGTGGCAGTTCCAGCATTCGTAACCGTCAGACTGGTACTTGGGCCTGCCATGAAAAATACTGCGGGCTTAGTAATCCCATTGATCTGGAAAGGGGTCAAAGTCATGGGGCTACCACTGTTATATATCACGCTAACAATTTGATCTGATTCCAAGTAGATGAAAGTAGCGGGGAGGTAGAAATTACCTGTCACCCCAACCGTAGTGGCCGTAGCGAGGTTAGACATCGTAACCAAAGATCCTACGATGGAGATGACGGTAGTATTTGCTGGGATACCCGCTCCGACGATAAGTTGACCCGCAAAGATGCCGGTGGTAGCGCCTGTTACGGTGAAGACGTTGGTTCCGGTAGAGATGTTCCCGGTGGTGTTAGCTAGTACGTTAGAAAAGGTGAAAGGAAGGATATTAGACGTAGTAGTTGAAATAGGTACTTGAATTTGTTGACTATTTTCGACAGTGTACGGAACACCATCGATTTGCCTGGACCATTGGAAGTTGGAGAGAGCCGGGGTTGAGGTTTGGCACTGATCAGAATAGGCTTGAATGAAGAACAAAAAATTTGTGCGCATAAAAGAATATGCTCCTTATAGCTTAAGATTGGCAAGTGCAGATACGGGCATAACCTATTAGAATGTAAAGCGAAAGCCGCCTCGGCCACCAGGAGTACCCTTCCAGTCCTTCTTTCCCGTGATCTTTTCCAGCTCTTTGGCCATTAGATCATTCTGTTCTGGGGTATGCTGTAGTTCTGGAGGAAGCTCGCCATTTGAGGGTAGCACGGCAGTGATGTTTGGCTTCTGAGGTCCACTTACCGGAAACATATTTTGGCCCAAATAACGAAGAGCATCGCAGATGTCGGCAGTTCCAGCATCGTCGTCGGGAGTGGCAGTAACCTGTCCCTGTCCATCCAAAAGGAAGCGATGCTTTCTTATGGCCGTTCTAACTATTTTTGTACTATCGGTTTCAAGAATTTTCAGAAGTCTTTGCCCGGTAGCCGTCATGATCTTAGACCTGATTGCCCCAATGCCACCACCCACGTCCTTAGTGAACTTAACGCTCGTGCAACCGTTACGATTAAAAGCCTTGATATACGCCGGTTGATTTTGGTCAGGGTACCATTTCATAGGGCGATATTTTTCTTTGAAATTAATGGCGACCGGAAGTAAATCTTGGATTTCCAATCTAGGACTAGCAAAACAATCGATGATCCACAATTCCCCATTAGGGATCTTAGCCATCACTAAGATCACGGAATCATGGGTGAATCCCCAATCGACACCGCAATAGATAGGAATTTCTAGAGTCCTCAATATTCCGTAAATAGACTGGACCCCGATATTAGATGGAGCTATGTTTCCCGTTAAGACCTCGAAAGCCTTCTTCACAGAAACTACGTTCCCAACATCAATTATATCTGAGTACCTGGGATATACGAGGCCCTCAGATCCTGGACGCCAACATAACAGCTCTGCAGACGCAACATCGCTGTCATTATCGGCAAATTTTTGAATAACGCTAGAAATAGGTTTATAGAATCCGCCAGTAGCCGTCTGAGGTTTTTGGGAAAGCCTAGTTCTACAAACAGGAAGCAATTTACATCCAACGCAACCCCCATGAACATTTGGGAGCAAGTCATATTTTTGTTTTTCCGTATCTGGTAGGCCGTTAAATTCATCTCCGCCCATCTGTTTCAACGGAAGTTCCTTGGCAACAAAAACATCCTGTTTTGGCAAGTCCGGCTTGTGTCTATCGGGACTACATGCGGACGTCACATCCAATATATTCCAAGAAAGTATTGTCGAATTAGTTTCTTGTGCTTTATCGATAGCTTCCTGCATATTACCGAAAGCGTATTTTCTTGTTGATAAATACACTTTAATACCGTGAAACCCTCTACTAAAACCAGTAATGTTTTTTCCCTGTTTGATAGCTTGAGGATCTGCTAAGTCAAGCTCGTCCAGAAAAAGAAAATTTGCGTGAAGACTATTCATACCCTTAGCAGTACAGATCAAGATCTTAATAAAGGGAGTTTTCCCTTGGGGAGTTTTATATTGAATTGTTCTTTTGTTCTGTGTCATGCTTTCCCAGCCCATTATTTCTAGCAAAGGGGAAATACACATTACAAAATCATTAATATAGCCAATACTAACGGCGGACTGTGATTCTGTAGCCGCAGCGTGGGCTACCGTTCTAGAAAAATGTAACATTATAAGCAGCTCTAGGATAGAAACACTGACAGTTTTCATTCCCTCTCTGCAAGACATTAGGATAAAATTTGGAGTGACATCTCCAGAGTTATTTTTAGCTGCCTTATATATCTGCCAGATTGCATCAAGAGGAGAGCTGGTGCTTCCCGGATCTGTAATTTCTAATGGAAGTTCTAGATCCAAAAAAGAACGAGCCCAATCTTTTACTTCTTCCGCAGATTCAAGCGGAGTAAACATTAACTCGGCGTACTCTCTTTTTTGATCGTCCGTTAAAACTTTAAAATCCATTTAACACCAGAAAGTCGAGGCAGAGTTGAATGCAGGCCTGTTTGTCTTTGTTCCAATCCTCTTCTTTAGCGTGATGGATTTTGATTCCCTTAGATTCAAACCAATCATCCTTAAGCTTATGGTAGTTGCGAATGTCTTCGTCAGACCACTTAGCTTTATCTGGATCGGCTCGCATGTATTCGTAGGAATGATAGTATTCCCCATCATATTCTATGCCTAGTTTTAACTCTGGAACAAAAACGTCAATCTCAAAACCTTTAATATAGGGCTTTCCTTCTATTTTTACACGCATGTCTCTAGTCTTCTTAGTACTCGGGTAAATATCTTTTATGAGCCCAAACAGTTCCTTTTCCGCTATGGACGTGCTCCCCATAACGATCATGTGCCCACATATTTGTTCTAGAACCCCCCTTCTAAGGGCAACCAAATAGGAGGACCCACTTTTTTGAAATTCAGTTCTAGTATTGTGTTTTAGGGCTTCTAGGTGAAGCTCCTCAAGGGTCCAATTCCTATGTAGCTCCTCCATATGGGAGCATATTTTGTTTAGAATCCCCCTACCAAAGGCTGTTTGGTAGGCCGACTCGCTCTCTTGTTTGAATTCTGAACGAGTGGAGAACTTACGAGCTTCCTTCTCTAAAGAAACATCTGTCCATCTAACATAGATAGTTTCCATATGAGAGCATACCTGGTCCACTATCCCTCTTTTTTTTGCGATAGAGTAAGCTTTAGAGCTTTCGTTCCTAAATTCTGTTTTGGTCTTATACTTGATGGCTTCAGCACTTACCATTTCATATGTCCAATACGTAAGCGCAGGACGCATATGGGAACACACTGCATCAAAAATGCCTCTCATCCTGGCGAGACGGTGAATTGTAGGATTTCCACGACCAAAATCGGCCTTGGTTTCGTACTTCCTAGCTTCTTCATGAATTTGATCATTTGTTAATGTGCTGGCCATACTATTAAGATTGCCTCAATAACCATTAAAAGTCAAGTATTTCTTTAACTTACCGCCCTCTCAAGGCTGGATTCTGGAATGCGTCCGGGTTCTCGACAGCACGCATGTACTCATTATCTGCCTTGGCTTCACTACGCTCGAATTCGTTATCTCTAGGGAAAGCCACGATTCCGCCTAAGGTTCCCAAAATACCGCCCAAGGCCAGAGCATTGGATAGACTTTCAGAAACAGCCTTAGTTGCATCGAAAACGCCTAATTCCATGAATTTACCATATTCTTGAGCTTCAATATCGTAAATCAGTTCTGGATCTCGAATGAGCTTTACAAGGACTTCTTGATTTTCTTCTTCATTATATCCAGCATTTTCAAGTAGCCTATGAGTCAGACTTAAAAGAGATGGCATCATGATTTCTCTAGCGGCATCACCTTCTGGAAGATCAGAGGCAAGTAGGAGAGCCATATCCAAAGCAATACGAGTTCCGCCAGGCACAACACCGGCACTGATCGCCGCACGCACAGCACAAACTGCATCTTCAGCTCTATCAGAACGCTCTTTGATCTCAGACGCATTCCCGCCGCTAATAGTCAGCTTTGCGATACCAGAACTGATGGTAGCACTACGTTCTTCAAACCAAGTACGTTCAGCTTGAGACTCTGCCCTGGTTGCCATTTTTTTGATGTCATCACAGCGAACTTCAATATTCACAGGATCAGACGAACCAACAACAGTACTGCGGAATCGATAACATTCAAAGGATTCCATGCCTGAACCAAGGTCGTCTACGGTGGCGTCCATAATTTGATTCTTGAGACCGAAAATCTTTGCCGAAGTAACACTAGCTAGATCACCTAAGAAGTGGGTTTGGCAATTTAGGAATTGGCTCATAGGGCTTCGAATGGGGATGATCTTGAGAGTTCCTTGCTGTTCGAAGTTGAAGGCAAGAGTGCTAATGACGGTCTCACTAAAGCCATTCGCTACGAGGACAACGTTGTGAAACCCTTTCTCGCCTTTCGCATGCCGCTCATCGATAGCATTAAAAACAGGGGCAAACTGGACCAAATCATTAATAGCGCCATCAAAGAGAATAAACTTAGGCTTTTCTAGAAAGCATCTTTGGTTACCCTGATCGTTAATGAAACTGGTATGGTATTTTCCCGAAGTCTCTTCGTAGCCCATAGGAATTGGGAATCCTTCGATCCTAGTTACGTTATAGGAAAAGGGGCCAGGAACTTCACGAATAGTAACGTGGCTAGATTCACCAAATCCAACCTCTTCAAAGCACTGAATAACAGCATTCGCAAGCTCTTTTTCTCCATTGGCTGAAATGGTAGCCACTGCTGTCAAAAGAGCCTTGTTATCTTCAGTGATCTTAATGGATCTTTCCGCAATATAGGGAAGGAGGGTCTTTTGGACCACTTCTTTCATTCTACGGACAACTTTTTGAGGAGATTCCTTAGGATTCTTTTCACAAAAATCGAAGATATTTTTAATAAACTCATATCCAAGGACGCAAGTCGTAGTAGTTCCATCGCCCGCTTCTGTAGCGGTACGCATGGAGCTAGAAACAGCCGTTTCAATAATTAAGTGTTCATAGCTGTCCGTACTACCAAGATTTTTCAGGATAGTAACCCCGTCCTTAGTTACCTTATTCGGAAAACCAGGCTGGGATGCCTCCAAAAGAGAAACTCTTCCGCCTGGACCCATGGACGATCCCACTGCCGAAGCAATACGCTCCATAGTATGAATCACAAGTTCCTGAATTTTATGACTTTTAGTGATAAACATTTTCGGGGCGGTCTTACTTACTCGGATGGACATGGATACTCCTTTGGCTGGTGTTCTAATACGATATATCATAGAAGTTGACTTAACCCCTAAATATGCTAACCTCATCCAATGAACATCTTCGTTTCATCCTTTGACGCTAAAGAATCCGCCAAAGCCCTTGATGACAAACGTCTTGTTAAGATGGTCCTAGAAACAGCCCAGATTCTATCCACCAACATTTCCTTAGCTGGTTTTAGCGAAGGTCCATATAAGCCAACTCATAGGAACCACCCTTCTACCGTCTGGGCTAGAACTTCCCACCAAAACTATCTTTGGCTATGTGGACATTTTGTACATCTTTGCAACGAATATACCAAAAGATTTCATAAAATCCACAAGTGCGAGCAATACCTGGATACCTTCTACAACAGATCCACAGATACGGCCTATGAAAAAGAAGGCTTGACTACATTCCCAAATTGTACTATCTTTAAGGAAACGAAAGAAATTACCGAAGCTTATAAGCTTTACTTAAACTATAAGTGGAAAAACGATAAGCGACCTCCGAAATGGACAGGCTCTAGTCCTCCAGAATGGATATCCGTTTGATCCTTAACATCTCTTCCCCTACTCATGCCTATCTTGACCAATCCTCCCCCGAAGAACTGGATATTCTTCGTCGTCAATTGACCTATACCCTTACATCTGTTCAGCATCTCATTAAGAGACACCACCAGAACCATTTCTGGAAACAAAGGAACAAAGAGTCATGGGATAGCCACCTGGAAGGTCTCAAGGCTGACCTAAAGAAATGTCTCGTTTTTGAGGATGAACAAGGCCTCTATATTAGGCCAGGATCTATCCCTTATTTGACCGGGCTTAATATTGAAGTGAAAAATTCGATTGTGTACCCTAAACCTAAGAAGATGCCCTGGTTTAGAGAGCCTAAATTCACTCTATACCCCTACCAGGAGGAATCTTGGAAAAGCCTTCTGGCCGAGAAACATGGCCATGTTAGCCTGTGTACAGGTGCCGGAAAAACTAAGACCATCGTAAAACTCTGTAGAGAGACCGGTTTTAGAACAGCTATTGTTGCTCCATCTAAGTCTATTTTCTATGAGCTTATCGAAGAGTTCTCACACTATTTTGGTAAAAGTAGGATTGGAACCTTTGGCGACTCTAAGAAGAAGCTGGATAAGCAATTCACGATATGCATAAGCGATAGTCTCTGTAATGTGAAAGAGGGCACTCCCGAATGGGACTTCTTCTCAAGTCTTGAGTCAATTCACATAGATGAGTCCCATCAATGGGCCGCTGATTCCATGGAAAAGGTCTGCCATGGACTTTTTGCGAATGTTGGATATAGGTGGTTCTACAGCGGAACACAGGTGAGAGGAGACGGTGGCCAAACATTGCTGGACTCCATAATCGGAAAGCAAGTTCATGAGCTTACCACAGAGGATGCAGTAAAAGGCGGGTTCATATGTCCTCATAGGTTCAATATTGTGGAAATGGAATCAACGGATCCAAATTTTCAATCCCAAAACGCTCTGGACCTTAAAAGAGCCCACGTTCTTAGGAATGGCAATATCTGTGCCTTTATTGCGAAATTATGCAATGGCGTCGTTTCGATGAAAAACGAACAGGTTTTGGTCTTAGTAGAAGAACTTCTACAGATATCGGACCTAGTTAAGCTCTTGAAGGTTCCATACGTTATAGCTCATTCTGAAACTAACAAAGAAAGACTATTAAGCTTGGGATTAGAAAAGGTGGACGTTTCGGAATCTATAGAGAAGTTCAATAAAGGGGAAGCCAAGGTTCTCGTGGGGACTTCCACGGTCAGAACTGGATGTAACCTGTTTCCCGTAAACCACTGTGTAAATTGGGTTGCAGGGGCCAGCGAGGTCGCTACACGTCAAGGAGCTGTAGGCAGGTCCGTTAGGCATGCCCACCAAAACCCTTGGGCTAGCAAGTGTGGACCTAAGCCTTTCGCGACCATTTGGGATTTTGACGTTTTGGATCAATACGTGATGGGGTCACACCTGGAGAGCAGACTGGAATACTACAAAGAGTCTGGGGAAGGCCTTATTCGTTACGTCCGTTTGAAAAAGAGTTGACTCCTTTTGATCTCAATGGTATTCTATTTTTGTGGTGGACGAGTTGGTCAAGCGTTTAGCGGCGCACGTAGGTTCGATTCCTACAATTAGGCGGGTAGCCTTAAAGGGGTTCGATTCCCATGGTCCACCACATTTTTAAGGAGAATCTATGGAATTTCAGGAATTTGCAAGTATCGAGATCTTAGAGTCGTTAGTAACTATCAGTGAAAAAATTCATGGCACCAATGCGCAAATTGCGATCAACGATTCTGGTACAGAAATGTACGTAGGATCTCGTACTCGATGGATTACTCCAGAAGACGACAACTATGGATTCGCTTCTTGGGCCTATGCAAATAAAGACACCCTGATCGCGCTTCTTGGGCCAGGCAGGCATTTTGGAGAATGGTATGGGGCAGGTATTGGCCCTGGATATGGACTTAAGGAAAAACGTTTTGCTCTATTCAACACCCATCGTTGGACTAAGCCTAAACAGGATGGATTGCTTCTCCCTCGAATGGATGTAGTTCCAGTTCTGTATAGCGGCATTTTTACCCCAACGGTCGTTAAAGAAACCCAAGATAAGCTCAAAAAGGAAGGATCTTCCTTGGTTCCTGGTTTTATGCGCCCAGAAGGTATTGTAATGTACTTCTCACGCACTCAGACATATTTCAAGCAGGTCTTCGATAAAGAAGAAACCGGATGGGATAGGAAAGACAAGAAAGAAAAAGTGGCCACAGATCCAGCTCTAGAAGCAAAAGTGCTGTCTTATCTTCAACCTGTGCGTCTAGAAAAGCTTATTATGAGGGACGATCGCTATCTCCGAGAGTATCCAAAAACACTGCCAGATATCGCTCGCGACTATGTGGCAGACCTAGTTAAAGAATCAGAGCCTATCGATCCAGTAATCTTGGCGGAAGTGAAGAAAAAAGCATTTGTATTTATTAGGGAGACATACGGAAAATGACCGATCTACTACTCAAGGCTGTCTTTCAAAAGCAACTTACTCCTGACACTGTTGAGATCCAGTTTTGTTCGGATTGGCTTAAGGATCAAATTACGGATCTCTTCACCAAGATCTCCCTTATGGAAGAAGAGCTTAAGTGGCGTCGTGGGGTCCATATTGTTACTGGTGTCGATAAGCTTAATGAGCAGCTCAATGCTTATAAGCTCCTACTGGAAGAAAGTTCCACAGGAAGGATCATCTTATTTGAACAGCTCCAAGAAGCTAAAGACGATGCCCTTAAGTTCGGGAGGGCCATGGAAGAAGAGCGCAATTTACGACTAGCCTTTCAGGAAGCTTTAGAGAAACTGTCCGTAGTAGACGATACCGGAACTGGCGGCTATATGGAAGACGTTATTGGAACTGCACTTTCCCTGTTGGAGAAGAGAAATGTCTAGAGAATTTGGATCTTATAGTTCCGGCTATTTTCACCAACAAATCCAAACTTGCGCCCAGGACTGTGCCGGAAGTAACGATGTTCTTGTTCAGCTTTGGGGTGAATTCCTAGAAGAGTTTTACGATGTAGCTTATTCTATTTCTTCTAGCGAGGCTTGTGATTCCGCCCCATACGACCCTATTATGAAGACCATTGAAAAGATGGACGTTCTTCGTACTAAGTTAGACAAAATTAGTATCCACGTAGGGCCATATAGGCGAGTTGCTGAAGAGGCGGTTCGTGCTCATACTGATAAAAAGAAGAAATGAGTTAGGAATTCTGTCCAGATAAAAATTCAAGGCAACGCCTAATACAACCCTCTTGGTCTGCAATCCAGTCTTCCTCTTTAATATGGAGGATTTGGATACCAATAGAGGCGAAGTAAGAATCTTTTATTTCGTGGTAGTTGTGAATGTCCTCATCGGGCCAATGAGGCCTAGAGCGTTTTAATCCTTTGAACGAATGCCAATAAATTCCATCAAACTCTATCCCCCTATTAAGTTCTGGAACAAATATGTCGATCTCAAAACCCTTGATATGTAATTTATTGGGTACGAATATTTTGCAGAACCTTCTATGTCTTGCCGTAGGAAAAGATTTCTTAATTATTTTCAACAGGGTCTTTTCCGCTGACGACGAACCGTTAGAGGGTTTCATAGCCTTACAAATCTTGCTGAAGAATTCCTCCCCTCTTGATCGCGCGGTTTGATAACAACTAAAGTTTCCTTTTGCGAACTCACCGCGAGTTGGGTATCCATTCGCACAATTTTCGATCTTTTCGTCTGTCCATTTGAACCACGCATTGTTCTCCCCAGATCTATCGCACCATTTAGGCATGTGGGAGCAGACTTTATCCAAAAAAGCTTCTCCCTTTTTCCATGCTGCATTGTAATGAGAAGGAGAATTCGAGGAAAAGTCGGTGCGCCTGGTATACTTGTTTGATTCAGATCGAATTTCTTGTTCCGAATAGGCCTCCGACTCTGAAGGGTCCATATGAGAACATATGCGGTCCAAGAACTCCTTGCCTAGGACGCAAGCGGCCTGATAAGCACCGGAACTACCCTTACGGAAGTGACCTCGCTTCCCGTATTTCTTGGCTTCTTTCGGCAATGTCTGCTCGTTCCAGAGTTTCTTCATACTACTAAGATTGTAGCACTTTATAGGAGTATGTAAGGACCAATTCTCCCATAAAATGTAAGGATGGCCCTATGATATAACCCTGTAAGACTACAAGGAGTTACACTTTATGGCTAAAAAAACAAAGCCCTTTCGAGACAGTCACGATCCAATGTTCAGTACCTTAGCGAAACAGGTCGCGTACAACATCTCCATCTATAAAGACGGCAAGAGCAACAAAGAGCACTTTGAGGAGCTAGTAGCCGCTGAGAAGGCTTTTCATGAACATCTCCTTAGCAATACGAAGTTATCTACTGAGATCTATAAGCGTTTTATTCAAGAAATTCGCTTAGTTAACAAGAATATCCTGTCCGCTAGACCGTATTTTAGGGAAACAGCGGACAACTTCTCCCTAAATATTACCCCTGCACTTAAGCTGGACAATCCAGATGCCATGAAACCCTTTCAAATTAACTTTCATTTTGTTAAGTTCGCCAAAGACAAATGGAAGGGTCTTTGGACTAAAAAATGTGACACCTTATTCAAACGAGTAGAGCACTGTAGGACGGTACTGATCGCCTTAAATTTTCCCCTGGTCATAAATCGCGCCAAACTATTTTTTCGTAAAACTCCTAAGGGCCACCTTACGTTTATGGATATGATTGAAGTGTCATCTTTAGGTCTATGCGCTGGAATCGACAAGTATTGTGGAATTTACCGCGCCAACTTTATTGGCGTTTGCATCGGCAGAATTGTTGGAAACCTCATTGACGCTTTCAGTGAGACCCAATTGCATTTTTACCCTAACGACCGCCGTATCCTCTATAGGGCTAATAGTATTAGGGGTAGAAGGGGTATTACTGACATCCCAGAGCTATGCAGAGCAGTCAACGACACCTTCGCCCAGGACCTTCTAGAGGGTAAGACAGCACCCCCAGTTATTACAGAGTCTAATCTCGCCTATCTAATGGCTGCAGCCTCTCCGATCTCTTCAGACTCCAACGTTGGGGAGGAGGGGTTTGGAGTTTACGACTTCACTTCAGACGGTAAGGAAAATGCAGAGGAAATGTTAAGCAGTAGGCAAGAAACTCAAACTATGGTTGTATTGGCACGAAAATTGCCTATTCTTAACCGTAAAGTTTTGAGGCTTAAGGGAATTGAGATTTGACTTCTAGTTTAGGTGTGGTATAGTTTCTACAGGAGATTTTATGACTTTTTCACTCAACAATCGACTCGTTCTAGAAGCTTATGTTAAAGACGGTCTCAGGGCCAAAGTTCAAAACGGTATCGCTACTCCTGGCCAACGGGACGGCTTGAAAGGACTCCGGGTTCTAGTTGGCACAGTTCTTGCCGATGGGCGTCATATCCCCAAGGGCTCTACGGCCTACATCCGAGAAGAAACCTTGCATAATGCTGCTTGGGCTGCTAAACTCCTTACCTGTGACTTCCTAACCGAAAAGTTCATCTTGGCTAACCTTCAGGATATTGAACTGATCTCAACCCCAGACGAGGCTGCTTAATATGTCACTTCTTATTGTCCTTTTTACCATGCTTTCCATTTTTCTCGTAGTCGCTTCCTTCATTCTTCAGGCCTATGGTACAGTTCTTTGTTTTAAAAAGAAGTGGTATATGGGATTGGCCGCTTTGGCTGTTCCTGGATTTGCACTGGTAGTCGGTGCAGCTAAGGCTTTCTTTAAAAAGGACCTCCTTACGTGAGAATCGGTAGGCTCGACATTCACTGGTCCCCTGTACGGCGCTTCTACTACGATGTAGGAGTGTGCGGATGCAGGTTCGTGAATTTTGGGCTCCTATACGCCACGTGGATTAGCGAACAATGTAAGTGCGGCATCTGTCGGCAATACGTTTGTTCTTGCCCTGAGGATCACTTTCAATGAAGATACTTCGTTTAGGCGATCCCCACGTTAAGGTCTCCAACATAAAAGAGTCAGAAGCTCTCATGCAGTTCGTCCTATTCACGGCTACGGAACGAAAAGTGGATCGGATTGAAATTCTCGGAGATCAGTTCGACAACCATAGCATTCTGAGACTAGAGGTTCTTGAGTTCTGGCAACGTTGGCTTTGGAACTTAAGCGATAGAGCTTATTCTTTCGATACGTACGTTCTAACTGGAAATCACGACATTTCCGGCGATAATACCAATAACTATAGTGCCTTACAGGTTTTTAATGACATAGAGTTCGTAAACATCGTTAGTTCCCCTGTGGTGGTTGGAGCGATAGGGTATGCACCATATATCCACGATAATGCCAAATTCGTAGAGGAAGCCAATAAACTTGCTGATCAAGGAGCTAAAATCCTCGTTTCCCATACTACCTACCAGGGGTCCAAGTATGATAATGGTATGTACGCTCCAGATGGGGTAGATCCAGATCTTTTGGATCCTAGGCTTACTCATCTTATTTCTGGTCACGTTCACTGTTACTCTTCCGACACAGAGTTTTTGACCGAAACCGGTTGGAAAACTTACGAAAACGTAAAAAGCGAAGACAACTTAATAACCTTTGACATAAAAGAAAATTTATTGAAGCGGTCCCCTATTCTTGGACGGATAAGTAAGAATGTAAAAGAAGATTTGATTCGAATAAAAAACCAACACGTGGACCTTCTTCTTACGGATGGTCATAACGTCATCCTTAAACGTATCTTACCTGAAAGAGAAATAACCGATTTTGAAAAGTATAGGGCAGATAGTATCCCAGGATATGCATGTAAAATGCCGGTTAGCGCAAGGCTTGACCGTAGCGGAATCCCACTTTCTAACGACGAAATCAGACTTATCGTTTGGCTGATTACTGACGGAACTATAGAATTCAAAAACAAAGAAACCGAAAGATGTCAGATTAGATGGCACCTAAAAAAAGAACGAAAAATTTCTCGATTATCGAATCTCCTAGATAGGCTTAACATAAAGTACAGCAAAAATTTACAAAAATCTGGCACAACAAAAATAAATATCCTTTCGGACAACCACTATAAGGATAAGCTGCTGGAATGGTGTCTTTTAAATAGAACTAAGCAGATCCCCCTCTTCTTAAGAGACATGTCATTCGAACAATTCAACGCATTTATAGAAGAGTACGCTAATACTGATGGCAATTACGGAACCTTCAGTGATAGGGTCGTTCAAATATCTACATCGAAAAAGAACGAAGCCGATCTCATACAGGAAATTTGTCACACGAACGGCGCTTCATGCAAAATAAGAGCTAAAAAGGGTAAGATCTCCCATAACATGCTTTATGTTAACTTAGATAGGGTAGATACAGAATTTGTAAGATGTAATAATGTTACTCGTGAATCATACGAAGGACGCGTTGTTTGTTTTACCGTAAAAGAAGGTACTCTCTTAGTAAGAAGGAATGGAATGGTTTCGATATCTGGAAACTGCGAACAAGAGTTTGGACGCGTTTCCTATCCAGGAACAGCTCGATGGCTTTCTAAAAGTTGCGCTAATCGTCGGAAGGGCATTTGGATGGTCGAACACGACGATGTTACTGGAGCTATCCTATCTAAAGAATTTATCTCTACGGAAAATGTTTGCCAGCCCATCGTATCCATCAAGTGGAGCGAAGGTGAGGATAAACCTGAGATTCCTGAAAGTTCTAAGGTTGACATTGAGCTTGTGGGATCTTCCGAGTGGGTTTTAGCGCAGAAAAAGGAACTTAAGGGAACAGTTTCAGTGAGTTCCAAGATCACAGACATCAAAAAATCAAAAACTCGTAAGGCCGGAAAATCTCTTTTCGAATTTCTTTCCGAGCACTATCAGGCCTCTCCAGAAAAACGCGACAAACTGATTCAATACATGAAGGAGCAAAAATTGCTTGGCTGAAGAAAACCCTCCCATTGGTGATTTGACCAAACTCATGATGTTTTTTGGCCGTATATCTGAAGTTCACATGAAAAATCTTCAGTCGTACCCTTACATTTTCTTTAACGAGATCGAAGCAGCCCAACTGGACTATAACGTGGCTACTGCTGATAAGTCCGAACCTACCATTTTCTCCTATACCCTCCTTTTGAACCTAGAAGCTAACGACCAACTCGAAAAACGTTACAAGGCCTTGGAAGATGCTGTCCGTAAGCTCTTCTGGAAAGAAGCTCGTATTAAAGTAACCGTTAACATGGAAGAGGTATACGAGAGTGAGTGATAACCTACCCGCAAAGATCAAGAATCCAAATGGTGATTTTACGCTTTCTGACCTTGATAAGATCAAGGATTTCAAGGAAAAGGGCATGCCTGGACTCCACACTCTGGATGTGGACCACGTCGAACGCGCTATGGCCCTCTATTTGGGTGGTAAGAGCTATCGCCAAATCTGTAATATCCTTAAGGTACCTAAAACCATCATTTTGTTCTTATCCGACAAGTTCAATTGGTATGAACTTAGGTGGAACTACCTCGACGAACTCAAAGAAACGATGGCACCTAAGATTATCGAATCCAAACTCCAATCCCAAGAGTTTTTGCTCCACCTCTCATTGGCCTATAGGAAGAGGATTGGCACGAATATCGATCGATTTCTTAGAACTGATGACGCTAAGCACTTTGATGAGATAGACGGTAAAGATGTCACTAACTTACTCAAGATTGAAGAAATGCTTCATAAGCTTAGTTCAGAGAATTATAGTCCTGGACAAGGAGATAAGTCTCTGATAGCATTGAACGGTATGGGCGAAGGTATGACTATTACCAAAACTAGCAATAATAGCGTTGAAATTACCCCTAAAAATACATTTGCGTCCAAGCTTAAACAATTTGCAGATCTTAAACGTGCCCAAGAAGAAGCAGACAAGCCCATCCCCAAAGAAGCTCATGATATAAAGAGTGAAGTAGTTAACCCTAACCCCGAGAAAAAAGATGAAAAAACTCCTGTTTAGCCTTACAGTCCTTATGTTGCTTCTGATCCCCGGTACTTCCATTTCTAAGAGTAATGTCCCTGAAACTATTGTCATCACTGGCGACAATCTTCTCACTCTTAGCGGAGAAGTTAACGGAGATAGCGTTGGTCCAATCATCATGAGGGCTAAGGAGCTTGACGCCAAGCTTTCCTCAGGTAAAATTACGCACGATCATACGACGCCACTCTATCTGTACATTAACAGTCCCGGTGGTAGCGTTCAAAGTGGCCTGGAAATGATCGAGGCTCTTAAAGGTCTCGGTCGTCCGGTACATACAATTACAGCGTTCGGGGCGTCTATGGCGTGGCAGACTGTTCAAAATTTGGACGAACGGTACGTGCTCAAATCAGGTATTTTGATGAGTCATCGCGCTGCCGGTCAGTTTTCCGGTTCTTTTGGCGGAACTGCCCCCTCCCAGCTGGATAGTCGTGTTCGTTTGTGGACGCAGATCACTAAGGAAATGGATGAAGCTACGGTAGCCCGCACCAATGGTAAACAGACCCTTAGTAGCTATCAGGCAGCCTATAGCCCAGAACTTTGGGTTACCGGACAGGAAGCTGTAAATCAGGGGTATGCTGATGCGGTCGTTAAGGTTAAGTGCGGAAAGGATCTCACCGGCACTACGAAACATGAGACAGAATTTTTAGGTCTTCCGGTTTCTTACGAGCTTGATGCTTGCCCACTGAATAGCTCTCCGATGAACATCCACTTTGGATTTATCTTTGGTGTTTCACAGGACTACATTGATCGAGTAAAAGAACAGTTCCTATCTGGATACCAAATGAAGATGAGCACTCCCCTTCCACTGGTGTTCTAAGTGCCTCTCATCTCCTATTCTTGCATCTGTGGTGAAACTACTAAGAAGTATCTGAAGCTGGCTAAGGATGCGGCCTCTTCAGTTACGTGTAAGTGCGGGTTAGAAGCGAAGAAGGTCTTTGGAACCACCTCAAATAGCTATAAAGTAACCATCGATCTTCCAGGCATGAGTAGGGCCATCGAAGTGCTTCCCGATATCCAAGAGATCAATGACGAGAGGTCAGCCAGGGACTACACCGAAGACCAGGATTGACAAACTCTTCCTTTTATGAGAGGATGGCTAGATGACGCTCGAATGCTTAGACCCAACTCGCTGCACCCCCTCTGATTTTCTCTCCATGTGTCCCAATTGCATGCTTAACCTGGAGAAATTGGCGATAATGAATGCTGCCAATATGGGGGTGCCAGATTATTTCTACATCACGTTGACCACATAGAGGCGCTGCGAGGGAAGAATGTGTGCGGGCTTCATGTTCCTTGGAATCTACAAATTTTGACCGCAAAAGAAAACATGAGTAAGGGCAATAGAGGCTCTTGAGTAGAACCTACAAAGACACAAGATATACTTAATAGGACAAACCCTTAATGTTGATCCCCAAATCTCTCACTCTAGCAAATATTGGCCGGTTCGTAGAACCCCAAACTGTAGACTTTACGAAACTTGGATCGCTCGTTCAAGTTGAGGGTATCAACAATAATACAAATGGCAGTTCGGGCGCAGCCAAAAGCACTTTATTTAAATCTTTCAATTGGTTATTAGGACTTGACGGCCCCTCAACTACTATTTTACAATCTCGCCTAACTAAAGAGCATATTGAAGTCTCGGGAATATTCGACTATGACGGTCAACCCCTCAAGATCTCTCGCGGTCGTAAACTTTCGATCGAACTGAATGGCGTATTAACTACCGGTAGCTCCAAGCTAACAGAAGAGCTTCTAGATTCAATCATTGGAATGGATCGAGATCTATTCTCTAAAATCTTGCATAAGAAGCAGGGTTCAGGCGGATTTTTTTTGGAACTTGGACCAAGTAAAACCTACGAATTTTTGACCAAATGCCTTAGCCTGGACAAAGAGCAGGCAAAGATCACAACACTAGACCTTCGCCTGGACACTCTCGCCAAAAAGGAAGCTTCCCTAAAATCCGATATCGAATCTAACAAGTCAGGCCTTGAAGCCACTCAAAACGCCATTTTTAGCCTTGGCTCTGCTCCCAGTGGTCCAAATCCCGATTCGTTAGCGCTTCTCAAACAAGCTCACGTTCAAGCAACTGATACCCATCGGCTAGTGGTCGAGAGTCTAAAAGTTCAAATGGAAGAGCTTGAGAAGTCTAGGCCTCAAGTCACCGTTACTCCATACGATCGGTCCAAAATCGTCCAACTGGAACTAGAAATCGACCAAGTAAAGACACACGTAGCCCAACTCGAAAAAGCAGAGCATGATAGGCAATCCGAAGTCAAATCTAAGATCTCAGAGCTTCAGATCCTGGCTTCCAAACTAGGACAATCTGAGATTACTAGGCAAAACGACATTAAGACCCAAATTTCCAGTCTTAGGGTAGAGATCGCCAAACTTCAGGGGTTGGAGCAAAGTAGGCAAAGTAACGCTAAGTCTTTCGTTTCAGCTCTACAGATCGAGCTGATCAAGGCCCAAGCTCTGGTAGCGCAAGGAGTTAAGGCTAAGGAAGAGGCTACAACCCTTGCTAAGGAGCTGCAGAAAGTAAAGACAGCTCTGTGCCCTACCTGTGAACGCGGCGATTGGGTTAACGATGCTTGTAAGGCCAAGGAAGCGGAGATCCTTGGTAAGCTGCTAGAATATAAGAAAACGATCATTGCTGGGACTGAAGCTTCCGGTAAGATAACTACCATTAACGAGCAGTTGGAATTCTATAAAGAAGGGGCTAAACCTAGGCATCCTACTGATCAGATCGATCTTACTAAGAAAATCGCTGAATTAGAGGAAGATGCGAATCCTAGGGTGATCCCGGAAGTGTCCGAGCTTAGCTATCAGGTAGAGCATCTTAAGAGCGAACTTAGCCCCAAGATAGACCCGAAAGTTGTAGATTTGGGCCATACTCTTACCGCAACCACAGCCGTCCTTGGACATGAAAGGGCCTTCGAAAGAGACCACCAGTTTAAAGAGAACGCTAAATCACAACTTATACTTGTTAATTACGCGCAAAAACAAACCGAACTCCGTAAAGAGCACCAATTTGCAGTGAAGTTCGCGCAAGACGCTGAGCAAAAGGCTCTCCATAGTCTTCGGGAAGTAGAATACGCCTTTAAGTCTTTTAAGGAAGCTAAGGCTAAGTTCGACCAATCCCAGGTGATGTTGGGGATGCAAGCTTCCACCTACCAGAACGAGATTGAACGGATTACTACCGAGTTACAGTATACCAATGAAGAACTTGAACTTGCCTTTTGGTCGAAAGAGGCCGTTAAGTCATATCTCTCCTGTTCCTTTGAAAGCGCCCTAGAAAGCATTGGAGATGAGGCTACTCGAAGAATCCGTAGGCTCCCAAATATGCAGACTGCCACTTTGCAATTTGATGGACTAAAAGAGAATAAGGACGGTAAGGTTAAAGAAGAGGTGAATGCCATTCTTTCCATGGACGGGGAATTGGGGATACCCGTAAAGAGTCTGTCTGGCGGGGAGAGGTCTTCTGTGGACTTAGCCGTAGATCTTAGTGTGGTCAGGTTTATCGAAGAGACCACCGGTAAGGGGATTAACGTGATGTTGCTTGACGAATTCACGAACGGCCTGGATACTGTCAATATTATTGAAGCCCTTGAAATGTTAAGGGATAGCAATCCGGATAAGCAAATTCTTTTAATCGAACATAGTCCGGTAGCATCTCAATTTATTGACTGTAAGTTGATAGTAGTAAGAGACGGATCAACGAGTAAGATTACTCAATAGCTATGAAAATTTGCAAGGGATGTAAGGAAAATAAAGAATCGTATGAGTTCTGCAAAGAAAGCAGAGTTCGTGATGGGCTTCAAGCTAAATGTAGGAAATGCGTTAATGAACGCGCTAGGTTAAAGGCATCAGCTCTTTCCCCAAAAAAGACCCCTCTTCCCATCGATTTAAAGAGGTGTTCTAAGTGTAGTATAATTAAGCACATAAATGAATTCGGTAAAAGCAATGGTAAGCCGATATCTAAGTGTAAAGAGTGCGCTAATAGTGACTCTAAAATCAGGAGATTGAAAAATCCGCAAAAGTGTCGCGAAATCGACAAGAAAAGCTACAGAAATCGTAAAATTAAGAAATCTCAATTACCAGAAATAAAGGCGTACCAGAAGGAATACTCCACAAAGAATAGGCGAAAAATCACCAAACAACAATCTCAAAGACTAAACGAAGATCCTACCTTAAAGCTAAGTAAAAATTTAAGGAATCGATTATTGCAAGCCATTAAAGGAGAGTATAGGTCTGGATCCGCCGTAGATGATTTGGGTTGTACGATTAAAGAGCTTAAAATACACATAGAGTCTCTTTTTTACCCTCACCCTATTACCAACGAACCAATGACATGGGAAAATTGGGGAAGGCTTTCTGGAAAATGGCAAATAGATCATATAATGGCGCTACTAAACTTCGATCTTACCGACAGAACTCAATTTTTAAAAGCAAGCCACTATACGAACCTACAACCCTTATGGTTTGAAGATCATGTCAGAAAAACCGCTACAGATTTTATAAGTCGAGACGGTAGATGAACAGGTCCGCTATCATCCATCCATCGAGCGCAGGGTGATTCTTAGATAACGATATTAAGTGGACTTACCTCTAGAATCGTGCAACAATAGAAAAATGGGCAAAATGGTCATTCTTGAACTCACAGAAAAAGAAGCAGAGCTGGTTCAAAAACTAGCATTGAATTATGGCCTTATTCCTAGAAATAAGGAAGTTGAAGATTTTACCGATTATGAGCGTAGGATCGATAACACAAAAAATATCTCCGATAAGGTAGATCTAGCTCTTAAGTCTCAACCCGAATTCCCCATCACAGACAAAGACCTAATGCACATTATATCTATGGCCAAAGATCAGTATCTGGCCTTACCAGCAGATCTGCATATTTCTAACAAAAAAGTGAGAGAAGACGATTTTAAGCACATTTCTCTTGCTTCTGCGGTCGTAGTGTGGCTTAATAGTAAAAACCTGCTAAAGAGACTCGCAGGATTTGAATTTACGGATCACGCTTACGATTTTGAAGATACTAACGAATAAGGAGACTATATGTTTGATACGCACAAACTTAACGAAAAAGGCTTTGAACAAGTAAAGGCATTCAAGACTCTTATGTCCGATGCGGTATATCGGGCACTTACCTATTTGCCAGAGAGTCGAGAAAAGTCTATCTTCGTAACTAAGCTTGAAGAAGCCATGTTCTTCGGAACTAAGGCTATCGCATCCAATCCTGAAAACCACACTGAAGTAACCAAATACTAGGAGAATCGAATGGCACGTCCAAAAGGTAGTAAGAATACTGGCCCTCTCACTGAACTGCAGAAGCTCGCAAAGAAGATCGGTCCTGACGGAGATGACGTCATTGCTGAACTTGAAGCGGCAGACGTTGAGGCCTTGAATAAGCGCATTGCACAAGCTAATCAAAGCATCTCAGACACTAAGGCTGAACTGGAGTTGAACGAAGACTACCAACAGGCCAAATCCGATGTTAAGCTTCTTTCCTCTGGGCTGTCCGAAGTGAAGAAGCGGCAAAACTCGATTATTGCTGTGGCTGTATCTTTCCGGAAAGCTAAAGGGGCAGCATGATCCCAAAAGCTGAAGATTCCAGGAAAATGTCGGAAAACATTCGGAAGGCCGTGTATAGCCTGGAAAAGATCCTTGAAAGAGCCGAAAATGTAATCGCGCACGCAACTAACGCCGGATATTGCGCTGCAAGTCTATCCAGTGACGATATTGCACGATTCGATCAAAAAACGCTAGAGCAATTGGAAAAAGAACTTATATCCTTAGGGTACATCGTATACAAATATAGTACCTCCTTTGGAGAAACACCTAAATGGGATAACGTCTCTTATGTCGGAATTAATTGGGACAAAGTATGATCTTTTGGACTATCAACCAGGATGCTGGTCTATTTACTTGGTTGACCTACGGTGTCTCAATGGTTCCGCTTGCTTTAATAGCATTAGCTCTCATATTAAGCTGTAGAAAATGATTGAAAAGGAACGTATTTTATCAATAGATATGAGTACAAAAACGGGCTGGTCTTCCGTAGTAAGTACCGTAGATGGAGTGGAACTAGAGGAATACGGTACTATTCCAGCTATCCACCAGCCCAAAGGGGAATACCCCGGAGTATTCGTAGACTGGGCTGAATTGGTGTTTACTAAGATCGACGAACTCGTTAAGCGCTTTAAACCAGATGTCTTAGTGATCGAAGAAACATGTGCTGGCTCCAAAGGTGTGTACACGCAAAAAATACTTGAATTTTCCCATTTTTTGCTTGCAAAATTCATTAGAGATAGTAAGATCAAATCAGTGTATTTGTTGACTGGTGCCTGGAGAAGTGAAGTTGGATCTAAAATGACCAAAGAGGAATCTGCCCATAATAAGTACGTTAAGGAATACAAGGAAAAGCACAATTCTAAGTTCGCATACGATATAAACGGTAAACTGATCGGTAAACTTACTAAGAAGCACATCAACGTTAGACGAGCAAACGAGGTATTTGGTAAGTTTCTGAAAAAACCTCTTATCAAAAAAGACGAAGATCAGGCAGATTCTCTCTTACTTTCATATTGTTATCATCTTCGCCGTTTGAAAACCTTAGAACGCCTTAAAAAGTTTGAAGAAATTGATCTATTTGAAGATAACTACGACAAGGAGACAGAATGACTTTAGGACAACTTGTATCTGGATTCATCGTCTCCGTAGTGGCCTTATTTGTGGTTTTGTACATTACTGGGAGAGAAGATAAATGACTCTTTACGGATTAATTGATGCTCATTTTCAAGATTTTTGTTTTATGACATGTATTGTATCGTCTGCTATTGCGGGAGCATTTTGTTTCTGTTTTTATTGGAGTAAGCAATGAGTGGATTTTGGGATAAAAAAGCAATTACTACTCAAGAAACTGCCTACCAGCAGGCCCAACAGGCACTTCCAGCTCAACCAATCGTTTTGGATGAGGAAGCCTTAGCTGAAATTCAGGAAAATGAAGAATATGACGTATTTGAGGAAGAAGACGACGACATGTCTTCGGTCCTTTCTGATGCCAACCTTCGCCTAGAGCAAGGGCGTCTCTACCAAATGATCATGAACTCTGATATCTTTGGAGAAACTGACGCTGACCCAAAAGCTATCAAGAACGTTAGCCGGGAAATGAGAAAATTCGCTAGGGATCGAATGGAAACCATGCTTGGTATGCGCCAGGAAGAAGCGACACAGAAAACTATCGTTTCTTCTCCCTTTAACGACATGGAAGTAACAGTCCTCAAGCTTTTGGCCTCAAAAATGTCTAAAGGTGCCACTGAAGAACAAGCTCCGGTGCAACCTCTGATTCAGGCTCCTCCTAAAAAGGATGGAATTACAGCTATCTCTGGAACTACAAGACCTAAGGCACCAGCGCCTCTCAAACGTGAATCTAAGCCTATCCAAAGGGCTCCACAACCTAAGATGACTGCTAAGCCTACTGCGACCTCTGCTATCAAATCCGAAGAAGATACTAGACTTACTAAAGCTATTTCTGAAATGACTCCAGCCGAACTTGCCGAGTACGATAAAAAAGCATCTGAAATTCACGCTAGGAAGCACTCTGCCATGCCGCCAAATCTGATCCCGCATCCTAGCCCACAACAACTCGAAGCTATCTATACTGCCCACGCAAATCAATTATCTGGTCCAGGAAGTGCCCTAGGCAATGTCATGGCCCTGATGAATAAACGCTGAAATGTCTGAAAATAACCAAACCTAAGGAGCCCTAAATGTCTGAAAATAAAGCCGATACTCGTACTGCTACTCAACGTATTGAAGATCTTGAAAAAGTCCTCACTGTTCTTTATCAAGCTGCCCAGCGCCACGAAGACATTCTTGGTGGACTCGGTGGTCTGAAGAACGATATGACTCTCGTAAAGGATGCGCTTAAGCTCATCAATAAACGGACTGATGCTATCATTCAATCCGCAAGCTCTGACAGTGGAATCACGTCTGCATCTGTCGATACTCTCGTAATCCAAATGAACGTTGCCGAACTCGTTCAACAGACTGCAAACTATGTTACTGCTGGCCATCTTGCCCCTACCGATACTATCGTTGACAACACGTTTGTTGTCTGTGAAGAGCATAATTCGGACGGTAAGGTGATCAATCCTCGTATTCAGTTCAAGTTGGATACGCAAGATCCTGCTACTCAGGAATCTCTTAAGGGTAAGAAAGCCGGGGACACTGTTTCCTTCGGGGAAAATAAGTTCACAGTTAAGGTCCTGGAGGTTTACAGCCTTTTGGATCCAAACGCCCCTAAAGCTGCGGACCCAGCTCCTGAGGCTCCTGCACCAGATAATTCTACGGGCTCTACAGAGCCTACGACTACGGCTGAAACGACTCCAGAAGCCCCTGCAGAGCAAGCAGCGCCCGCTGCAGCCACTGAAGCTAATCCTCTTCCTCCTGAGACCCCAGTTGTCCAATTCGTCCCTTCTGAACCTGGTATGATGGTTACGGCGCAATAAATGGCTAAGAAAAAAACCGCCCCAACTTGTAATTTTAAGGGATGTAAAACCGCCCGTAAATCTAGTACGAACGGTAGTTGGGGCGGATTTTGTGGGTTTCATACTAGGAAGGCGACCATAAACGCTTTCTTAGGAGAACTATACAGCCGTATCCTCTCCAGAACGAGAGGAAAAAAAACAAAGAGACCAGACCTTTATTTTAAGCTTCCTATTATGTCTAAAGAGGTCTTCATGAGTTGGTCTAAAAACCATCCCGATTTTCTAAGGCTCTATAAACAGTGGAAAACTAGCGATTTCGATCGTAGACTTACCCCCACAGTCAATAGGATGAATTCTAGCAAGGGGTATACGCTCGACAATGTGGAATGGCTTACTAATTCACAAAACTGTGGCCTATCTGGATCTGTAAGGCAAGCCAAAAACAGACAAGCTGTCTACGAACTTTTAGGAGTAAAATAATGTCCAAATCTACCAAACTTGAAAAAATTCTTCTCATCCCCGATTGCCATCACCCATACGTAGATAAAAATGCCTGGAATTTGATGCTTAAAGCTGCCAGGGAATTTAAGCCACAACACGTTGTTATCATGGGAGATTTTGCGGATTTCTATGGAGTCTCAAGCCATAGCAAAGATCCTAATCGGGCTCTTAAGCTTAAAGAAGAAATCGAAGCCACCAAAGACGCTTTGGACGAAGTTAAAAAACTGGGAGCCAAGAACTACCACTTTGTTTCCGGTAACCACGAAGACCGTCTTGAACGATACCTGCGTGATAAGGCTCCAGAACTGTTTAACTTCATCTCCATCCCTAAGATCCTGGAGCTTAAGGAAAAGGGTTTCTCTTACACTCCCTATAAGCAATCTCTCAAGATCGGTAAGCTGAATATTACCCACGATACGGGAACTGCTGGTCGTTACGCCCACTACAAGTCTTTGGATGCATTTCAATCCAATGTGGTTATCGGACATACTCATCGCATTGGATATGTGGTCGAAGGCAATGCAAGCGGCGAGCGCCATATGGGCGCAATGTTGGGCTGGTTAGGAGATATTAATGAGATCGATTATCTCCATCAAATTAAGGCCCGGAAGGACTGGTCACATGGATTTGGGGTTGCCTATCTAGATCCTAAAACTCAAGCCGTTTACGTGGTTCCAACCCCTATTGTTAATGGGACCGTTGTTATCGAAGGAAAGCTTGTTTCTCTTTAACAATCTCTTGTGATATACTAAGTTTAGGAGTCAAACCTAAACATGGGCCTCACAACAGATCTAGATAAGCTCAGTCGTGCTATCAAAGATGCCGATATTAGCCTTTTCTCTGTCAAAGCTCGTATAGAGCAACTAGACAAGGAAATCGCTATATTAGCTCCTCGTAAGAACGAACTTGAACAAAATATAGAATTTCTTAAAAAGCAGGATACTATTCCTCTAGCTCAGGAATTTAAGAAATCCAAGGCTGAACTCGCTAAGACATCATCTAGGCTTAATATTATCGTATCTGAACGAGTAAAGGTTTATCAGGCATCTTTAGATATAGAGATGGCCATTGCCAAGTTTAAGCGAGACCACGACCAATTGATTATTGGTAGTGAAAACAATATTTTGAAGATTGATTTCGGGGGCAAACGTGGAAAAAGATGAACTAAAGCAAAAAATCATGGAAGATGAAGATTTTATCAAAGCGCCTAAATACGCAAACAGCTTGAATAGATTTTTAGCCAAGAACGAACGAAAGCTTGACAATGGGGCCATAGGTAGGTTACTCTTGATTACGGAAGAAGAGGTAGACCAGCTCTACGAACAATCCATAGTCGAGTTGCGCAAGGAGATGGTAGATGGTGAAGACGGAGAAGGTAGTCGCGAGTAACGGTGATACGATCCTAACGCTCCGTTACGAACTTGGACATCTCTATATCCGCGATCCAGAGGAGGGATGGTCCTCCGATCTTTGGCCAGATCAAGTAGAGCAGCTTTATAGCGCTTTAGGTAGATTTTTGGGCAAAGAATCATCTCCTGGAGAGCCATCTTGAAAATAGATCTATACTCTGATGGTTCCGCTCAAACCAAGGCCACCAATGGCGGTTGGGGTTGGGTGATGGTCGTAGACGGTATTAAGTATTCAGAAGGATCTGGACACGAGAAGAATGTCACCAACAACGATATGGAGCTAGCTGGCGCAATTCAAGGCCTAGCTGAAGTCCTTAAATTCGTTAATAGAAGTAGAGAGGCCAACGCCGAAACTTCTCAGGTAGATTTCGATGTAACACTCTGTTCCGATAGCCAAATCGTCCTTGGTTGGGCAGACGGATCTTTTCGCTTCAAACAAGAAGAGAAAATGGAGAAATTCAAACAACTCCAATTTCTGGTCAAACGTCTAAACATTAAAACTCGTTGGGTAAAAGGCCATAGTGGAGACCCTAACAATAGTAGATGCGACCGGCTTGCTAATTTGGCTCGTAAGCAGATTAAAGAAGCGGCCTCAGATCAAGTTGAGAACAAAACGCAATCAGCCATTGGAACTAAGCGCACCGACGTTGTAAGTTTGTGGTACAAGGGTCTTTTAAAAATCATTGACTTTGAGACTGGAGTAATAGAAGATTATAGCCGGGAAGCTCACGGTAAACGTGGATCCGTACTTGAGATTAGAGAGGCAAAAGAACGATGAAAAAGCATTACCATATTTTTAAAATAGCGTTAGGTCTATTTTTGACCATAAATGCCGTTATTACCGTGAATAAAGACAATACTACAGTAAATCTAGTAACCGGCATTATTTGGTGTTTTCTAACATCCCTTTTTATCGACAATCTTTTGGAGAGTAAGCGTAAATGAGCGATCAATACTTTTGTTGCATGGACAGCGAAACTGGTGGGCTCCGAGCTAAGCAAAATGACATCTTAACTCTGTACATGGCCATGACTGACGAAAACCTTAAGGTCTTGGAAGAGCTAGATCTAAAGCTCAAACCTAACGATAGGTTGCCAGTATGTGATCCGCAGGCGATGGCCGTGAACCACATCGACCTTCAAAAACATTTATCCGACCCAAACACTGTGACCTACGCTGAAGCTAAGGTCAAAATCATCGCTTTTGCTAAGAAGTATCTCAAGAAGCGTGGGCGCTATAGTAACCTCATTGTTCTTGGTCAAAATGTTATGTTTGACTTGAAGTTCATTTGGGAGTACATTATTCCAGAAGAGGAGTGGGAAGGATTGTTCTCCTATAATGTGGAAGATACGAAGACATCGGCCCTATTCCTGAAACGATGTGGGTGGCTGCCCAAGGAAATCGGTACGTTGAAGAGCATGGTTGAATACTTCAATATTCCACGCCGGGAAGCTCATGAAGCGAAGGGAGACGTGCATATGACAATCGATGTATACAAAGCCATGCTTTCTTTGATGGATTCAAAGAAAAATGGTGGGTCTACTCAGGACATTATTTCCTTGCTGGAGGCAGAATGAAAACTGGATACTATATTCCCATTTATAGTTGGGGACCAAACCCTTCTGAAGTAGCGGGATCTAGTACTGGCGCTACTTTATACTGGGAGCTTAAGGATCTTTGGGGCTTTGAACCAGATGCGGTGGGATATTTCGAAGTTTTTGGCAATATTCCTACTCAGGAAGAGTTCGAGGAAAGCCAAAAATGAAACTCCTATTCGATTGGTGCCATCTCTTCAAAGACGACGATTGGAATTGTAAACTCGGCCTTGATTGGTACGGGTTTGAGCCGATTGTAGGCTGTAGAAAGGACCTAGAAGGTTCTAAGGGCTTCACTGTCGTTCTCTACGCCGTTTGGTGGCGCTATTCCTTGACGTGGATTCATGACTATGCTAAATATAGTGCTAGGATGAATTATAGACATTCAGACACCATCAAACGCATATCGGACTTAAAAGAGCGAATCGAAGCTAAGAGAGCGAAAAAAGAATGACCCTAAAAGTTTCGCCGCATCAGCACGTAGAGTCAGCCCTTAGCGGTTCTACTCTTTCCTCAATGATTTCTAGAGCCATAGAGCTTAAACGAGAATACTTCTCCTATACAGATCTAGGACACCTCAGCTCTGCGCTCAAAACCTACCAATCAGTTAAAAAGGCTGGACTTAAGCCTATCCTTGGCCTCGAATTCTACCTAAAGGACCCCTTGGACGAACTAATTCAAGGAACCCCCGCAGATCGGTGTAAATACTTCACTTCTACTATCTATGCCAAGGACCAAGTTGCATACCAAGAATTGTGCCGTACTGTTTCTCGCACTGACTTTCCCACTATCGAAATTCAGGGTGAAGTTCAGTCCCTATTTGATTGGAAAACCCTAGAACACCTTTCTAAGTTCAACACCCTTCTCGTTCTTGGTGGACCTCACGATTTGGTAGGGAAATGCTTGCTCGCATCAGACGCAAATCTTGCGGAGCAAGTCTTTCTTAATCTCCGCAAAATGTTCGGTGACAGGCTATCGGTTTCATTGATCTGCGAACCCTGGAGTAAGAAATTTACGTCTGTCGTAAAAATCGATTTTCAAGACGGCAGTAGCGATTCCCTCCTAGCCACGGACATGGTCAAGACGGATAAGGCCCGAAATATTAAAGCTATTGACCTGGTAATTCGGTCTGGACATGCCAAGATCGAATCCAAGATTTCAAATGGGGTCTACCACAATGTCGGCAAGTGGATCGATAAGGTAAAAGAGCACCGTGGATTTCTTCCTTTGCCTGTGGATGTGACACTAGAAATCAATAAATTTTTACTTGAAATGTCCAAAAAGCACAGTGTTCTGGTATTGGCTTCAGATTACGCCTTTTACTCTGAGAAGAGCGATAAGATCGTCCAAACGATGATTTTGGCCGGAAATGGAATTCTTAAGTCTGACCTTCATATGAAAACTGAAGAGGAATTTTCAGGGTATCTATTGAAAGAGATGGGTCTAACTCAGGAAAAAACTTCCGAGATCTTATCTAACAACAATGATTGGGCTAAGAACTTTGATAGCTTCGAGCTGAAATATGAGTGGCGTTTGGCCGACAGCGATGGTAACGCTCTCCAACAGTGCATGGAAATTATCAAAGCCAAGGGGCTAATGCGCTGGCAAGACCCCATCTGGACTTCGAGACTAAAGGAGGAAGTCCTCGTTATCGCTAAAAATAAAGTAAAGGATCTCTCCCCCTACTTTCTCCCCATTCATGACGTTATCTCCCACTACGAAGAAAACGGCAGACTTTCTGGGCCAGGCCGTGGGTCTTCGGCTGGAAGTTTGATTGCATACCTTATGGGTATTACGAAAGTTCCCCCTTTTAAGTATGACCTCAGCTTTGGTCGTTTTTATTCTACCGATCGAATCGAAGCCCTTAAATTGGCCGACATCGATAGCGATCTTGAGTCTCGCGATCTCCTAACCGGGGAGGACGGTAAGAGCGGATACCTCTACCATCGATGGGGAAACAAAGCAGCGCAGATCTCTACGAGAGGAATGTCCAGGCTAAAATCTTCCATTAAAGACGTAAATCGCTATTTTAAAGGCTCTGTCGAAAAAGAAATCGAACAACTCTGTAAGAAGCTTCCAGATGCAGGACAGGGGATTACGGATGAACAGTTCCTATTTGGCTTCCAGGACGAAGATGAAAACCATATCGATGGACTATTTGAGACATCTGACGCCTTAAAGAACTATGCCGCCACTCGTCCAGCAGAGTGGGACGTGGTGCAAAAAACATTAGGAATTACGAGAAATTTTTCGGTCCATGCTTGCGCTTTTGTGGTTGCTGATAAGCCTATTTCAGATTTTGTTCCACTCAAAGAAGGCCATATAACTCAATATACCGCTTCCGAAGTGGAGACGGCTGGACTCGTTAAGTATGATTTCCTCGTTGTTTCTAACTTAAAAGATATTCGTGTATGTCTAGATCTCATCAATAAGAAGAACGGCGAAAACAATAAGGTTGGCCACTTCACTCACAAGGGCAATCCAACCTATATTTGGGACCTTCCAGAAGATCAGGAAGCCTATAAGAGTGTTTGGGATGGAGCTACAGAGTCTTGCTTTCAGATCAATACCCAGACGATGACCCCCTTTGTCAAAGAGATCATGCCTAAGAATATGGAAGACCTCTCCATCATTCTATCTCTGGTTCGTCCAGGCCCTCTCGATTACGTTATTGAAGAGACTGGTCGTAACATGGCGGAAGAGTACGTTTATCGTCGTAACGGTAATTCGTATGAAGATATTCCGATCCTAAAGGAGCTAATTCCTGAAACGTATTCAGTTCTTGTGTACCAAGAGCAAATCACCAAACTTGCAAAGCAGCTCGCTGGCTTTAGTGGTTCTGCTGCAGAAAATCTCAGAGAGGCCATTGGTAAGAAGAAACGCGCTGCCATGCTCAAGATCAAGCCCGAATTCATTAACGGATGTCTCAAATCCGGTAAAGTTACGGAAGATGAAGCCCAGCAACTTTGGGACCGAATTGTAACGTTTGGACGCTATGCTTTTAATAAGAGTCATGGAATTTCATATAGCTATATTACCTATGCTTGTATGTTCCTTAAGCATCACTACTTCCTTGAGTGGTGGACTGCAATTCTTTCCAATGCTACCCAGAAAGAAATCTCGGGAAAGCTTTGGCCTCACGTTAAGCACTTAATTACCAGTCCTGACATTAACCTCTCTACAGACCAAATGGAGATCGACTACGCCAATGGGAAGATCCGATCGAAGTTGGGGATGGTCCGAGGAATGCAAGAAAAGACCATTGACCCTATCATCGCTGGTAGGCCTTACTTGAGCATCCAAGATTTCGTCAATCGGGACGTTGCCGGGGCGGCTCTTTCACGTAAGCTCATCCACGTTGGTGTCTTGGATTCTCTTTTTCCTCCCAAGTCTAAGCTCCTGGATAAGTTACAGCTATTCGAAGACGCGGTGGAAATCCAGAAATACAATGAAAAGGTCGCAAAAGCTGCCAAAGAAGGTAAACTTATCAAGGCCTTGGAACCTAAAAAGGGTGAAATTCCAGAACAGTACCTTACCATAGAACAAGACCCTCTTAAAAATGCCGCTATTCAAAAGTCGATCCTTCCAAGCTTACTTGTGGGCCTTTATCATCTCGGACAGAACCATTCTAAGTGTATCCTAGGCCGCTCTAAGCCCTCTAAAATCATGACCAATCCTAATACGGGCTTGGAGACTCTTTTAGTATCTGGAGAGGTCCTACAGCGCTTAAATGAGCTTCCAGGAGAGGCCGTATCTGAGGATAAGATGGTAGCCGTTTCCGCCTTTATCGTAGATACTAAGGTTCAGGACTATAAGAACAATACCAAGCAAATGCTCAAGGTTGTAGCTGACTACGACGGATACGTTAAGGAGATGGTCGCTTGGCCAGATTACTTCAGCGGTGTTTTGTCGTATCCCCCAGAACTTAAGAAGGGGCAGATTGTAACCGTATTCCTTAAGAAGCGCGCCGGTAAGGACGGAGACTGCTCCATTCAGGATATTGTGATTGAAAGTAGTTGACTTTGGTCTCTATTAAGAGTAGGATTTAGCTATGAAGAAGTTCTTTCCGTTTATCCTTCTAATTCTGCTTTCAACCCTAGGATATGCGTCCCTAAAGACTCACTTTCATCGTAGCCATAAACCGCACAAGAAGATCCATGTTGCTATAGTGGACACGGGCTTAGATCTGAAAGATCCACGGTTTAAGGACCATCTCTGTCCTACTGGACATAAGAACTTTGTGCCGGGTGAGACTTTGGACGATATTAACAACCATGGGACTTTTGTGGCTGGACTTATTCAGAGATATGCGGACAATTCCGACTTCTGTCTGCTGATATATAAGTACTATTCAAATGCTGCCTCTGGAGAACAAAACCTACAACGAGAAGCCTTGGCCATGCAAGAAGCAGTCTCAAATGGTGCGGATATTGTTAACTATTCCGGAGGCGGACCAGAATTTAATGAAGAGGAGTTTTTGATTATTCGTAACCACCCTAAAACTATTTTCGTTGTAGCTGCTGGGAATGAACATCAAAGTCTAGACGTGTCCGGAAATGAGTTCTACCCCGCTTCTTATTTTCTGAAAAATGAGCACGTTGTTAGCGCCAACGCTATCGATGGATTCCGCCTAGGTTCTTCTAATTGGGGTAGTCGAGTAACGGATTCTGAACTTGGCGATAGTGTTCTATCCTTTCTTCCTAACGACCTTATAGGGATCATGTCAGGTACTTCGATGGCCTGCGCAATTTTTTCTGGGAAACTTGTTGACAGGATGTCACGAGATGTGCAATAGTTAGTCATCGAGGTTATCCAATGGCAGTTACTGGAACAGATTTCAAAGTAATGAAAGAAAAGAAATTGGACAAGGATACAACCCTAGTCATTAAGAAGAACGTAATGAACGGTCGTATCTTCGTAGAATTTACCTCTAGCAATCCACGAATTGTCTTGCAAAAGAACTTCCAAGACAACTATGATGGTAAGAACCTATCTGAAGCTTTTGCAAAAAGTATAAAGAGTACAGAGCAGCTTAGAGCGTATTTTGGAATCAAAAATAAGGAGAACGAATAATGTCATTGTCTACTATTCTGAAAGAAATTGAAACCCATCGTCCTAATTCCCTGATCGATGTCGATAAGGGGCCAAAAGAAATGTATGGTGGTCGTAGGGGTCTCAAACTCAATGCCACCGAATCAATCAAGCGCCTTCGCCTTCAGTTTCGCACCGAATTGATGGCCCAAGTAGCTTTTATCGTGGTTACTGGTTCCAATAGGGACAAGTTTACGGAAGTGGCTTCCACCGATGAATTTGGATGTTTCTCTGTAGATCCAGACGACTTCTTTAAGGATCTCACGTCTCGTATCGACAAGACCCTTTTTGGCCGTGAAACCACTCGGAATCTCTTCAACATTGCTACCAATGTCTTGGAAGATAAGGCCCTTGAGCTTGATATCAATTCGTATCCCATGTTGCACTTCGGCGAGAAGTACAATACTACCGCTCGTACTCCTGAAGAATTTGTTCCTATTGTTCGTAATGCCGTAACCGAACAAGTTGGTTCTGAATTGGTTGGGGTTAGCGCTGTATATTCCGTAGTGGACAAAGCTATCGAAAAAGGATACAATGCAACTGTAACTCCAATTATCCTGAATACTCCGGATGAACAGTTCGCGCTGGATTTGTTTAAGAATCTTAAGAAACATACCCATACGGACGGTATGAGTCGAGGATTGACTTCAAAGGTCTTCCTGGTAGCGGCTGGGAAAACTTCAAAAGAGCTTAAGGGTACCTTGGGAGCTTTTGCGGTTAAGGATGCCAACGAAAGTTCTGTTGGCCAGACCTTGACTGCTATCCGTTCTAAAATTGTGAGCTGATATGAAATTGACTACCAAAAACACTAAGGGTAAGATAGTAAAAATCAAAGACTGTATGGGGAGATACATTCCACACTGTTTTGCCTATAATACCTTAACTCGGGAAGCCAGCCTGTTTATCCATGCAAAAGCTGGGAAAAAGGACAGTATCGTTACTGCTCGAAAAAACGATAAAGGGTATGTTTTGAAAGTTAAGGTAGTAATTCCAGGTTCTTACGCTGAAGTTAATGGTAAACGATTTTAATTAAAATAAAGGAAAATATTATGTCAGATTTTTTTGGTACCCCAGCTTATGGTCAGAATGGTAATAGCAAATTCAAGAAAAAGGTCTTCTTTAGTTTGGACACTGGAGACGAAGCCTTCCGCATCTTGCCTCCTATGGGCGCTCTCCGAGAAAAGAATGTTTGGAGCCGTTATTTTTCAGTAAACTACGGCTACAAGAACATGGCCGGTAAGATGCGCAGCTTCTTGAGCACTCAGGCCAAGAAAGATAAGGTTATTGTCAACCGAGATGCAGCATTGGACCGCTTGAATACCCTTAAGGAAGCATTGGAGAAGATCAAGCTGGAACCGACTAATCCACAATTCCCTACGCTCTTCGCTCTGGTTGGACAAGGAAAGGGTCATAAACCGGTCTATAATGTCGATAACAATCACCACATGTGGGTAGTCGATCTCAATGGGACTATTGGCATTCTTAAGCTTAAGCATAAGACCAAAGTGAAGTTGGATAATGAGATTGACAAGCTTCGTGCTGAAGGGATTGACCCTCTTTCTGTTGAAAACGGTCGATTCTTCGTGTTTAATCGGGTCGTTGCTGGTCGTGATACCGACGTGTCTATCAAGGTCTATAAAGAAAAGGTCGACGTCCCAGGATTTGGTAAAGTTGAACGAGATTTTGTTCATTCCATCACCCCCGATTTGGAAATGAAGCTTCGGTCTGAAGTGGTTAGCCTAGATACCCTCTATCAGGTCATCACCGCCGAAGAAGTGGCTCAGATTGTCGCCGAATCGGACCTTAAGACCGGTAAAAGCCCTGCTTGTGACCGCATCTTTGATGCTCGTTGGAAGGCAGAAGCTGACGCTCGTAAGGCAGCTGCCACTCCAAATGCTGGCGTTGTTGCTCCGTTGGCCTCCCCAGTGGCTCCTAAGGCCCTACCAGCAGCTCTAGAGACATTGGATGAGCCGGATGAAGGGTACACCCCTCCAGCGGTGACCGCCACGGTAAAGCCTGTTAATAACCTTCCTACTACTTTGGCTGTTGTAGCTAAGGCTGCTCCCGCTACCGTTGTGACGGTCGCCACTCCTCAGACTCAGGCCCAATACATTGCGGAGCAACCCGATAAGGACTTCTTCGCTTCTATTGGGGTTGAGGTCTAAATGGAATTAAATCCAGAAACTGATCTGTCCATTGATGTTGCGAATTTAAGCTCTGAGTTTAAAGTATTTCCCTTGAAATTCTATCGATATTGCCTTCATAAGGCTAAGGTGGAACTTCAAAGGGACGTAGCTAAGGCTAAACTTAAGGAAGCAAGGGCCGTCACCTATAAGAGGATTAAGGGCGATACCACCAAAAAATGGACCGAGAACAGTATGGAAGCCGAAATCGACACCGATCCAGTAGTTCTGGCTGCTCAACTTACCTTTATGAGAGCCGAACACGATGCTGCCACTTGGTGTGGTGCGGTAGATTCAATGAAAGCTAAAAAGGATATGTTGATGCAAATAGGGGCCGACGCTAGAAAAGAAAAATAGGTATGATTAAAGAAAAGGAAGTTGAGATTATAGTGTCTCAAAATATGATAAAATACCTAAAAGATTTGGGGTACGAACTGCCTACCCATATCTATAGAGGAGTAGTGAAAACTATTCAAAACGTTCCATTTACCATAAAAGTAGAGCATTTGAAACCAAAATCTAGTGTAAAAATTACTAGGATTTGTGACAATTGTAAAGAAGAAAGAATTGTTTCTCGCGCTAAATATAAACCTCTTTGTTTTAAGTGCTCCACCTATAAAATAGGGTTAGCGCTAACCGGAGAAAATAATGGGATGTTTGGTAAAAAGGGGGAATTATCTCCCAGATGGAATCCAAATATAAGTTCTGAAGAAAAACTAAATAACCGTAGAAGATTTTATTCAAAAGAGCTTCAACGTTGGTCTAAATGGGTAAAGGAGTTGTACGATTTTACTTGTCAGAAATGTAAGATTAGAGGCGGAGCATTAGTCTCCCATCACATAGAATCTTGGGATGCTTGTATTGAGTTAAGACACGATATTTCAAACGGTATTTGTTTTTGTAACGAGTGCCACCTGGATTTTCATAGAATTTATGGAAAAGGTAATAACAGTAGAAAACAGCTGATAGAATTTTTAGAGGAAAAATAAAATGGCAAAAGAACAAGTGTCCTTGGTAGATCGTATTCGCAATCGTCTGAATGAAAGTAGCGGCAAAGAACTGGTTAAGACTTTCGGTGAGGGGGATGAACTTCTCCAGGTTAAGTCTTGGATTCCTTTGAAGCCTTTCTTTAAGCTTGGAACTGGTGGGGATGGGTTTCCTTGCGGCCACATCACCCAGATCATCGGTAAGCCAGATTCTGGAAAATCTACCCTCGCGATGGAGGGAATGGTTTCATGTCAAAAACTTGGTGGACAAGTATTTCTTCTTGATTCAGAGCATAAGTTCTCTATGGGTCGTCTCAAGTTGATGGGTGGCAAGCCAGAAGAGGTGATGGTTGTTCAGACCAATACTCTTGAGGAAGCTTGGGACGGATTCGAGAAAATCTTGCAAGAAGTAACTACCCTGCGAGAAGAAGGCGTTAAGACGCCAATGATGCTCGTGTGGGATTCAGTGGCCGCTTCCGTACCAGAATCGATTATGACTTCGGAATCTGGAGACTTTCATGTGGCAGTTGAAGCTAAGATGAACAATAAAAACGTTCGTAGGCTTCGTCAGCTAATTGAGAAGACTGAACTTGCTTGCGTATTCATCAACCACTACTATATGACTCAGCCAAAATCAAAGTACGAGCAGGCGGAACTAATTATTAAGGGTGGAGAGGAACTTGCCTTTCTTTCAACTTTGATCTTGCGTACCAAACAGGGCGCTAAGATTATGCGTACGGTTCTGGGCGAGGAACAACAGATTGGACGTGTTACCCGGTTCTTTGTCCATAAAGGACACTTCCATGGTCGGACCATTACAAAGGATGTCAATGTAGTGGACCTTGGAATCTTGGAGAGTGCGGAAGAATTGGCAGCATATCAAAAATCTCTTAGAGGAACACTTTAAGGGTTGGTCGGGTCGCTACCGGCCTGAACTGAGGACTTGCAGGTTAGCTCAGCTAGATTGACAAATCCTGCACATTTTTAAAGTTTTAAGATAGGGCGAGCACAAAAGGGCGAAACAATGTTCCTCTCCGCAACTCGTGCAATGGCGAAATGACTACTTCGTGAGGAAGTAAGGTACAGCGGAATTAAGCCGCGTGGGCAATCCCCAAGTCAGAGTAGGTCTCAGTCTTATCTTAAAAAGGGTTCCCAGGTTGCCCGAATCGATCTGGTCTAAGGAAGTTGCTAACAGTTGAAGCTTAGACGACGTGGGAACCGAGTCGTAAATCGGACCAAAATTAAGCGAAACCATTAGTGATACGGGTGGGAGTAGCATGTGCCATGAAAGACCTTAGAATTGCTGTACACAGTGACCCTCTAAGAAAATCTTCCTCTGGCTTCGGGTAGGCGCTCATGGTAGTATGGGGTTAAAGCACAGGCCTGTTTGGCAGCCTACTTTTTAAAAAGGAGTTTATGTGAGCAAGTTTAGGAATTGGCTTATAAATAATTTTACAGATCTAACCAATAAACTATCTCCTTGTAAATGCTGTCCTAATCGAACTGAGCTTAGCGTATGTCGCAATAAAGCTCTTAAAGAGAATTGGGAAAGTATCCAAAGACTTGTAGCTCCATTTCATAAAAGGGAAAACATCAAATGAACTACGGCACTATAGAAAGACCTAAAGCTCCTGATAAAAAGATCAATACTTCCAATGACTTCGAACTCTGTTTGTTGCGCCACCAATACTTCCGCAGAGCTAACTACAATCCTACTGAAGCTGAAATGCAGCCATTCATGCGAATCGTAGAACATTTCACTAAAAACACCTTCTTCACCTATTTCAATCTCTTTCGCGCTGTTGGCCTATACCACGACGACGTGCTTAACATTGGTAGAGTGCATCTGGTTTCATTTCTAGGCCTGTATTCTCTAGATCGCACTCCCGATAAGAAACTTGCTTTTGAACAGATTTTTACCAATAATAATTTCAAGTTGCCTGAAGAAAAGAACTACCTAGATAAGAATAAGGCGAATTTCACCCTATTCTTTAAGCAACGAATGGAAGATCTAGTACGGGTTTGTCGTCAAAAGGTCAGGAATATTAAAGGACAACCCTCTGAAGAGTTCATCGTTTTCTGTGGAGAAGCTAAGCCTCCAAGGTACCATAGGAAGATTTTGAGAGAGCATTCGGAATTAGGATATAGGAAGATCGATTTTGCCGTATTTAAAAGTATCCGTAAAAAGGCAAACGTAAATTTTGACGCCACTATCTTTGAATTCGCAGGTCTCTGGTACGTAGCCATTCCTTTGGATCAAAAACCGCTCGCCTTAGAGGATATCGTTGGATCTGGAGCAGATCCATATCAAAACCAACATAATAGGCAACCGAACGAACTTTTGGAGGAAAAAGAGTTTGAAACTCTGTCCACTCTATTCCAAGGTAAGACCAACGACAAAAAGGTGAAGGTCATCCGAAAATTCATTGCAAAAAACAAGAACTCAGGGCAGTATAGGGAAGAGATCTATACCGCTAGAAAATTGCTTCGCGAACTTGGGGCTTAATGAGAACCGTTGATCGAATCCTTAAAGACTGGAAGAACGCGGTAGGCACCCTTAAAACCGGTAAGAATAGCCAATACGTTGCTATTGAGTTTAAGGAAAGAACTACCCTCCTTCTGATGTTGGCTCAGACCATGCTGGATGAAGGGCACGATGAGAATGTCGTCCTATCTCCTTCTACACAAGTTAAGGTCGTAGACTGCTGCACTCCATCAAAAGAAGTCCCAATTCCAGCCAAAAATATTAAGAAGTGGAAGGCGATAGTAACCCAAGAATGGGACTATGCTAGGGATAAGGTCGTGGGGACTAAGATTTCTAAGTATGAGGAGAAGAAGGTTGTTACTGAAGCCCCTAAACCTGAAAAATCGATTAAAAATCTTGAATTAAATCCCACAGATAGAATTAAAGTGGATACTTCTGAGTACGTAGAGTCGGAAATAGACATGGACTTTCTCAAAGAAATTGGTGCCGATCTGACTATTTTTGGTGAAACCGAATGAGTGATATTACGCCCCAAAAAACTGTGTCTCAAGCATTAGAAGAGCTTAATGCTCAACTCGAAAAAGATATCATCGTAGATAAGCGTAAGAAAGACGTAGCCGAAAAAGATCTCATTCTTAGAGAGAATAGGGTTAATAGAGAGCTAAATGAACTCGTTAAAAATACCTCTGAACTAGAACAGGCTAAAAATGTTTCATTTGGTAAGATGACCGATGAAAACATTGAACAATTAGTCTTAGACAACGACTCCTACATGGAGGCTGCGAAACACTCCATGCAATTTATCAACTCTGAGTTTAAAGGGGTTGTACCATTTTTTAAGCATAACCTAATCTTAGTTGGGGGGGATACCGGAGACGGAAAATCTACAACTGTGAGCGGGATTGTGTATAGTGTTATCTCTCGAAAGGATCCAATAACTGGACTACCTGGAAGAGCGTTGATTTTGACCAACGAGGAGCATCCTTCCGATTTCTTCAATAGAATCACATGCTTAATCAAGAATTGGAAGTATACTAACCATGACCAGTTTACCGAGGAGCAGAAAAAGACATTCAGCGAACATATCCCTATTCTAGCAAAAGATGGTCGCTTAACGGTAATTGGAGATGTATATGATGGTGTTCCCGGTTGGACTACTACTCCAGAGGGCATCGAAGCTATTTTTAACAATCTGATTCGGGACAAACAGTATTACAACTGCATCATTTTGGACTACTACCAAAATGTTAAGACTTCTAAACTTAATCCTAAATTGGCGGAATGGGAGTGTCAGCAAAAACTATGCGGCATCCTAGATCAGATGAAAATTCGCTATCCCGCACCGATTGTTATCATGGCGCAAATGGCTAAACTTACAGACGAAGACGACTCGACACCGTTCAATGTTCGCCTAAAAGGAAGAAAAATTCTTTGCGATAAGGCTACGATGATTTTAGAGTTGATTCCTGAGCGTCCCCTATTGAGAAGTAAGTGGAAGGTCTGGAAAAGCCGTTTTACCGATTCTGTTGGAAAATGCATATATACTGGATACGATAGGGGAAAATTTGTTCCTTATTCTGTCGAATTCCAAAAAAATGTAGCTAAGTTGGTAGAAAAAAATCTAGAAAGAGACAGAGAACAACAGCTTGGTCTTGGTGGAGACAACGAAAATAATGGCGAAGAAACGAACGATTGACGATATGCACAGAACAGCCTCAGAACGTGGAGGCTATTGTCGTTCCACAGCATACAAGGGGCAGAATCACGACCTAGATTGGGAATGTGGGGTGGGCCATTCTTGGTCTGCTGCTCCAGGAAATGTTTGTAAGACAAACGGAACTTGGTGCCCGTATTGTAAGGCTCCTAGGGGGGAGCGTATTTGTCGTGCCTATTTTGAGTACATATTCAACAAAAAATTCCCCAAGATTAGACCTCTTTGGCTTAAAATGGAAAGTGGCAGTAGGTTAGAACTAGATGGCTATTGTGAAGAACTTGGGATAGCCTTTGAGCATCAAGGGTATCAACATTACAAAAAAGCTCATTATTCTAATACCGATAAGAAATTCGGTGACATATTAAAAAGAGACGCACGGAAGAAATTCCTGTGTCGGAAAAACGGAGTCGTATTGATCCTAATTCCAGAGATAGGGACTTTAACTAAAATAAAAAATCTCAAAGCCTTCCTATCGAAAGAATTTAAAAAGAACGCTATAGATATCCCTAACGTACCGGAAATACGTATCGATTGGAACGCTATTTATAGTCCTAAGGACGTAGAGTCTTTTAGTAAGTTAAAGGACGTGATAACCTCTAAAGGAGGTAAACTAAAGTCCAAAGAATTCTTAGGGTTAAGAGAAAAATACCTTATAGAGTGTAAAAATGGACATGAATGGAAGGCTTGCGGCAACGACATAGTGTTTGGAAATCAGACGTGGTGCGGAATTTGTTCTAAACGCGTTCCTCATGGGATCGAAAAACTTACAAAATTTGTAGAATCTAAGGGCGGAAAATTTCTCTCAAAAAGATACCATAACGCACACTTTAAATACCGAATTGAATGCGAAAATGGACATGAGTGGAAAGCCACTGCCTCAAATCTATTGAATAGGGGGTATTGGTGTCCCGACTGCGCTATATTGGCTTCAGAAGATAAGTGCTGTAAGGCAATTATATGCTTAGAGACCGGTATCGTATATAAGTCGGCAGCAGAGGCAGCAAGAAAGCTTAAGATAGGTAGGCCCAATATCAGCAACACAGCTCTTGGCAACAGAGATAATGCGGGAGGCTTTCATTTTGAGTTCCATAAGAAAAACTCTTGACCCCTTCTCCCACTTCTGCTACAGTCTTACTTAAGGAGCCTCAAATGACCCACCAAGAACGCCAGGAACTCAATACTCTTTCGAAACAATGCTTTGGAACCGCCTCAAGATGGAAGAAGATCACAGACTATGGCGTGATCGATACAATGTCTAGGGATCGCGAAGTTGTCATTCCTGGCCCTTCTGGACTTAAGACTGAAATTTTTAAGGATACTAAGTATGTCACCAAGCACTATTCTGTGGAAGAAGTAAAGAAGCTCATGACGGAGATCTTGGCCGATAGGGTTAAACATACAGTAGTTCAGGAAGTTCCTGCAGAGGCTTCACTTCAGAGCGACAAATGAGACAGGTTTGTGACGAAACCGGTGCAGTTATCCAGAAAGGTGATATCATTCGAGTATTTCACTTCATTGGAGCACGCAGGAAAAAGCACTACATGTATAAGTACGTAATAGTAAAACATGACGAGCTTTATGCGCTTCACACCGGAACCCTTTCGCCAACAGAATCAGAGGACAGTTTGGAACAGAGATAGAGGAGTCCCCAAATGAAAACAAGAAAAAATGAGCCTCTTTCTAAGGAAACCGAAGAATTCATTGCAAGAATGTTTGTTTGCGAACCGCCATGTGATTCCTATGGAATATGTGAAGCTTGCATGGAAGAAACTATTTTCCTAGCCGGGTACAACTTTGGATACCGAGCCTCAGAGAAAAGAGTTCCTGGTAAGCAGCCAGATGGCTCGGAATGGTACCCATGAACGAAACAGTATTCCTAGTCGCATTTTTTAAGTTTGATAATCGTGGCCCCGAATGGGGATTCAAACGTATCGATCTAGAGGTTATATTTAAGACCGAGCAAGAAGCCCTACGCAACATTTCTTTTTGTGATGAAGCCGGTTGGTACGAGGGTGCCTTGATTGAGGAACGCATGTTAGGATACCACGATACGGTATTTCGAGGCAAACGGATATGGTTGATCCAGAACTCAGAGGGGGTTCTCCAGCCCATTCATGAGCCTCGTACTTTTAAAAACGTCACTCATTTAATAGGATAAGAATGACCCCTCCCAATATGTCCCAAATTCTAGCCCAAGCCGCTAATGACCGAAAAGAACGTATCCGGCTAGAAGAAGCTTTAAAAGCTTTAGATATGATGCTATATTGTAAGGACAAGGAGATTCTACTCCTAAGGAATCGATATCTTTATGGACCAAACCGGGCAAAAATTATTGAAATTGATGTTCAATGAAGGCGAAAGCGTTTGCGTTAGCCCAAATCAATTTGGCTACCATTCTATTCCCATTGATAATGTCGTAGAGGGTCGCATAAACTTAGTATCCGAGGACCCAAAACTACCTTTAAGACAGTGCGATTCCTCCGAACTCCTCCTCTTGGCCATCAATCCAATCCGGGGGTTTCGCAAGGATGCAAATGTCCAAAAGTACAGATCTTTCCTTTTCGAGTGCGATACCGGCAGCACAAAAGAGCAGCTTGGCTACTTTAAACATCTTGGCGTCCCGCTCTCAGCTCAGATTTTCAGTGGGAACAAATCAGTCCATTCTTTGGTAGTTTTGGACACGGACGGACTAGACGAGAAGACCTATAGACTACTCTATGTTTGGGCCTTAAGTATCCTTACTATGTGCGATCAGGCCTGTAAAAATGCCTCAAGATCCATAAGAATTCCGGGTACTTACAGAGAACCAGGTAAAAAACAAAGGCTCATTTGGATGGGCGAAAGAGTTAAGCTAGAAAACTTCATGGCTTGGCTTAACCGTTTCCCCCATCTTAGACCCCAAGCTAAGCCTCCAAGAAAAAGGTTGCAAGGAGAGCCAGACTACGGTAGGCTATCTCCATGGGCTCGAAAGATGCTTAAAGATGGTATCGACTTCAAGACTGGTCGAAATCAGGGCTGGTTTGGACTCGCTTACGATTTCGCCTTGGCTGGATTTACACAGGATCAGGCTACTGAGATCCTTCTAAGTAAATTCGAAGAAGAACACGATTTTAAGGAAAAAGAGCTTTTAGTTTGTATCAATTCGGCTTTTAAAAATGTAGAAGAGAACAAATGATCAGAGATAGTGAAATTAATCGCCTAATCAAGTACGCCCAAGGTCTAGGGCTGTCCGTGCATTTTAAGCCCTACGTTAAGGGCTCAAATGTGGGAGGTGGTTGGGTCGTTGACGGTTCCGAAATCGTAATCTACGTTATTCCAAATGAGCCAAAGATCAATAAGGTCCTATACTTAATCCATGAAATCGCCCATATGAAGGGGTTTATTGAGAACAAAAGGACCATAGATCCAAAGGTTATGGAAGCCTTGAACGACGAGGAAGAGAAGAAGAGAAGTCGCAAAAGGATCTATCTGGATGAGGTAAATGACACCCAATACTGGGAGCAAATTTATCATGACACTAACTGCGGATTTCCTATTGAAAAACTTTATCGAGAACGAGACTACGATATTTGGACATATGAAAGGTACTACCTAGATGGCAAATTCCCAAAAGTTAAAGAAAAACGTGAAAAAATCAAAGAACTCAAAGAAAAATATCGAAAATAGGACAGTCAAAGTCGATAAGAACGGATTCGTCGTTCTATCCGATTTTGATGGACTGCTTCCTACGGAACGGGTATCGTACTACGAAGCTACGGCTAACAAGGACGGCACTGTGGATTTAAAATTCTATGACAAAAATATGAAAATGGTGAAGCCTTATGCCAGTACCTGATGATATCTATGCTATCTCCGGAAGAGTGAAGAATTTTATGGCTAGAGAAGATCTTGGCTTAACGCCTGCTGGGGAGATCCTTAGTAACACCTTCTCATTATTTTTAAAGGACCTATACTCCTTTTCAGATACTCTTCCAGAACCATATAAGACTCAACTTTGGAACATCGCTTACGATAGGGAGAATCTTCCCTGTTACATCATTCGGCTCTGTACCCCTAAGCCCAATCCAGAGGCCCATCTCTATGGGGCAGAGCTTCCGGAGTATGACGAATGATCTCTAAATGCGAAAGAGTATTCTACCTATTGACTATTGCAGTGCTACTGTCGTTTATGTCCTATGAATTTCAGTTTTTTGTTAAGCACTACACATACTTAGAACAGCTAAACTCCTTTATCTTTAAGAGGTGCCGATGAAACTAGTACAATCTCTGGCAGCAGACTATTGGCTTGAAAACTCAGAACAGATCTATAAGGAAGATCTTCACGTATCTACCCCAGTCATGGAAGCGTATGAGGCGGGATTTAGGAAAGCTATTGAACTGTGTCTTAGTCATGGCGAGATACGCTTCCCTAATATTGCAGACCGAGATGATGGTTTTGGGCCAAGTCTGCACGATCAGGTTATGGCGGAAGATTTTTTCGTGTACGATGAGTTAGGATATCTTGGAAGGTTTTTTCGTTGGGCTATTAACCTATTTAAATAAGGAGTTACCATGTCATTGAAAGTAAAGTTGATCAGTCAGTTTAAGGCTTTGTTGGATCGGCGTCTGTTAGGTGCGGATAAATCGGGGAAAAAAGCTCTTAGGAGCAAGCATAGCATTCTGGATTTCTTCCTGAAGAATGAACGTTGGCCCAGCCGATTGAGTCGATACAAAAACGAAAAGAGCTTAGGGTATCGATTTGAAAACTTTATGTCTAAAGAAAGTGCCTCATTTGATCCAGAATTCAGAAAACTAGTTATGGCCAATGGACGAAAGACGAATAATAAGCGCAAACATAAGGTAAAACAATTCAAGAAGGATATTATAGCCTTTATGGAAGAACATGGACGAGCACCAGCAACCCACAGGGCGTATGAAGCTACCGAGGGAGAAAGCCTACTTCGAAGCCGGTTGGACTACTATACCGAAAAGTGCAACGATACAACCCTTCTTGGAGAAGTCTATTCATTGGATCCATGCCATAAATCTGGAATTCCGTTGAAGTACCGTGCTCTGATTAATAAGGATTTGAATGTTCAGAAACCATTGATCCGATTGGTGTAAACATGGATCACCCGAAATTCACATTGATCTACGACAACAATAGTTTCACCCCCTATCAAATAATGGAGTTCATCCCATGTAAAGAGGGAGTTTTAAGTCGAGTTCATTCATCCTTTCAGTCTTTTGATGAAGCCGTGTACAGTCTTGGATACCTCTGTAAGAAGCCAATTATTCTAGCTATCTCTGAAGATAAGATGGATGGGGTATTTGAGGTATGAGTGAACCCTTTACGATAGCAGAAGCTAAATTTACAATTGCTGAACTTAAAGCTCTAAGCCTAAAACCAGGAGATGTGCTGACTGTAAAGCTCGTGGACAGTACAGGACTAGAGATTTTTACACAGCAAGACATGCTTTCTCTTCGAGCAAAACTCAAGAAGGTCTTTAAAGACAACGAAGTAATGGTTTTTGCCATGCCTCAGAATACAGATATTGTATTTGAGGCGGTTAGTCCGGAAGTTAAGAGCGATTGCTCTCCATATAGTTCGGCTAGTATTGGATACTGCTCTGATTGTGGCTGTGGTAAGAAAGAGGCTTTCTTGGCTAATCCGGAGAATCTTGGGAATGATGGATCGTGAGTGAAGTAGAGCATCTAGTCCAAGCCCAGCAAAAGCAGATCGAAACCCTAATCCAAGAGGTAGCTGATCTAAAAAGCCATATTGAGGACTTTGAGCGCATTGCACATGTCTGGAAAAAGAGTTATCAAGACATGGAAGCGAAGTACCGGATCCAATTAGGAAACGCTGCACAATCAATCTCGCAACTCGAAGAGGAGTTGCGAGATTTTAAGACTAATCGCGATTATTGATAGAATTCTTCTACAATAATGTAGCCTGAACCACCTGCACCCCCGGCATTTCCTCCGGTTCCAGCGCCGCCTGCACCGCCCGCTGAACCTATTGAATAAGAATACGAAGTTGTCGGCGAAGTAATAAGTGCATCTACGAATCCGCCCGATCCTCCGCCAGATCCTCCGATAGTTGTCGCAGCAGCACCCGAACCGCCTGCGCCGCCTCCAGACCCGGAGTTTGCTGCTGCCGCACCGCCGGTATTATTATAATTTGCACCCGCACCCGCGCCGCCGAAAGGCGATGCACCGCCGGAGCCACCTGAAGCCTGCCCAACGGAGCCTTGTTCTAAACTTCCGCCTTGACCACCTGAACCCGTAACGGCAGTCCCGAGGGGACCTGATCCTAAAGACGCCGTACCGCCTGCGCCAGCTACGCCTTGCCAACTGCCAGCCGAACCCCCATTAGCAACAAGCAAAGAGGTTCCAAAAGTAGTATTACCACCGCTTGTCGGCGCGGTTCCTGGAGTAGCACTTCCGCCTCCGCTACCGCCTCCGCCGCCGCCGACCATTCTAACCCTTAAGTAAAGGGGGGTTCTAGGAGATGTAGGGGTGGTATATGTTGCAGCTGTTCCCGTAGTAAGCGTACGAACTGTGGGTGCAATAAATGTTGCCGTAGTAACATTTGAAGAAGTAATGGTACCGCTAATAGTAGTTGCTGTTCCAAGAGAAGAAATTACGGCCCAAGTTCCGGCACTAGTCCCGTTAGTCTGAAGTTGGATATAAAGCGAAGATCCCGTTAAGATAGTACCATAAGCATTTCCGGCTGCATCGGTAAATGAACCACCCCCATTAAAATGTAGCGTCAATGATCCAGTGGACTGATTTACTATTTCGAACTTCTGCCCGACAAACATGGTCGTAGCATTAGGCAAAACTACGGTTTGGGTAGTAGACCCAGTAAACACTTGAATTTGGTGTGAAGTGACCGTAAGCGTAGTTGTTCCCGCTGCCGTAGCGGTAGTCGCTAATTGTTCTGTAATTCCGCCTGCTTGAAAACTTGCCATGATAACTCCTCGTTATACTATAAGATTGCCGGTTATACGGCAGTTGTTGAGATGGCGAAATAGGTCAAAATGTAATTCGCCGAAGACGTGGGTGCATTGAAAGAAACAGTAAATTGTGAAGAAGTCTGAGCTGTTACAAGCAAGGGCTGAAATTGAGGGTAAGTATCCGTAACATCACTTAAAGACGCTACAACAGTGAAGCCGGTACTTCCATAGGCTATGGGAAGGGGAACAACTACAGAAGTAACTCCAGATCCAACTGCTACTTGGGCTGTAGGGTTGTCGATCCAGACTAACTGGTAGTTGGCACTACTAGTTGGGGCATTGAATGAATCCGTAAAACTCGTACTCGTTTGAGCGGTAATAAGGGCGGTTTGAAATTGAGGATACGTATCCACTAAATTCTGAGTTACTCCAATAATTCCATAACTTGGACCGTTTTGTGGAATGTTTAGGGCAGCCGTCACACTGGTAGACGCGCTAGGGATAGAGGTTTCACCGCCCTGCGTTGGAAGGGCCGGAATGATGAAATTTATTAGGTAATTTGAAGATGAAAGAGGAGCATTCCACTCGAAAATGAAGCCCGTGGTAGACTTAGAAACTACTTCGACTTGCTGATATTGTGGGGTTGAATCGACGGTATTTTGCATCATAGCTAAAACTACATAAGACAGATCTGGCCTGGCGGGAATAGTGACGGTATAGGAAGTAGTTCCAGCGGTTAAGGCTACGCTATTGGCAATATAGGAACTATTGCTGGTCAGGCCACCTAAAATAGCGTTGATTCTATTGAATATATCGTCAAGAGTATCATTGGCTGGAGAACCAATATTCGATAAAGCTAAACGGTTTACAACTTGACGATCGTCCAAAGGCTTATATGACATACGTTCCTTATATCATCTGATTAATTGTTAAGAATAGCTTGCCAGTTTAACACATAATTCGCCGTTAAAGTGTTAACGTTCCAGCTTGCCGTAAAGCCAGTTGCAGATTGTGCAGTAACGACAATTGGTTGAAACTGAGGAGAGCTATCGGTTGTGTTCACCATATTAACCGTAACCGCATAACTTGTACTTCCAAGAGTAGAACTAAAAGTCACTGCTTGAGTGGCAACCCCAGAAGAGATAGAAGTTTGCCCAGCCCTAATCCCCAATGAAGTCAGGGTTGGCGCTGCTGGAAGAGATTGAAAGGTAGGAGCCGTAGTCGTTCCAGTTGCGGTCAAGACCTGTCCAGAAGTACCGCCTGCAACCTGAGCTAAAGCGCCGGTGGAAGTAGTGCCCCCAATAATAACTTGGTTAACGGTAAACGAAGTATCGCCAGTACCGCCGTTTGCAACAGGAATTGGGCCTAACATTGATAGTACTTGTGCTACAGTCAAATCTAAAGGAGCACCAGAAGCGCCTATATTGTTGCCCTTAATGGTATTTGCAGGCATTACGGCCAATTGAGTATTAGTGATTGAGTGAGGAAGAACGTACAGCTTATTGGCACTGACTCCAATAGTAGAGTTATCTACCTGGACATCTAAGCCGGATGCGTTTACGATAAGAGCGCTAGCTACGGGGATAAGAATCCCAACAGTAGTTCCGCTGCCGCCAGTGATACCTCCGCTAGAGTTGAACGTGGTTGAAACGATCTTATTCTGGTCTACAGAATTAGATGCCATCTTAGCTAAGGTAATTGCACTATTCAAAATAAACTTTGTAGAAATTTGGCTCATACGTTTTTGAAGTTCCTAACTTCGGAGGTATCCACCCCCAGCTTCGATATTTCAATCGGTAATTAGGGGCAGACTTTCATCTGCCCCACTATTTTAAATTAATACGCGTATTTGATCATGAGAATGTCGCCCGAGACCAAGGCAGCATTGCCGCCAGTAGCTAGATCCCCAGCAAATGTAATTCTAGTAACCCCACCAGCACCACCGGTCAAGGAAACGGTATAGTCCACTCCCTTGAGTTGTTCTGGTCCACCAACAACATTAAGAGAAATGCTGTTTACGGTAGCGCTAGAACCTTGAGCTGGGTGAAGAAGATCTACGAACTGATTAGTTATATCTCCAGACACCAGAGTCTTGATGTCTTCGGTAACGGTCAGAGCGCTAGCAGTTGCTTGCCACGTTGGAGCAGCAGTGGCTCCATTGGAGGTCAACACGAATCCGGACGATGCGCCAGCAACTTGAGCCAGTGGTCCCGTTGAGGTAGTCCCACCAATAACGACTTGGTTGGCCGTGAAAGAAGAATCTCCAGTGCCACCGTTAGCTACTGGAAGGACTCCGGTAACGCCGCTAGTCAGTGGCAGGCCGGTAGCGTTCGTAAGAACCGCAGCGCTAGGAGTTCCCAATGCTGGGGTTACGAGCGTTGGGCTCGTGGCCAAAACCACATTCCCAGAGCCGGTAGTTGAAGCCGCACTGATTGCAGTTCCATTGCCTTGCAGAATACCGGTAATAGTCGTAGAAACTGTTAGTGCTGTACCGCTGTAGGTTCCAGCGAATCCATTGGCAGAAGCCATCGACATGACTACGGAACCTTGAGCCCCATTAACGAAGCTAACACCGGCAGCAGGAGTCGTTAATACCCATTTAGTCCCATTGTAGATTACCAGATCGCCAATTTGGAAGTTGACCATCGAGGGATCTGTCAACCCAGCAACCGTTCCAGTATCGGCAGCACTTACCCAATAAGTAAAACCGGTAGTTCCTGTACCATCAACCAAGGTAGGGGTATTGGTATTTGGATTCCAATTACCTTGGAATTCCATGAGGGTAGATGGAAGCTGCGAAAGAGGGACTTTTCCGCCGCCATCCAAAGTGGCTACTCCACCCGCTGAACCTGCAAATGATAAATCTCCTACGACAATAGCACGAGGGGTCATTGCCCCAGCGGAACCATTTGGAGAAGCCAAGAATAAATTTGCTGCTTCAGAAGTACCGGTAATGGCCAGAGTTCCAGAAGTGGTAATTGGGGAGCCGGTAACCGTCAACCAAGAAGGGGTCGTCAAGGCAACAGAGGTTACCGTTCCAGTAGAAGCAGTTTGCCAAGTAGGGGCTGCGGTCGTTCCGTTAGAGGTCAGAACGGTACCGGTAGCTCCTCCTGCAACAGCAGTGAATGGATTGGTAGAAGTCGTACCAGCGATAATAACCTGGTTAGCGCTGAAAGAACCAGAGCCGGTTCCACCATTGGCAACAGGGAGAATACCTGCTACTTGGGTCGTTAAACTAACAGTACCCGTCAGTTGGGACGTAGCAATCGAGAGCCCTGAACCGCCAGTAACGCCTACTGGAAGAACTCCGCTAAGGTTAGCCGCTGCCAAATTGGTTAAAGCCGATCCATTGACCGCTCCGAATGTACCTCCCGATACTTGTGAGCCAGAAATGGAAATACCCGAAACATCTCCAGAAGCAATCGCCCTAAAAGTTGTACCGCCAGATCCATCAGAAAAAAGAGCCGTGGTAGCCGCAGCCGCTCCAGAACCGATTTTACCGTGGGCTGCAGATGATCCTGAAGTTACCGCTAAGTCTTTGATAAATTTTGTTACGATTTGGCTCATAAAAATTCCTTAATTGTATTGAACTACGAGCATATCGCCCGAAACTAAAACCCCATCTAAGAATAATCCACTCCAACTAAGCTGAGAGCCGGAAACTGTGTAATCTGCCCCATACGATTGCATAGGGCCGCCAATAACTGTAAGAATGGTATCGGCGGCTGTATCTGGAGCGGAACTAAGTGTTACAAATTTATTGGTAATGTCTGTACCAGACAAAGTAAATAAATTAACATTATAAGAAGATGCCAACATCGAATTAGTGATAGCGCCATTTGCGATACTTGTAGCATTACCAACACTTGTAACTACACCAGTAAGATTAGCGTTTGTGGTGACGGTCCCGGCATTACCGGTAATACTCCCAGTAGGAATAACGTAATCTGTTCCAGCGGTGGCTGCTGAAACGGCTGTACCGTTACCTTTAAGGAGCCCAGAGATAGTAGTCGAGATTGTGATAGCAGGGGTAGTAGTAGCTGTAGCTACGGTCCCCGCAAAACCGTTTGCAGAAACAACTGAGACAGAAGATACCGTACCTGATCCAGCTGCAGGAGTCATCCATGCGGGTAGACCAGAAACAACAGTTAGGACTTGTCCTGCAGACCCAATCGGCAATCTAGCCGCTGCTGGAGTCGCATTTTCAAAAAGTATATCTCCAGCGGTAGTTAAAGGAGATAGAGCATTAAAAGAAGAAGACGTAGAAGTTTGGCCCGTTCCACCATTAGCTACTGGAAGAGCAGTTCCAGAAAGGGTTACTGCTAGGGTACCAGTGCTGGTGATGGGAGATCCTGAAACACTCAAGAAAGATGGTACAGTTAATGCAACAGATGTGACTGTTCCAGAACCACTACCAGGACTCCAACTCAGATTCCCAGCTCCATCGTTGGTCAGAACGTAACCGGAAGAGGCGGCTTGGGCTGGAGGCCAGAAAATAGAATACGTTGTAGTTACTGCGGAAGCAAATTGAGTTATAGAGCCAGAAGTGGCTCCGCTTAGTTGAGATTTAGCGCTAGTAGAAGATGGATTGTATGACATATTACAGAATATCCCATCCTGAGCCGTTGGAAGCTAAAGTAAACGATTCGTACTGAACATTTTCATATTGGGCGCTGAATCCATCGATTAAATCCGATCCAAACGCGTTGATGTTTAGGTAATTTGACGTACTGTCAACCTTTTTTAGGTAGAAAATTCTTCCAGTTACGGTAGAAGCGGCTGGTAAATCAAAGTTAACTACTCCAGCAGTGCAATCCGCGCGTAAAATACAGTCGCCTGTAAGAACAGCGTAGGTAGTTGGACCGAACTTAGTGGAAACAGAAACGGGAGTCATGCTTCCGTTCAGTCCTGGAGCGCCAGGAGCACCAGCCGGACCAGCAGGACCGACAGCGTTAGCTCCATTGCCTCCTCCGCCACCAAGCCTAATTTCAACTTCGTCCCCAATAACTAAGCCGCCGCCAGGAAGAGTAAGAATCTGAATTTGATTAGAAGGAGTTCCAGGTGCGCCAACTTCAGCGTAAGCTCCGGACTCCAAATCCATGAACTGACCGTTCAAGAATAAGAGGAGCGACCCTGCTCCAACAGTATACTGTTGTGGGATATTTCCTTCTCTGCTATTGTTAGGAAGAGTAAGGAAACTTCCATTAGCAACGGGACCATTCAAACTGGTCGGTGGGGTTGCGCCTGATGCGACTATCTCGATAACTTCATCGTACGAAGGAGAATCCAAGAGGGCTTGGATATTCCCAATAGCTTTATCTAGCTCTTTGATAGCTAAGGTCAAACTATCGGAGTCATGTATAACGTAGTTACCAGTGCCAGTCCCGGATTGAGAAGTAGTGATCGCAAATGGAGCGCCAACGTTTACATTGCTAGCACCATTCGAAGTTCCTGCAGATGTATTGGTTACTACAAGTGTGCCAACCCCAGAAGTAGCTGAAAAGTCTCCAAATGGAGCTGAATTCAGAGCAAGAGCCAACTTTGTTGCAACTTGAGTGGCTGTATCTCCAGTTAAGATGTCCACTTCAATAATAGCATTCGTATTTGGAGCTACAGGAGCACTACCTACACCGCTAACTTTGAACCAAACAGCGTATTCGCGAGCGTCTGCAGAAGAGCTAATGAGGAAATACTGACCGCCAGTAATAGTTGATCCACCACCAGTGGTAAAATCGGAGATCTGAACGGTAGATCCTGGATTCATAGCCGCTACATATTGTGGCTTAGAAGATGACGCCGATGGAGAACCGATATATTGCAGAAGCTCAAGAGAGGTAGTTCCGGAAACAGATACACTCTCGCCATTATCAAGTTCTTGTGATAGGAAGCGAATGTAAACTTTAGGATTTCCCCCATTGTCTTCTCGCAGGAACAGCCAGAAAACATCGGCCCCTACTGGAACAGAGGCGCGGGACGAAATTTGAATAGCGCGGGTATCGCCAACTGGAGATGGCGAAGCATGATAAGAGCCAAACGCATACTGGGCTTGAGATCCGCCAGCACCAGAATTGTCCCCAGCCGAAACATTGCTCGTAAGGGTAACTTGAGATCCAGAATTGACTGTCAAGATCTGGTAATAACCGGAAGAAGTATTTGAAGCGACCTTAATAAAGTCACCGGGAAGTAGTCCAGAAGTCCAGGTTACAGCGCCAACAGAATTGACAGTTGGGGAACCTGAAACAAAAATCAGGTTTGGAGCGATAGGGACTTCTCTATTAAGGAGAATATAGGCTACTTCATCATCCGTAAGTGTTATATCGGTAGAAGAAGGATTAGCAGCAATAGTATAGGTGAGGGAAGATCCGATGACACGAATTTCAATCGGTTGATCCCAATTGATCTGCCCTGGAGAAGTGATAGCGCTCGGACTATAGAAACTTACGCCAATTCCAGTACCGTTTAGGGTAGCTGGTTGGGACATGGTAATCGTAGACCCAGCGATAGAAAGTATGGTAGCCCCTTGAGGAATACCAGTACCGAAGATGAAGTCCCCATTAACTAATCCAGCAGTAGAAGCTAGAGAGGTTAACTGATTGCTAGTGACAGCTATATTTCCGGTGGTAACTAGGATAGGATCAGAATTAGGTAGAATCCCGTTAGAAATTTCACCACTGCCGGTAATAACAGTATTCCCGAGATCCTGGAAAAGACTTTGCAGGGAGGGAATTGGACCACCTCCACCGCCGCCTGCTCCTGAGAACCAATAGGGCGTGCCCTTGATTCCAAGAAGTTCGGACATGATGGCGTTCATCCAAGATTTCAGGCTGTCTAGTTGTTTATCGCCGCCTATAAAGGGGTTAGCGGAGCTATTAGTAGCACTGATGGTTACTGGAGACTGGGTTTGCCCTTGGCTCCAAGGATAGGTGAAGTTAGGGTTAGGGCTAATTCCACCAGTTTCGAGGGAATAGAGCATCCAGCGGGGATCGGTGATAGTTAGGACGTTTCCGTTAGAATCTGTGGTTACGATAGCTGCTGGGAGGACGTTTTGAGCCCAAGGAGAGGTCGTGATGATGATTTTGTAGGTGAGGGTTTGGGCTTCAGGTGCTATCTCAGTTATTTCGTCGTTGGCGGTTGCGTTCCAGATGTACTTGGTTACGTCTGTGCTAGGATCAGCGAATCGATTGTAATCAATACCCACATAGTTCGTGCTGGAAGCTGTGAAGGATCCGGAAACATTAGGATTTGTGGCTGCATTTAGGACCTGGTTAGCGGTCCCAAGTGGTACCTGGAAAACGGTGCCGCTGGCCGACGCATCAATATTTAAAATAGAGCCTGGGTCTACGATCATCTGTAGGCCGTTTGCGGCGGAGCCAATAGCTCCGGACGTAACCAGTGAGAACCCGCGAATGATGTAACCCTGCGAAGTTCCAGTAATAATGGCGGTTACTGCAGCATCCCAATCAGAACGGGAAGCGCTTTCGATGCGCCTAAGGCTGCTCACATCCAGGCGTTGCTCGCTCAAAATGTTAAGAGTGCTTAATACTGCCATAAATATTTGATTTCCTAGGCCTTTTCTTCAATTTATTGGATCTACGGCCTATAACCTTAGTACCATTAAAGGTGGCGATAGCGTATAGGTATCGCTCTTCTAATAAGATTGTGGGTTGGTCCTCATCTGCAAAAACCCAAACATGCTGTCCAGCGGACTTACTCTCCTTGAATAGGCAAGCCCCTCTTATTGCTGTAGAATGAGCGTCGATAGTTTTTTGGGCTACGAAACAGGACGGAAATTCTATAATTGAGCCATCGACTAAAGACTTACCTATAATAGCCCTGGATTGGTCATTGTTTCCGCGTTTTTTGGCCATTAATCTTCTTCGTTCCATCTCCTCCACATTAAATTCGGATTTATGCATCCAAACCCAGCCACCGCAAGAAATTGCCTGCTGAGTTCTCTTCCCACAAATAGAAACCGATAGTAGACAACATTTTCCGATATTTTTATAGTTAAACCCATCTAGGGCCGTATCTTTCCCACACGAGTATTCTTTAATCTCACCAGTCTCTATAGACATTCCTATAATTGGTTTCTTAGAGGATTCTCCTATTTTTCTTTTTGCCTCTTCCGTATGCTTTACTGGGGGAGCGTCATAGCCGCCCTTTTTAAGGTTATATAGGCGATGTTTTTCGTTTTCTAAGGTAAATATTTCTGCGGCTTCCATCTCCGCAATAGTTGAGAATTTCTGCCTTATGTGATACTTAAAAGCGCCTACTCCGAATTCGTTGTATGCTTCTTGCAACTTATAGTTGTAGTGTTCATTTCTTTCCAATGATTTTCTGTGGGCAGACCAACGTCGTTCGATCCTACCCTTGGTAATTCCGGCGTAGCCCATTCCGTTAACAGTATTCGTAATCTCGTATAGAAACATACCCTTACTATATCATATCTCTCCTTGATTTCACTACAATCTTGTAGTAGAGTACGAATATGAGGTGCGATTTGGGTAAAATCCGTCGTGGGTCAAAAGAATATTCTAAAGAACAGAGATTGATCAGAGAAAACAAACAGTTGAAGAAAGAGCTGGGTCACCTACGCAAGCAAATTGCTAGAATCGACCTCGACCGATACGAAACTGTTACGCAAATGTGCGCGGACTATCAAGAATCTGAGAGATTTCAGGAAAATATGGCTGATACCACTTCAAATGTGGACGATTTGAAGAAGGAATGGGCCTGTAATTCCTGTAGTTCCGGATACTTAGAGATTTTCTTGTACTCCAAGATGGGCGAAACGCACTACTATAGACGGTGCAACGGCTGTCAACATAGGACCCACGGAAAAAGATATTCGGCACAAGTCAAAGGAATTTTACATCAATGAGTGATTATTTTAAAGAAGGCTCTGTGGTAATTGTAGATACCGGCCAATCGGGTTGTCTTACCCATCTGGACGGTAACGAAGCTTCTGTTCTACTTCTAAACCTAGAAATGTGGCACGGAATGACCAATAGGCTTAGACTGCCTCAGAACCAGGAAGATTTAAGCGCGTGCCCTCTTAATGTTGAAAAAGAGATCCCTCTTAAGCGTATTTCTAGGGATTAGCTTACCCAGTACTTAATGAATGGATGTCCGGACTGGTAATAAGCTTGAGCAACCCCATTCATTTCGGCATCCCCATAGTCTTTTTTTAAACGCCAATACCAAATAAAAGAAGCTACGTAGCACATGAAGGATGTTTGGTAAGTATTCTGCATAAGATGCCAACTTAAGCGTCTTGGGTCTGCCTGATTGATGGGCGTATTCGTGCAGCTAATCGCTATGGATGCTGCTGCTATAAAAAATAAGGGCATCGCCATAACCCTAACCAAAAGATGAAGTGGGTTCCAGAAAGACGGGAACGCAGCTGAAACCATAGCTGCTAATAGTTGAGGCTGTCTGACCAAAAAACTTTGAGTGGTCCACTGACCTGGGCTAACATTGTTCAACGCTCCGAGATATCGAAAAACAGCCCAAAGAAATTTTCTGGGTATTTTAGTGTTTCCTAAGTATGAGCAAGCATTTAGGACGGCATAGTAGTCGTCCGGACCTTCTTGACCATCTGATTGACTAGTTGGAACCCTATTGAGCATACCCTGTGAGTTTATGCAGTTTTGTATCGTTTTATCGAAAGTTACACAATCATCTTGCGTTAATTGATTAGATTTTGCTAAGATAGTGTAATATTCGGACGTAAACATTGGGCCGTTGTCACTAGCAGAAAGCGTTCCGGGTGTAACTAGATTTGGTGAAATCAATCCGTTACCATCTATATAAGGCTTAATGTCGTCTCTAATACTCATACTAGTAAGATTGACATTAGAATTTTGGCATGGTAGAGTCTAGAAATGGAAGTAATGACCCTTATTATGTCTGCGGCTAAGGCGGTTGGAGTATCTGGAACCCTGTTGCTTGCTATTTGCAACCATGAATCTGGGGGGTTTAGGCAAAATTATGCCCCTTTTGATAAGGGCACACCAAGTTATGGTTCTTGCCAGCTAAAGGAAGATACGGCCTTAATGTTTAACTTTCAGGGTCTCCCCTTTGAACTTAACGATCCCAAAGAAAATGCCAAATATTCCGCCTTATATCTGAAATATCAGCAGGATAGATACGGTGAAGACTGGGTTAAGATGACAGCGGCCTATAATAGTGGCACGTTTTTTGAAAGTAAGAGGGTTCCTGGCTGTCCGCGCAACCTCCGATACGTCAATCTGGTAAAGGCCAAGCTGCCCTTGGATTTGCAAGGAAGGCTGAATTGTGGCTTTTCTAGCAATTTTGCGGAGGCAGAATGATTAAGTTTTGTTGGCTGTGCAGCAAGAAACTCTGGGGTCGTCACAAAGAAGTCTTGATAATTGATTACTATCCTAGGACCCTCCACAAGTCTTGTGCTAAGGACATTAAGCGAGAATCTGACTACCAGAAGGACAGAGATGGAAGCTATCACTCCATGCATTGGGAGCCTATGGGCGCTTTTACGGATTAGGATTGACTCTTTAAGGTAGGTGTGATACTGTCTTTTTAGGTAGAAAGCCTAGAAAGAGTTGATCCGTGGGAGTAAGTAGGATATCTGATAAACAACATTACGAAAACTTAAAAGATTGTGTTGAAAAACGCGGTGGTAAGCTAGTATCTGAAAAATACTTAGGATCTAGAATAAAGCTAACCATAGACTGCGGTAAGGGGCACGAATGGGACTCTATACCCCGAAATATAATCGTTCTGAAGTCTTGGTGTCCGTTTTGCGCTAAAACCAGAACTCCTGGGATTGAAGGTATGCAGGAATTGGCTCAAGGTCAGAATCTTGTGTGCTTAAATAAATTTAAAAAGGGGGAAGAAAACACTTTTCAGTGGAAATGTTTGTTGTGTGGCGACACCTTCATAAGAAGGTTGAGCCATATTAGAAGCAGACCCGGTTGTTCCAATTGTAAGGCTAGAAATTTAGGCGAAAGGGTTTGTAGGCTATCTTTTGAGGCAATCTTTGAATCGAAATTCCCCAATACACACATGTCATGGCTTATAAACAATAACGGAAATACGCTAACCCTAGATGGGGTTAATACCGATCTTAAGATAGCATTTGAGCATCAAGGAGAACAGCATTTTAAATTTAAAAAACACTTTCATAGAAAGGAAGGCGCTCTAGAAGATATTATACGGAGGGATAATTTGAAGATTAAGCTTTGTGAGGAAAATGGATATAAATTAGCAATAGTGCCAGACCTAATCTGTGTAGGAAAAATATTTTCCTCTATAGAGTCAGGACAATCCCTTATCCCCATTCCCGAACCGATTTTATTGGCCTGTAAGAACGCTGGAATAATACTACCAGACAGCGTAAGATCGATACTGTTGGACTTAAAGAAAATTACCGGAAAAGAAAGCGATCAAATACTGGAATCTCTCAAAATTCATGCAAAAAATGGTGGGTTTAGTATACCTGACTGTCTTATTTATAGCATGCACGATACTCCAATAAAAGCTATTTGCTATAAGTGTGAGTACGAGTGGAACACAACACCTACAAGAATAAAAGTGGGAAAGGCGTGTCCTAGATGTGCTGGGACGTTAAGGCTAGAAATAGGTTGGTTCAAACAAGAAGCGGAAAGGCGCGGCGATGTCCTTTTATCTACTCAGTACAACGGCCTATCGAGCTTTATCGAAGTAAAATGCGGCAAATGTAGCCATATTAGGAAAGTGCTAGCGCAAAGCTTTAGAAAGGGGCATGGTTGCAAAAAGTGTTCAGATAAAGAAGGCGCCAAGAAAAGATTAGCAAATCAGCTCAGGTCAAGAGGCCAATAAAGTACTTGGCCGATAAAAGAAAAGCTTACAGAGTAAACCCCCTTAGTCTGAACCGACTCAGAAATATTCGATACTTGTGCCTTAGGAATTGACCAGATTGTCTCGCCGCTTTGGCGATCTTCGAGTCTAAGGCTGCAGTAATTTGTTGCGGCCAAATTCGAAAATAAAGAGATCAAATTAGATCCCTGAAGTCCTCCGCTGTTGGTTATCCGCACTCCTTTACAGTTCCCCTTAACTACATTTTGTCCGCCAGTAGCTATTTCTTGCGGATAGGGAGAGTTGATCCCATAGATACTATAAGCGCCTTGATCCAACTCTATGGATACACTCTGAGTTATTGAAAAAATTTTATTGTTAACGTAGAGTCTACATCTAGCCCCAGTTATTACGAGCGATTGTTGCGCCATATGAACTCCTTATGGTCCGTAAACATAGTCAACTTCCGAGTAAACAGTTCCATATTTACCCAATCCGATGTCGTTAGGATACAGGATCGTAAAATTTACCGTAACGCCAGCAGCCACAACCGAACCAATAATTGTTTGGCAGTAGGACCTAGCGTTCGCTGTGTCTGTGAGATATCCTTGATAGTAGGAGCCGTCGCTTGGCAAAACGATCGGCGCTTTAGAGGTAACCAAAAGAACCGAAGTTCCAACTGGATGATCTTTTTGAATGAAATATGCTGGACTAACAAGAAGAGTCCCAGAACTTGGGGCAGCTATATAAGGAATGGGACCTTCCTGATTTTCTCCGCCATAGTCAAAAATAAAGTACCCGCTTGCGTCTGGGAATCCTACAGAAGACCCGACTGTAATGACGTGACTAGTCTCGCCGTTGACATCTTCTGTCAGGGTAGTGCTAGCGCCACCGATCGTAAAACCTTGGCTCGGATCAAAAATATAGGGTCCTAGCGTTATTGGCAAACTCGGTCCGGCATCTGCGATGGTAGTTGGATCGACCACAGTCATCGTAACGACGTTATCTACTACAGTATAGGTCAGAGTTGGAAGAACCGCACTAACAGCATCAAAAACCTTAGCGGCGACAGTGCCTGGCAAATCCTCGCTTCCAATATTGACTTCAATCCCAGTGTATCCATTTGGAGCAGGATCCGTATTTCCACCATCGACATTAAGCCAACCATAGTACTGGAACATCGACCCTAAATCGTCTATCAAATAGTAATCTGCTATACCGGTACTAGGATAGAAACTTCCTGCTTGCAGAACTAATTGTACCACGGGCTGTTCTGTAACCCCATGCAGGTGCATTGAACCGATCCTGCTTCTTTCGATTATCTTTGTTGTAGCGGGCAAAAATATCTGTAGGGTATTGGCCTGAACTTGATAAACTGCAGCATAGTATTGCTTATTTAGGATAGTTTCTCTAACTGGTGTGTAGAATAAAACAGCAGTATCTGTTCCCTGCACTACAATTCCAGTACTTCCAAGTGGACTATAGATTTGAAAATACGCAATGTCTACAGCCCCACCTTGGGATGATATAATAGGATACGATCCTTCGTTACTAGAAGAAGCGAACCCTCCACCAAAAATATTCACGTACTGCTGAGGTTCAACCACTCCAAGATTTGGGTCTGCTCCACCTGTCCAAGTAAATCTTAAATTCCCGCCTGGTTGTTGACTGATAGTCCACTGAGTTGAAAAATTGCCCCCAGCTGGGACTGTTGCACTAAATGAAAGTACGTTTTCTGCTCTACCACCTAAGACTGTAATGGAAGAAGAAGCTCCAATAGTGCTAGATACTAATTGAACATAGTTTCCATTGCCATCATTATTTACGATCGCACTACCAGAAACACCCAAACGGCTCAATCCAATAGAAATAGCGTTTGCGATTTCCTGCGCACTTGCTGCAGCGATACTAGTAAACTGACTTGCATGAAAAGTAACAGTACTGGTATTTGCGCCATCAAAGTTAACGATTAGGGTGTCGCCGTCTTGCAAATTATAGGGCTCTAAGTTTTGAGCGTTAGAGGTGGCTTTTACGAATTCATCGCCAAACACAATGTCCAGGATGTTATTGATTAGATCTCGTACTTGCTTTCTATTTTTAACTTGAATACCCAAAGCACTGAAGATGGTATCACTAAGCCCAATAGTAGGATCTCTGGTGATCCCATAGTTGGCCAAACGAAGGTCTAGAAAGGCTCCTTGGGCAGTACCGATATAGAGAGAATCGTTAACTGCAGCGGCTGAATTCACCAAATAAGTACTGCACGAGGATGCAATAGCATTAAGAATTGCTGTAGTATTAGGCCCATTAATATATTGGCTAAGATACTGTCTTAACTTTTTATATTCTGTTGCTGTATCAGTGACTGCCATAAATTTCCCTTATGTTAGTAACGATACACTTATATCACTAAGTTGAACGACGAATGCTTTTTGGCCAGTAGCTAATACAATTTCGTCATTGTTTACATTATATGCTGGACTCACCATCACAACGCTGGTCACACCAGGGATCAGCCTTACAGTTTCCACGATAGAACTCAAGTCAATACTAACTCCCAAGGGATTCGATTCAATCAAGGAGTACACTGAAGCTTGGATCTGCTGAGTAATCTGGCTGAACGAAACACCAATATTAGTTCTTATGGCCAAAGAAACTTTAACTCTGAAATCGAGAGGTTCTCTGATAAAAATATTAGTACCAGCCGCCGAGACTCCTGGGTAGCTGATTGGATCACGTGGATCGCCATAGATTACTCGATTTGATTCACCGATCAAACCCGTATCGTAGTTATACGAATCTATTCCAAGTCTAATCGTTGTTGGAAAGTTTAATTTTCCAAGTGCAGTCATAGTAACACCAGCGCTCAGATCGATTTTTTCATATTGGGCAGATGTATTGAAAACGATATCGTTAAAGCTGGTAGTTCCTGGCTCAGATGCAACATATGCAACCTGTTTATAGCCGGTGTACTTGATACCTTCTTGCACAGAGAGAGATGAAAAATTACCAGCAACATTCGTATCGTATTGAGTAGAAATTACACCAGATACAACGACAGATGTTGGACTCAAAACCTGCAAGATATTATAGGTTCCAGAATTGCCTGCTCCAAGAACGGTTCCATTAACGACAAACTTATCTCCGGGAACGGCAGCTTCGTATGGATAGAATTGAATCTGAGGACGATCTACGGAGAAAGTTACAGATGAGATTCCAGACTGTACCACAGCGGAAGGATTAACGACCGTCAAGAATGGGGTTTGTCCGGTTTGAGTTACCACAAAGCTGAATGCGGCAGGCATCGAAACATCAACAGGAACATGGGTCGCGGCTGCAACAGTAGCAGTTACAGTAACGACATTCCCACTTACAGAATGGGTCATCAAGGCCAAAGCTGAAAGGGCAGTATTGGTCTTAGTGGCAACCGTAGCTGCCGTATCTGGAGTAACACCACCAACGACGGTCACTTCGATACCAGTAAAACCAGCAGGAGCCGGATCAGTATTTGAGCCACCAGATACATTATACCAAACGTAGTACTTATTAGCGTTTCCACCGTTCCAAATTTCGAAGTAGTCTCCAGGACCAGTCGATGGGAAGGTTATAGCTGGGGGCATTGTAAATTGAACAATTTGTTGCTGTGAAGGTCCAGATTGTTTTACAGTGAAGCTTCCTTGATTTGGGGTAGAGAAACCGGTTCCAAAAGTAACCACATCGCCTGGTTGGGCAACCCCTAAGAATGGAGCAGTTCCAGTTCCAGTCCAACTGAGAGTTTCGATCCCTCCAGAAACAGAAACATTAAATACAGTAGTAGCATCGTATCCAGTAGAAATAGTACCTGCAGTGCAGGTTACTTCTTCTTCTACAGAGTTAGCATTTTCATACCAAACACTATCGTTGTTTTCACGAATGACTCGATATTCACCTTGATTGAGGGGGCTGAAGGGGGAAGCTAAAATCATCGTGTCGCCTTCAGAAACAGATGATGTAGCGGTGAAGTCTCCAGCTAGTACAATAGTCCCATTTTCAACTACTACGGATGGATTAGAAACGGTAAAGGACAATCCATCTGGAGATACTCCAGTTACAAAGAATGTCCCGTTATTGCCAGCGTTCGCCATCCTCGTAATGGTAATCAAGTCTCCAATAGAGAGACCGGCAAAGTTGGCATTGCCAGCAGGTCCAGGAGGGGCTGACTGTGTGTTAATGGTTGCTGTATCGCTTAAGGTAACCGCTGCAGTCAAGGCGATTAGGGACCCATTTACGATGCCGCCAAGAGTGTTGATGATGCTTGCCTGAGCTACAATATTACCTTCAAAGGTTCCAGCACTTCCACTATTAATGGTAGCAGATGAACCCACAATCCAGAAGATGTCTGCTGCAGTAGCCCCACCAGTCAAAACCATAGTTGGAACCCCACCAGCTCCAGTTGTGAGGGTAGACGCCGCATAAATGATGTATTGTCCTGCACCATTAAAAGTCAGGGTTGCAGGACCCGATGTGGCCAAGTTAAACGTCCCGCTAGATTCCTTATAATTCCCAGGAGTCAAAACTACTCCATCGAGATCTGCAGAAATAGCAGTTCCGGCCAACCCAAGAGTTTGCATGCTAGTATATGCTGCTAGAGCATCATTTTGGGCGGTATTTGCTGCTGAGTTAGCCAAGTTAGTAGAGCCAGTAACGGTAAAAGTGCCGGTAACAGTAGATCCAGGATATTCACCCAAATTCCCATTAACTACGCTGGTTCCAACACTATTAGTGATGGCAGAAGATGCCAAGATCCCATAGGTAGCTGCTGACGCTAAAGGGCTTGGAGGTGGGGTTGGAGTTGGAACAGAGGTGTACGTACCATCAGAAGATACGTTTACGGTCCAATTCCCAGTATCGTTAAAATTCACTGAAGAGCTAAAGTCGGGAGAAGTTCCAACCCCATTCCAGCTAAGGCAGGTCAACAATCCTTGTTTTTCTACCCTGAAAGTATCTCCTACAACCCTAATACCGCTTCTAGGAGCGCCAAAGTAGAGTTGCGCAGTTTCTTGGTTCAGGAGTATGATCGTAGATTGTCCATCTATCGGCGTATTTTGTAGAACGGTAACACTCGTGTTATTGCTGATCCCCGTATCTTTCGTTTGATAGTTTGCCGCTTGGAGTCTGAACCATTGATCGCTAGCTACTGCTTGACTGGCGATGCTGTTAGCGGAGATGGACATCTCATTGTTACCAAGTAGCTCCCCAGAAGTCAATACTGGAACGACATATTCGTTACCACTTCCGCCTACGATTTGGATAGCTCCGACAGATCCCAATGTTTCCGTTGCGAGTTGGAGTTTGGTTCCACGATCGACCACTTCTACAGTTCCAACGGTAGTAAACCCAGTTACAGCCAAGATAGACCAAAGCCTTTGGACTTGATCCATAGTAGTTGGAATAAGTCTGACTTCATCTCCACTTGTAAAGAAGCTATAACCTGTATCGCTAGGGTAGGTAAGTGGTTCTTTAAGGGTAAATTGTGGATTTCCAGTAACGTTGGAGCTTGCAATCCAGTTAATCCCATCTTTTAGGAAGTAGAATGGATGTGTAAATCCGCTATCTTCGAAAGTACTCAAAGCGATAATGCCAGATCCAGTAGTTCCGCCGTCATTTACGATCGTGGAAGTAAAGTACTGTTTTAGATTTGCATTGATATAGGTATTTATTTGTGCTGCCGTAGTTGGGGTTGCAATATAAAAAGTAATCCCGTTTAGAATGGTAGTAACTACTCCAGTTTGATTTACGGCGGTACCGGTTGGGACTTGAACACTAAAGGATGTAGAAGTTGGAGTAAATCCTACTGCAGAAGATACCTTGAATGTTCCAGTGTTTGCGATGTTAAATCCGGTCGATGACAAGATCGTAACGTACTCTCCACCAGACAAGAACAGGGCTGGGTTGCCAGGACCGGAAAGGGTAAAGGCCGAGAAAGCAATCGTAGAATCGCCAGTTCCGGAAGTCTTGGTTAAGATTCCAGACGCAAGAGGCGGCCCACCAGCGCTCATTGCCGTTATCGTCGTACCAACAAGCGTAACCTTAGTCGCGGTGACAGTGAACGTTTGGCCATTACTCGTATAGGTCGCGCCAATAGTTGCAGCGGCTGCCGTTGGGACAGTGAAAGTATACACTCCGTCCCAATTATAGGTTACTTGATCTGTCCCAGCAGTAGGGGTATTAGGGGTTACCGTTACGTTCCAAAGAGTGCTTGGCGCAATAGAAGATGCAATTGGTGCTCCGGACTGTAGGCCGATCGAAACACTTACTTCATTGTTAGAAGTGACAGTAACCGTAGAATTAATGGGTTGATTGGCAGAAGTAGGGTAGACATAGGAAACATTTACCGCTTCACCGCTTCGGCCCCAAAGGGTGGACCTGATCAAAAGCGCTGTTTGAGCATTTGATCCCTGAAGTACAAATTTTGGTTGCAATAGGACCTTGAAGTTTGAGAAATCAAAGCCAGCAAAGTTTGTGGCAAAGGAAGCAGTAGGGCCAGCATCCACATCGTATGCGTTGAAACTATAATCGTTAGCGGGCCAAGTGCTGTTAACTATGGCTCTCCTGTAAAGAGGCATAGTATAGGTTTCGCCAGCAGTATTGTTGTCTACGATGGTAACTACCGTATCGTTATATCCAAAGTCGAGTGGGTTGGCCACATAGTACCTATCAGCGATTCTAAGACGTCTAACGTTTGGATACTCTGGGAGGATGGTAATTGCGGTTCCAGAAGTTGCCCACATTTGAACATTTTCTTCAGAAGGCTGTTCGTCATCAATAAGGCCAGTTCCAGCAGTAGTAAGGGTGGTTCCAGCTATGATGGTGGTACCTACCGTGAAGAAAATTCCGTTGTTAGAATACACAGCCCCGGAAGTTGCGTTTGCAGAGGTAGTCGTAAAGACAAATTGTCCTGGAGCAGGCGATGTAAACGCAGAGAAAGTAATCGTTGAATCTCCGGTTCCAGAAACTTTGGTAAGAACTGGGGATCCAGAAGAAGGCTGTGAGTTGACTACTGCTGCAGCGCTTAAAGTTACAGCGGCAGTCAAGGCAATTAAAGATCCGTTAACTGTTCCGCCGAGGGTATTGGTGATGGAGGCCTGCGCTATGATGTTACCTTGGAAGGTTCCAATATTCCCGCTATTGATGGTAGCTGAGCTGCCTACAATCCAGAAGATGTTCTTTGCTAAAGCCCCACCAGAGAGGACCATGGTTGGAACGCCACCAGCACCGGTAGTAAGGGTAGAAGCGGTGATAATGATGTACTGTCCTGCCCCATTAAATGTAAGAGTTGCAGGACCAGAGGTAGCTAAAGTCGCTGCACCGGAAGAGAAGCTATATACGCCTGGAGTCAGGGTTTGACCGTCCAAGGCGGAAGGAATGACAGTCCCTGGAGCTTCTGCTGCCATGGTAGTATAAGCGGCCAAGGCGTCGTTTTGGGCGGTATGGGCCGCGCCATTAGCTAAGTTTGTAGCTCCAGTAACCGTAAAAGAACCGGTAACGGTAGAGCCAGGATATTCACCCAAGCTGCCGTTAACAGTGCTAGTCCCGACGCTATTGGTGATAGCGGAAGCCGCCAAGATACCATAATCGGCGGCTGAAGCTAGTGGGCTCGTAGAAGGACCGCCAGTAAGAGAGGGCGAGCTACCATATGGGTTCAGGAAATTGATAATTTCATTTGGACCGAATTGACTCAAAGATCTGGTGGACGTGAAGTTGGTTAGATATGTATCGATAGGTTCAGCATAGGAATCAGCACTGATCGTAGAATGAAAGAAAAGTGGTAATTCGGCAGTAGTAGCCTGGGTTTCATAGAACGCTACAAGGGCGTCCTGACTAGAGCTATTAGCCTGAGTGGTAAATCCAAGAGCTTGTCCTTCGGCATCAGCCGTAACAATGGTAAGCTCGCCTTCAGTATTGAGGGTGTTGGTAGTAACTACGATATTCGTATTGTCGAATACAGTGAAGGTGGCTTCGTCCGTTTGAGCTTGGAGTTCAGCGGCAATAACATCCAATGTACTGGTCCCAGACGTTACTTCGAACTTCTGAGGAACGTTGTTGGTTCTAACAACTACTAAACCCTGAACATAGAGGGCGTTCGTTACTGGAGTTACCAGGGCAGCTTCAGCGGCTGTGACCTTAATAGTCAGAACGGATCCGGTTGCGGAATGAACTCTTCCTTCAAGTTGGTCAGTATCGGGAATTTCGGCAGACCAAATGATGACGTAGTCTCCGGGAAGAACATTCGAAAATGAATTAGCTCCAGAAGAAGTGTAGCTAACCAAATCTCCTGAGACAGAAACGGAAAGATTAGATCCGGATTGGATGGTTGGAATGATTACTTCTGGAGAATCGATTAGGATCCAAACATGGGCGTTAGAGGTGAGCGTTACTGATCCAGAAGGAATGGTGATGCCTTTAATGTTGGCTTGAGTTACGAGAGTGCCTGCGGAAAGCTTATCTCCTTTAACCAAGGGCTTGACCAACTGAATCTGAGCGGTATTTCTGTCCAAAATATAGTCTGAAGCTACCCCAGTGGAGGTGAGGTCGGTGACGCTGATCATTCCCTTAGCAATCAAAGAGCTTGGATTAGCTACGGTATTTACGACCGTAACTTGAGCGCGATTTACCGCGCCAAGATTACTGGTGAATTCGATGGTGGACCCAACAGGGGTAGCAGTAACACCGGTAAGAAGTTTATTGAAGACGTTGACCCAAGATTGAATGCTGTTTGAGGAAGAGACGGTTTGATAAGTACCTTCAGCGACAAATTCAGCATCGGTGACAGTATAGGTCGTTGGTTGGGTTCCATCTACTGAAAGACTGAGAGTTTCGCCATTAGCAATAGTAGCGGACCAAAGACTCTGTGACTCAGTAAAGATAGAAGCAGTAGATCCATCTTCAGTGAGAAGGATTCCGTTTTTGTAGAGTCTGAGAGTTTTGGCGACGTTGGACGGGAATTGGAGTGCGAGGTTTGCATCGGTTACCAGGGAAGAGCTTGGGGGTTTAACTTGGATAGTATTGATAGTTTGGGAAATAGGACGAATGACGACAAAAGTTCCGTCGCCAGAAGTAACCGCTTCATAGGCAAGTAGGGTGTCGGCATTAATGCTAGCGGTAACTTCGTAGGCCGTAGCAGATCCTGGATTCTGAAAGTCGGTGGAAGCGAAAGTGTGCTGATAAGTAACATTCCCAACGATAACTTCCAGGACTTCGCCACCAGAAAGGGCGAATGGGGATGGAGCAACAGTTTCAAGGAGAGCCTTAGTTACTGAAGTTTGGGTTCCACCAGTTACGAGTTGAAAATATTGTTCGCCGCCAAGAGCAGAATCTACGATGGACTCGATTCCAACACCTAACCACGTAGCTTCGTAGCCGGAGCCATCATCAACATAAACAATGGTATTGCCCGAAGAATTCAGGATATCCGTGCTAACGATGGTAGCCGAAGAATTAGGGTCTTGGACCCCGAGCAATGCGCTCTCGATTGCAGTTACGGTCCCTAAGCCAGTAGAAGAAAGTTGAAGCTTGATTCTAATCCTGTACGCATCATCTGTCTCTGTGTCGGCCCCGGTGGTAAAAGAAACGGGGTTAGTAACTGTAGCATTTGGGAAAGGAGCGCCTGCAAATTCATCAACGGCACCAGCAGGAGCGTTCCCTAGAGCGCCTGGAAGCATGGCCGTCACAGCCACATTAGTCACGGTCGTTTCGCCATCGAGAATGATGGCCTGCTGAGTTACTGAGAATTGAATGTCTGGAGTGGACCCAACACCTGGATCGACTACGACAGTATTGACTGGGATAGTCCTAACGCCACCTTGAGCAAGAATAACGGATTCGTTCAGGTTGTGATACTTAGTGGTTGGGCTAACCAGGGTAATGGCCCAATAGGAGCCAACTCGAACTGGAGGGGTACTGAAGGTAAAGACGATCCCACCAGCAGTTGCGGTGGCCGGATTGCTGATTGTAATTTGGCTACTAGAATCTACTGATTGGATGATGGATCCAGCTACAATGCCGATACCTGAAATAGGGAAGCCAGCGAGTAGGCCAAGAGTCGAAGATAGGCCGGAAATGACGTTTGAGAGATTTGCAGTGCTACCAGTGGCAGAAAGGGTTCCGGTGCCATAGGTTAGAGGGCCTTCGATGTCGGAGGTGCCACGGCCAATATAGAGGCCTCCGGTGGCTGGGAAGAGGGAAGCGTCGGAAACATAGATGGTGGTAGAGCCAATGAGGGGTGGATTCAAGCCAGAATAGATCTTGGCAGAAATCTTCTGAAATGAAGTATCAATTACCGTTACAAATCCAGTAGTTACCTTGGCGGTAAGGCGTGGAATGCCGTATTCTACGCCAAGACGATCTAAACTACTGCCCGTAGCCCTATCCAGGGAGAAATCTCGGAGGATAGAGAAGATGTCCCCGCTTGACCTAGCGGCTATCAAACTGACAATTTCAAAAAATTTTACATTGGCAGCCGAAACGCTTTGATCGGAAATCCCCAACGATCCCGCATAGCTAGAGAGTGCATTGCCAAGAATCTGTTGGTAGCTCTGGGGCTGTGGGAGAGATCCATTTTGAGAAGTAGGGGTAGTGGCCATACAGTAAGATTGGGGGTTAAAGGATCCCCATCTCCTTAAGTTTTTTCTTATCCCAAAGCTCAGAGTTTGGAAATTGGGTAAGAAACCAATCCCATTTAATTTGGGACTTCGGTCTCATATATCCCTTAATTTCTACCCACTTATTTTCATTAATTAGAAAAAGATCTGGTAGGTAGGTGGAAGTTTTGCCGGTTATAGCTGATGCCGGTAGGGTGAAGGTTTGAGGCTGCCATAGGAAATCTATTTTCCTCTCATTCAGATAATCAACGACCTTAGGCTCGTAAGAGGCCTGACAAACAAGTTCTTCCCCTGTTTTCCAATGAAATTTTATGACGCTGTTGCTTTGTGTTCTAGCAGCTTTTAGGGAAACATCTTTATTTTGCATTGGATTGGGAAACCCGTACTTTTCCAAATTAGTTTTCATAAATTTTTGTCTAGTTCTAGCGGGATGTCCGTGTCCTTTAAAGGCGCTAGTGACTAAGCATTCGAAGGCCCCATGCTCTTTATCTATGAAAGATGCTTTGTCGTTGATTACGGTATAGGTATCCTCTACTATAGTAATGGTGTCTCCATGAACATCCGATATTCTTTTCCTTACTTCTGTAATGGGAATTCTGTACGTAAGCGGATGATTAGTGCCGTTAACTACTACGTTTTTAACTGAAGCGTCCCATGGACCGTGAGTTTTATTTATAAACGTTGCATCACTTCTTGAATTTTTGTAGGTCTCTTCGACTATTGTAACGTCCTCCCCATGCATTTTAAAAAGTCTACGTTTTACCTCTTCTATTTTTTGTGTTTTCTTTTCAGTGCTATCTTTGGGGTGGCCGTGACCGTCTAGGATATTCTTAACCCATGGATTCCAGGGTCCGTGTTTCTTATGTATGAAAGTTGCTTTAGCTAATATTTCCGTATAGGTGCTTTCCACTATGGAGATTGTGTCTCCATGTGCCCTGAATATCCTATTTTTAATCTCTTCGATGGGGATCCTTTTACTCATACGATCCTTATATCATTGATTCGCTAGCTGATTACCTAGTTGGAATCCGATTGGAAAAACTCCGGCGACCCCCGCAATACCCACTGCAAGATTAATGCTAAGTGATGGACCTTGCTGGTTAATTTGTAGGCCCGTAATCCCACTAAATCTTGGATCAGAAGTAATAGCGTTCGTAATCGAATTATAGATATCTTGTGCTTTGAAGTCGGCGATACTGGATCCCGGCTTTACCGCAGCACCAAATGTTGGATTGGCGTAACTGGTCCCAGCAACACTGGACATGGTGGTCGTCAAAGCCTGCACGAGATTTGGGATCCCTGCTGCAAGTCTAAAATCTCCAGTATTGGTAACGGCAAGGTCCGCACCACTTCCATTACTGTTGGGCTGTAAAAGCCAATCGACCTTCGAAAGTGCGACTAAATCCACATTTGCCACGGAAGTTGGAATTGATATTTGGTCGTAGGCTGGAGTTTGCAAATCTGAAGGGATAAAGATCACATTCGAACTATTGACGGTGCCAGGCAGGTACGCTTTCAGGTAGGCTCCGTCCGCGATTTTATAGATTTCCAGGTTCGCATCTCCATCTAAAGTCAACAAGAAGCTCGTCTGTGAAAGCGTAACGATATCCAGGATAGTTCTAGTGGTTGGGCTCTGAACCGAAGAATTGATGGAAACTAGCTGGCCTACAACTAAATTGGTACTGTCTCCGATGACTATATTCCTACCGTCGGCGTTGGATAGCAAATTATAAACAAAGCCCGTCTGATCGATGTAGGGTTCGACTAAGTTATTTAGTGTTGCAATCTCAAGCCATCTCTGCGCATCTCCCAAATATCTGAGAGCGATCCCTTCCATATCCAAACCAAACGGGACTGGCTGTTGAACCTTAGAATTCGGAATAGAGAATGGGATACCTGAAGCTTGAGCTAAACTCTGTACGTACTCCATGTTATTTAGGGTATCCTGACTATCCAATTGTTGGGTTGCCGTCAGAATATCGTACGATTGCAGAAGCTCATAGAAAGTTTGCAGGATACTATATTGGTCTAAGGTGATAACCTGATTGCTAGTGTTTGGTGTAAATGGAGTATTATAGATTTTGCTATAGTACTGGTTTCCAGCCCCGAAAGAACTCTCAAGCTGCGTGACCATTGTTAGGATCGTTCCGCGCATTGCCTTGAGTTGTGCTACAGAAAATGAGTTTACCGTATCTACTTCGTTTTCTAGAGCCGCTTGTTGCTTTGAATTGAGTTTTAGGCTATTCACTGGAACCTGGCTGAAAAGCATTGGATTTAGTTGTGGTTTAACGAAGATATTATAGGCTGGATCGACTACGGAGGCTGGAGAGATAGGAGAAGAGGTTACCCGCATTCTACCGCCTATATGAGGTTTCACGGGACCTGGCTGAGATCCTGCGAAGTTTTGTGGTGATAGCCCTTCGTTATCTCCAACAGAGGCCTTCAGAGCTTTAATTGCCCCGAGTACCCCTCCATTAGTGGCTCCAGCGCCCGTCAGGTTATTTAGGGTAAGCGTACTCATGAACTGAGTGATAGTGCTTGAAGCGTCGTTAATAAGCTGTGAGGGTAAGTCGGAAGCAGCAATGGCAACTCCGGCAAGATCTTTAACGAATAGTCCAGTTTGACGGATTATATTCAGGATATTGTCAACATCGGAACGAACAGAGCCAATCAGAGCGGCAGAAGCTGCAGCAGTATTTTGTGCGGCAGTAATGGTTCCTAATATTTGTTGGAGAACACCTGGAGTGATTGGAATCAAAGTGCTTGGAGTATTTGCAAAATAATTGTTTAGGTCAATTCTACGCCAAGCTTTCAGCTGGAGATTGTAATTGATCTCCATTGGCTTATTTACATTTTCGTTCCAGGTAAAGGCTACTGGCGAGACCACAAAGGATTGTTTTTGTTTAGGAATGTCAAAGACTAGCCGCCAACTTGCGTTTACCGGATTCTTTTTAGCTTCTGCATACTGTTCTAGAAATTGTTGAAGGGCTATGGCCTGATAATATCCGGTTAGTTGTAGACCGTTACCTTGATCGCCAGGATCGCCTGGACTTACCGTTTTTGGTTTATTTGCATTTCCGGTTAGAGCGCTAACCACTGATGAGAATTGGGTAGCTACGTTTTGGGCAGCAGCGATAGTACCTCCAAAGAGCGACTGCAGCCCGCTTGTTAGGGCGCTTGCAGGACTACCGGGAGGGGTAATGATGCTGTGTCTATTAGGCCAAACACCAAAAGTCCCCTGAATAGATATATTCTTAAATCTTACTCCGGAATGCTCTTCGAGGATACCCCTCAAGGTCGCCGACGTATTAATAGCATAATTATCGGTAATATTAAGTTGTTGTGGGGTAATTGGTAAATTAAAGATCCACTGTGAATCGTCGATTGGCGTGATTGAGAGAGTTGAAACTGATTCTCCGGGAAGGGCCGTTACTTGCACCGTAGGAGTAATTGTTCCTCCAACAACGCCCCCTTTACCCTTATTAGCTCCCGTATCCCACACTATAAGCCTATAAGGCAGTAGTTTGTTCCAAAGTGTCCCATCCGGCTTGAAAAAAGAAAAAAAGGCGCTTTGGACTAAGGTCTTCGAATTTTGCCAAGGAAAAGAGCTGCCTTTAGCGTTATGGATCTGCGCGGCACTAATGGACGCCACAGAAAGAGGATTAAGGGATTGTGGGTTTGGTAGGCGCGTTTGAATTGGCCCTGCGGTGAAGCCGAAATTACTGTCTGTGCCGATGGTCATATTAATCCTCTATATCGTATGATAAGATTGACGGTACTCAAGACACGTCAAATGCTATATAAACGACTTGAGCGAAAGGAATAATAGTTGACTTAGCCCTATTTTTCGATATACTGACGTCAGGAGAACTGAGATGGCCGAAAATACAAAGAAATTAGAGAATGAAATTAAAGAACTAAATGGAATGTTAAAAGTGGCAGAAGATGCCCTTAATGATGTGATGAAAGCGTCCTATCTACAGTCTTTGGATAAACGCGTTGAATCATCAGAATTTTCAGTTCACGAACATTACCGAAAAATTGCCATGGATTCTTTGTACGCTATCAGTTTTAGGAAACTAGCCAATAAAGCCTTCCCGGATTGGACGGACGAGGATGAGCATAAGTGGGATGGAGTGAAAGTGTGAAAACCGTAGAAGTGAGTGTCAGCGAGTAGAATTATGCAGTTTTGCCGATACTTAGTAAACCTATCTCTTTTCGCGGTGTTGATCGCACTTTTGATCGATTGCTGTACCGTAGATGTACACTTTAGTAAGCCTGCGCCCGAATATAGCGGAGTTGACCCTAAGGTTGCCCAATATGTCAATGAATACTTGGAGTTAGCTAAAAGTAATGGAATTCGGTTTCATCATGTCGTTACCGTTGGATTTAAGAATATTCAGCAGGATTCCTCCAGCTACCGTACCATTGGATTAAGCAACTTTGGGACTTACTTTCGCGAAATTGATCTGGACAAGACTTCCTGGGATAACGCTACTGGAATGGGTAGGATGATGCTTGTATTTCACGAAAGTTCTCATAGCTACTGTAGCAGAGAGCACGACTTTGGGACAGGTAAAAAATATGAAATCGGCAAAAAAGAACCAACTTTGGAAAACGGTTTTTACCCAGATAGGTGCCCTATATCACTCATGTATCCGGTTATCGTGGGAGACGATTGTGCGTTATCTCATTACTCCGATTATATTGTGGAGATGTTCCAACGATGCACGCCCTATTAATTATATGATGAGTAAAGAAGAGAAAGACGTAGTAACGGTCGTCTATAGGCGCTTTCTAGAGAGTGAGTCCGATGATTCCTGGACTGACCTGGACGAGAAGATTTTGATGTTAGATTGGCTTACAGATCAGCAAATGATTTCTGAAGCTACATTGAAGTACCTGAGCCATAGTAAAGAAGGGACGATATTTCGCTGCATGCAGAATCATTCGCAGGCTGACTGTTTTTCTCCTTTTATCCTACAGGCTGTGGAAAGTATTGTCTTATTGTTTTCTGACACTAATTATTTGCATGAAAGAAATAGGTATATACTCATGTTCTATCTGGCCATGAGCGATTTGGGCTTGATATTCAGCGAATAACATACTACTATCCTGATAGGAGAATGTGTATATGGAAAAACCCGAAATTATGGAAACTGCAGAGCAAGACTTTTTAAATACTCTAATGGATCTTATGGATCTAATTTCCGATGAGGATCGTAAAGAGTGGAATTCGTTGGATCCACGAGAACAAAGTCGGCGTTGTAAAGAAGCGGTAGCCTCTCTTATGAATGAAGCTGTTTCCTTTAATAAATGTGAGGCAGAGAAGGTCTCGGAAGACAAAATAGTACTAAATTGGACTAAAGAAGATCACCCTACCCGAGAAAGTTTGATTCAACAGATAAAAGAGTTAGAACTGCTAACCAGTGGCAGTAACTGCGGAGGAAGTTATGAGGACTCTCCCGTATCCTTTCGTAATCTTTATGACGCTAAAGCGAAGTTAGAAATTTGGGATGAAGCGTTTGGGTCAAAAATGGAGCATCTTACCGACTTCGATGATCCCTATACCATTAAAGCTGCCAAAGAAAAGCAGGCTCATCATGACGCAACTACGGTTCCTAGACCGAGTATTAAAGAGCAGTTGGCAACAATGAGGCCGCCTAAGGATGCTATGGGGGAGATTGTTTCGGAATACCTTTCTAGAAAAAGTAAGACTCCTGAATTAACCGAAGGGAAACCCTATATCATTGAGAGTGCTTCCTATGTCTTCGATAGTAATCCCAAAAATAAAATTGCAATGGGACAAATGAGAAAGAAATTCTGCGAATCCAATATTATGGAGTACGAAGATCGATACCTTCCCGTTAGTTATTTCGTAATTACTTTTACCCCAGAAAAGTTTATGAAGGCGGTAGAACTAATCTCTAAAGATCTTCAGACGGTAGGAGAGTTTATTGTAGGTCATTTAAGTTTGCCGAAAGTTCTGGTCCTATCGGGAAATAAACATGCCCTCTATGTTTGGCCTTTTATTGACTACAAGAGGCTTGCCGAAAGTGTGGGTAAGGATTTTGGGATTGATTTTGAGTACGACGATATCGAGCTTCTTAAGTTTATTAAGGTGGATAGCGCACGAGAAGAGGGGAGCCTTGGAGATAGTGATATCTCTTAATAGACTCCTCAGTGAAGCTTAAACGGTACAACCCTAAGAGACCCTATTAGGTCTAGGGCATATTTCGCATCTTTAGGGGAGCCTTCTTGGGAAAGTTTCACTAGGTCCCTCAATATTCCGCTATAGATCTTGTTCACCTCTTTGGGGGTGAAGGTCACAAGTTCCCCATGCATTTGAAAATCTCCGCCCATCATGATGCACCAGTACTGGCCTTCCATTCTCGTAAGCTCTTTTTCTGAAAACCCTAGATATGGGAACTTGGGCATACGATCTCCTATTGCGCTGGGGTTGGAACCGGAATTGGTGTGAAGGTTGGTGGTGCGCCAAGGCCTATGGCATTGAAAACTAGGGCCAACGTTGCGTCTCGTATCGCTGTTGCTAATGGTAGCGGTGCATTAGAATCAGGCTTAACGTTAGCTAATTCTGCGATTAGGACTGCTTTAGCTGCCGGAAGAGTTAGAATGGTGGCCGCAGCGGATGGTAAGGTGGCCACATCGACAATGGACCCTAACCAAATTGGGTTTGTGACCGTACCACTTGCAATTATGGATGTTAGGATACCAGCTTCCCATGAATTGCTGAACGGAATTATCCAGCTATCGTCCTTTACCGGTTGCATAGTAAGTAGGATAGCTTCCATTGCCTCATTGCCAAAAGTCAAAATACCTGGGGTGCCAAGCGGCCCACCCTGGATTTGGTTCGAAAAATCGGCTATAACTTTTACGAATGCTTTAACGCCGGAAACCGCATCCTTTGTTGGAGCTAAATTTAGCAAGGACCGTTTAAGGTCTTCTGCTGAGGGTAGCATTTATTCTGTCTTTACTTTGGTAGAGAGGGTGTCTGCGGGCATTTTCACTATAGAGGTTCCTGAAGGTCCTAGCGCCGTGGCGACAATAAACTGCGTATCCAAATACTTCTTAAAAGAATCTCCTTTTATAACAGCGTCCGTCGCATTTGCCCCCAGATTCACGTTTTTCCCCTCTACCGTCGTAGTGCCTTGAGCGGTTATTGTGCAATCCGTCTTGGTAGTGATAGACAGTGCCCCACTCTTATCTGCCAAGATATCAATGGTCGAATGCATGAACTCAAAAGACCCATCTGTTTTGATCTGGAATACGGTTGGTCCCTGGCTAGAATCGATCGGCACACCCTTACTGTCTGTGGCTCCCTTGAAGGTTAGTGTGCAGGAACCATCAGGAGAAACTTGGACGTTAACTCCGTTATATTCTCCGAAGAGTTGCGGATCTGTAGAGGTAACATTGGTGGGTCTATCTGGATGAATTAAGTTACCAACAACGATGGCCTTCTCACCAACTCCATCCAAACAAAGAATCATGACGATAGCGCCATCCTGATCTCCAAAAGTAGGAAACCCTTTATTGGTTTGGAATGTTTTTGGTCTAAGGGTGAGTTCAAAATAATCCGCTAAGGAACCCAATCCCTGAGAAGATAAGCAGTGCCTATAAAGAATTGGAGTACTTCCCTTATTTTCAAATTGCTCCATTACTAAAACGTCATATTCCGTACAAATCTTTGTTATGTTTAACGGATCATTGGCGGGATATGAGGTAATTACAATTCCAGCTTTAAGCGAGGTATTCCTATAGGAACGATTAAATCCAGAAATGGCTGCTTCAGGACCATTAGACCCTAAAAGGCCGGAGGGGAGCACTGTGCCGTTACCCATTATGTTGCTCATTGTGTCCTCGTAGACTTACTTATAGATGTTTTGGTGTTTGGTTCAGTAAAGGATTCACCGTCTGATATTGGCGTATCCGGATTATTAGGGGCATGTCTATAGACCGTATCTTGACTTTCAGATACTCCTGGTAGTATTTTAGTGGTGTCGAAATCGTTTTGGCGCTTATCATCGGCTCCGCCAAAAGCCATTTCGGAGTAGATTACTTGAGAACCATTCTCAATATCCATGCCATTACTAACTAAAATTGTCGTCCTAAATTGCTTAATGCCGTTGGGCGCAATAGAACAAGAATGCGTCATCTGCTCAATGTGGTAAACTACATTATCGAACTGGAGATTGTCTCCGACAGCGATTGGTTCCGGTATACCTACATAGTTAATAGTTCCGCTGAATTTAAGATGCCCCCCAATTAAGGCGTCTCCTACGATTCTAGCCCAACCGGGGGCGCGAAAACTCTTTCTAGCAGCGGATACCTGTTCTCCAGGTTTAATGTCTGGAAACCTATCGAATTCGGAAGTTACTACGAAGGGACGTAACCCATTACGTTGAACATCTTCTATGTCGTAGAGATAATTATTTCTGGCTATTTCGTCCGAGATATCATAGCCCGCTGGACCGTTTACAGATCTACCAAAATATTGAACGAAGTTCTTCCTGGCCACATCATCCCTACCTAAATCAAAGCTAAAAGCTAAAGAGGGGTTTATGTTCCATCGAGGAAGATTCATAAATCTAGTTACCTTATTACTGCCGTCCCTAATATCAAAATTATCGGTAGTAAAGGGTATCTGCCTAAGAACTACTGTTGGCATAACATACCCATTGGGCGCTATTCTAAAGCACGTGTACATCTCATTCAATGGGGAATTTACGAATTGATTCAGTATGGACCAAGCCTGATTCTGATTCCAGTATTCGGGTTTCGCTACTGTTATGCCCTCAACAGAATCGGCCAAAAAAATAAAACGGTCCTCGTCATTCTGATCCGGATCTACTCCTGTGGGATTCATTCCTTGAGCTAGAGTCTGATTAGCTCCAGAAGAATAGCTCTGAATACCAAAAAGGAAATTGTAGACATCCTTAGCTGCCACAGCAGAATCCTGGTTTAGAAGGTTTCCCACTCCTTGTGGCATATAGAAATGAGTATTTGATGTGAATAAGCCTGCTTGAGGTTTACGCCCATTGTTCGTAAAACCTACCCCTATAAAGCTTTGAATTAGGGCACGGATGACACTTTGTATATTGACTAGGGATTTTTCTGCTTGTATGTGTGCCCAATCTATGCCTATCAAACTTGCAAAAAGAAGTAGATTGTTGTCTTCTTTAGTAACAAGATATGGATTAAAATAGATAGAGTTATTGAATTCGGTAAAAGCGAAGGCGGTAACCTTTATAGCATACGTTTTTGTTCCGGACTGTGGGTCTACCATAAGAGACTTTCTTACACTGGCTACCTTAAAAAAGCCTTTAAATCCATCATGGACACCATTAATGGGATCCATGGCTCTAGCTTGGTTGGCGACTTTTCTAGCGTGAGATTCCCAATTTAACATATTGACGAAAACAAAATCCCCAGGAGCCACTTCGGTTTCGTAATTAACGTCGGTCATCAGGAGAGTCGCCGACATAGAAGGGGTTAGTGTAGTTTTTGAATCCGATACGGTCAACTGAATACAGTCATTCTCCACAACTAGTGGCGGGGATATAGTGGTGGAGTTTACCTTGCCGTATGGATTAGTTCTTAGAGTGTCTCTGATCTCCCAACGCAAGAATGTTAAGACCCAAGCAGGACCTGTTTGATGTACGGAAAGATGTTCGTCTGCGCTAGAAGTATTGGGGTTAATATCCTTTACGAAAGCGGTATTATTTATTGCCATTATTTACCCGTCATGGAGTTGCTGCCAGAACTAGTTGAGCCTGACGACGGAACCGTTGGCGCGTCTCCAATGATGTCGTGGGCATGCGCGGCCCAATATGCGGGCTGTTGCGATGCTGGCAGGGATCTTAGGGCTGCGGTAAAAGCTTGCCATTTTTTGGTCATGTTTTCTACTTCTGTTGCAGCCGGAATTATTTGGTCCCTCATGTCTGTGAACATCTTATTGGTAATCTTAGATATTTCTGCCTGCATGGCATTTACTGTATCACCCGGACGATCAGTACCGGCTCCTTCTAATTTCGTTCTAGTAGCTCCCTCTAATGCTTTCCTAGCGCCAGCAGTGTCACCAGTCGCCAAAGATTGGGCCATAGCTTCTGCAGCTTTGGTATTCGTCCCAAACTCTTCGTGCTCATTTAGTTGCCATAGGGCAGCCTTCCCTAAGGCTAGTTTTCTACCCTTATCCGTTCCAACAAACTGCATTCCCTTTAATTGGTTTATAGCTGCATCTGATCCGGAATACTTATTAGCAGATGAGGCCGTATTTTTATTTGCAGCGTCTATCAATTGTTGTGACGAAACTCCAGCTTCATCGGCCAAAGCTTCTATTGTTGCGCCTCCAGGTCTTAACTGATCTACAGGAAGCCTAAATAGTGCGGCAGCAGAATTACTCGATAACTTACTGAGAATAGGATCGGTCATCATCCCCCCAGCTCTCATCGTCCCTACTGGACCAGTTTGTGCCATGGACATTTGCCTATAAACATCAAACGCGCTTTTCCCAGCTTCCATACCAGCAGTAGTTTTTTCTCCACCAAAAAATTTACCAAACGCGTTCATCATCTGGTCTACGTCAGCCCCAGAAGTAGCTCCAGATTGAGAAATAACATTGGCGGCCATTTCAACAAATTTTCGATTTTCTTCTACGAAGTCTGCCTGATTTACGCCTATTCTTGTTCCTTCTGATTGTATCTTAATGAGGGCTTCTTTGCTAAGTTCGGAAGTTCCTAGAGTTCCGCTAAGTTTACCCATAACTTGCGGGGCATTCGTTAGATCAAAGGCTCTCTGAGCTTGATTTGCAGTAACTGCACCTCCTCTAGCCCCCAGAGTTGTCCCTCCAGCAGCCATAATTCCAGAAGCTGCTGCCATATTCTGCTCTTGTGTAAAACCTCCTCCAGTAAAATTAGTTCTAAACTCTTTCTCTCCTATTCCCATTTGTCTCTGGAAGTCCAAATTTCTCTGGGAATTCTTATAGAAGTCTTCAGCAGCAGCAACCCTTTCAGGTTGAGAATCTAATTGTCCTTGAAGGGATTTTTGCTGTTGTTCGGAAAGTAGATGCGCGTTTTGGGCAGAATATTCTCTCGCCCATTTAGGGTCGGCTCCTGGCATCATACTTCTAGCAAGAGGCCCAAGTCTTGGGTCGGACAGGTTGCTCATCATCCCCGCACCGGCACCACCCAAAGCGCCAAGGGCAGCCCCCCCTCCCATTCCAGCAGCCATAGTGAAAGGCGCGGCAAGACCTAGGGTCCCAGCCGTCAGATAAGCTCCTGCAGCGGTGCCGCCTACTAATCCTGCAGTTCCGCCCGCCATACCGCCAAGAATAGGATTAGCGTAAAGATCTCGTAAGTCTTTAGATTTTTGGGCTTGAACTATTTTACTCGCCTCTTCATATGAAGCCTGACGCTCTGTCTTAAAAGCGGCATTGAAAGGGGTACGCCCATTATATAGAGCTGCGACGTCCTTACCCACAGTACCTTGCATCGCACTGCCAAAGGATGACTGGGCGTTTACGGTTGAGGAGGCCGACATCATAGCACTTCTGTTTGCGGTTTCGTATATCTTAGAAACCATTGCGGTGACTGTTCCGAGAATGACTGGTAAGGCAACACCCATCATTCCTCCGCCAGCGAACCCTCCTTGGCCGGTATTAAAGGTGGTAGTTGTGCTACCCCCACCAGCAGAGCCTCCACGCGGTTGCTGATTAGCTTTTACCTGAGCTTGTTTTTCTGCAGTTATCTTTTGCTCTATTTTAAGTATTTCGTCTCTAAAAGTCTTCTCTTTGGCCAATATATCTATTTTTGCTCTATTGATTGAGGCCTCTTGCATGCCCCTTTGAGTCATTTGATTTGTGGCTTGAGTGTGGGCTCTAAAAGCTTCTACTCCCGCACCTCCACCACCCGCTTTTTGAAAGGCGTCTTGTTGAGGAGTAACGATCTTACTTACGGGAACCTTCATTCCAGCAAAATCCTGCTGGATCTTCTTAACGGAAGCTGCGAACTCCTGCTCCATCTTCTTGAGAGCGGCTGCAACCTCGATAGAGAGGCCAATTGTTACTTTCTTGTCGGCCATTGAAATTACTCCGAATTTGGAACCCAATAGGATAAGATTGACGGTTCTAAGGTCTATATATCATCGAAATAGGGCTTGACGTATGATAGATCATGGTTTACGATATCTTATGGCTAAGAAGTCCAAGAAAAAAGTTGAAAAGAAAGTAGAAAATAAGGAATTCATGAGTCGAATTAGGTACTTGAATATCCTTATTGATTGTAGCATGAAGAATGTTAAGGGTGATGGTTCTAGTTTGGACGACCTATTTAAGAGACAGGCTAGTCGTTTGTTGGATCAAAGAAAGAAACTTGAGGAAGATCAATGAAATCATTAGGATTATTCCTTTTAGTGGTTCTATTCCTTATCCCCACTTTTACTCGATCTGATGAAATGCTCTTCGATGTTGGCTTAGGGGCTCTTGATACCTCTTCTTCCATGAAGTTCTTTAGCGTCGGTATACAGGAAGATCTTTGGGGTCCGCTGAAGGAAAGGGCAAGTTGTGGTGGCTGGGTAGACTCTTCTGCAGGCGCTTCCTCTTCTGGGTTCTTTTCGGGCCAGTTAGGCTTTGAGGTCGATAGCGGTAGTTTGACTGGAGATGCGTTCTTTGGTCCAGGATCTATAACTCAGACAGATGTCCTATTGGGCGGTTATTTTCAATTCGAGAGTAGTTTGGAACTAACCTTCCACGATATAAATAGGAACGGCATGGGAGTATTCTTTAGGCATTTTAGTTCTGCAGGATTTGAGATGCCAAACCAAGGCCGAGATGTTTTGGGATTAGAATTGATTTTTCCTTTTTAGGAGTTTTATGACACGAGAAGACCTAGATAAGTTTCAGAAGCTGTGGATAGATATGATAACCAGCTGTAACGAATGGTGGCGAACTCCAATTATCGATAGTTATCCTGACAGCGATGCATTGGATTGTTTACGCTACAGTATTGGCTGTAACGGGTTTACTGTTGCTACTTTAAGTCCAAGTGCAAAAAATTTCCCTTTCTCAATTACCTTCAACCTATGTGGGCGTTGATTGGGGCTATCAGGATGCTGGAGTCAAACACATTGGAGATGGTATTCGATGGCATGAAGCTACTGATTCGGGCATTAAATTACATAAAATGCTAAAATGCGAATGCGGCAAAGAAAAACATGGATTTGCAAATCACAGTCACTGGTGCGATATGGCGGATAATAGCAATACATAGGCCCTAGAGTACGATAAGGAGCAATATATGGATCCTAAAGAATATGAACAGAATTGTCTTATAACTGAATCTAAAGAATTTACCCCTATTCATGATCGAATTAACGATCGAATGATTAGAATTCTCCACGCTGGCCTAGGAATGTCATCAGAACTTTCTGAGCTTACTGATGCTGCCTACTCGGCCACAAAAGAGAATGAGGTTGATTGGGTTAACGTATCGGAAGAATCGGCTGATATCTTGTGGTATTGTTCTATCGGTGTGAATTCATTAGGATTCGATCAAGATGAGATCTCGTCATTTGAAACAGACCCTCTTCCAGCTTCTTTCCGTAGTCCTGTACACGATACGACTATTTTAACTGCCGCTATCGCCGCTATCACTTGTTCTGTTGGTGAATTCAATGACCAAATTAAGAAGCACATGTTCTACGGTCGGAAACTGAATAAGGAAAAAATGAAGCAGTCTCTGCAGCAGATCTGTATGGGGATATCAGGAATTTGCATTGTATCCGGCACTACTATTTCCGATGCTCGCCAAACCAACATTAATAAGCTCAAGGCACGGTATGGGGAGAAGTTTAGTGAAGCAGCTGCCTTGAATCGTAATTTAGAAGTAGAACGTAAGATATTAGAAGATGGAGTAAAAGTATGAGAAGCCGAGATTTTGCCTATTGGTTGCAAGGATTTTTTGAGATTGATGGCGATGAGAATCGCCCTTTGACGGCAGAACAGGTTCGAAAGATCCGCAATCATCTTGCCATGGTCTTTAAACATGAGATCGATCCTAGTTTTGGGGATAAAAAGGTACAAGAAGAGTTGCACAAGGTCCATACTGGGATTCAAGGTGTGGGCGGAGTACAAGGCATCTCTTTCCCTATCGGCACTACGATGCTTAACTGCTAATGGGTTCGGTCCACTTTCCCATCTATATTGCCTATGAAGACTACTGCGCCATACTTTTCGTATTGGTTCAGACAGGATTGCTGCACACTATGTGCGAGATTTTTGGGATGCCTTATTAGATCTCAAAAACGATAGGTTTATTAGTCGCATTGTAGTTTTCATCGCAAATCGAAGCATTGATAAAATGGATCCCACTTTGGTGGATTTCGCCCCATCCTTCATGAATATGACCTGCGATATGGGCACGAGGCTTAACTTCCAGCAATTTCTTCAAGAGTTGGGGACATCCGACATGTTTAACGTCCATTTCACCCTTTTTACGATTAAACTCGGGGATGCCATCTAATAGTCCGTAACAAGGACCATGAGTAACCACAATGTCCATCCCTTCCGGAATCCTGTCCCAGTGTTTCTGGATATCATCGCCTGGGTAGCGATTATACGCCCAATTACAGAAAAAGGGCTGAATCGCTGAAAGCCAAATCCTGATACCTTCTACCTCAACCAATCCCTCTTCAATAAAGTGAACACGGGGGCAAGCTTCAAGGGCAATCTGCTTAGAGAACTCAAAGTTCTTCTCCACGCCTTTTTCGTGGTTACCCTGCAAAGAGATAACGTGTTTAGCCGGTTGCTTGTTGAGCCATTTATGGAAATCTTTGACTACATGAGGCTCTCCTAAGAAGCTATAGTCTCCTGCGCTGATCAATAGATCACACTCGGGAATGGTTACCTGTTTCTGCCTACAATGTACATCTGAAATCGCACAAATTTTCATTTCTTTTTCTTTCTAGAGCTTTTCTTAAAAGGCTTCTCTGTTCCCTCAACAGCCATACGAAGAAGTTGGTCATCCAGTTCTTCCAAGTGCCCAAAGTGATTTGGTGCTCCGTCAGCTGCATAGTTAATATCATGGTCTGCGGGAAAATGGCGGAGACAATGGTAGGCCTGTTCACGAACATCTTTGGGGACCCGAGGCGTCTTCTTTGGGTCAAGAAGGCTATACAGAAAATTTCGGGCGTTCTTCAACGATCTAGATCTCTCCAGGGGTACTGTCATCTTGTTTCTCCTTATTAATAACGGTAACATAATGATAGAAGGTTTGCAATCTAACAATTTTTGATTCTAGTTCTTCAGAAAATCCAAACAATTCTCCCAAATAGTACGACACAGCTAAAATATGGCAACTGGTGGATTGTGCTATCATACTTAGGTTCATATTGAGATCAGAATCTGGATTACGTGCGATATGCAATTTTACTAGAGGTTTAATGGTCTTCCTATACCGATTCAGGTCAAGTATCATACTTTTCTTCCAGAATTGTGGGCTCCAGCTTCGATGCTGGATGCTGGGCTAACTACTACAAACTCTGCCAATTGGTGGTACTCTTCAATATTAAAGGCTCCAACCATAGAAAGAGAGCCTCTGAGGCCTCCTTCAATGTCCTGCAATACATCTACAGCTGAGCCCTTATGAGAGACGTAGAAAGTTTCTCCTTCTACGGCTCGGTGCTTAGCTAACTTACCTTGGTCCTCATAAGATTCTTTAGACGCACTACCGCGATATTTCTTCACCTTATCTACCTTGCCGAAAAACCAATTATTGGGGCTATTCAGTGGATCATCTCCGCCTTCATCTTCTTTTTTGTAATGATCGGAGTTTTTTCCAGTAGCGAAATAGTTCTCTCCAGGCGTTTCCTCGCATCCCGCGAACATTCCGCCTGTCATGACAAAATGGGCTCCAGCAGCAATAGCCTTACTGACATCGCCAGCGGTTTTCATCCCGCCATCAGCAATCATGGTCAGTCCAGCTTTTGTTACCGCACCGCGACAATCCATAAGGGCGCTAATTTGAGGAATGCCTACGCCGGTCTTCTCTCGGGTCAAACATATTGATCCTGGGCCAATTCCGACCTTAAACCCATCGACCGTTCCAGTTCCAGCATGCTCAAGAAAGACTTCAATGGAATTACCCGTAGCAAAGTTGCCAACTACAATGCCAAAATCTTTACCAAGAATCTCTCGAAGCTGTTTTGCCTGATTTACGACTGCAATATTAGCGCCATGATTCACATCGATGACAAAAGTTGTAGCACCGACATCTCTGAGAGCTTCTGCTCGTTCAAGTTCTTTCATCCCAAGCCCAATAGAGACCATCGGAGACCTGAGGTCGAATCCTGGCAAGGTGCTATCTTCAAACATCTTTACATTTTCTTCGATGGTTAAGAACCTATGAAGAACAGCTTGTCCCCCGTAACGGATCATCGCTTTCGCCATTTCAGGTCCTGTGATTGTATCCATATTGGCGGACAGGACTGGAAGAGTTGCGTATGGGAATCCAGACCTATTGACTGTCAGATTAACTAGTTCTCTAGAGCTAACCGTAGAGAACTTTGGGATAATATTAATATCAGAAAATGTGATGAGTTGCTTCATTGCCATACTATTCTCCCTGGTTGCAAGGTCCATTACTATACTTACATAGGTCGTTAAAATTGTCCATCTTTTTACGAACTTCTGAGATCATAAGACAAAAATATATGGCCCAAACGAGGCCCATGAACAACATTGAGCTGATTCCTACCCTCTTCATCGGATACTCCATTTTAAGCCGAGTTGGGCAGAGTTTGGCGTTAAGGTTGTATCTATAGAGTTAGCGATGCCAAAATTTGGCAACTTAAGGCTTAAAGTCTGAGTTTGGTAAATATGGTAAAGGTAGTAGATAGACCCAATAGTTTCTATGGTCGGCTGCCCAACGTACTTTACGGCCATATACTGGGCTCTAGACCTTCCATAGGACTCCAGCGCCCCTAAGTTCTGACTCACGCCAGTTTGCTTAAGGGTGGCCTCCATAGCCTTACTACAGGGCTGGTTGTATTGCCCTTGGATAGAGATGCAGGCATAGGTGATCATTAAAGACGTTAGCAATTCTGTTCTTCCATTAGTTGTTCGAAGGTTTCCAGGTAGTGATCTCTTTCCTCTGGATCCTCAACGAAGTTAATAAGCTCTGAGAGATTCCTCATAGCCTCTTTAGGGGTAAGTTCACCTTTATTCCAAGATACGCAGACAAGACACATAGCTATCTCCTGAATCCTTCGAGATCTTTTTCTGTTATATAATTAACTCTAGCCACATTAGCCTCTTCTTCTGTTGGGTAGCAGCCAATATGGACTCTGTCCTTATTCACTTTTATAGAGGCTATCCAGACTCTATTTGCCGAACTAAAATGTACTCCTACATACTTAGATGTAGATCCCCTTCTTGAACTTCTGTTTCTGTTCTGCTGAAGTCTATCAGAGGGCCTAAGATTGTCTTTTCTGTTGTCTGTTTTATTACCATTTATGTGGTCAATTTCTTGGTCCGTTTTTAGTACTTCTCTATGCATATAAATAGTATTTCGACAACCATTATCCCTTCTTTCCTTAGCGGAAGAAGTTCTTTGGGCGTATCCGTGTCCTGGTTTCTTTTCATTGTAGTGCCATTTATATTGGGACAATCTCTCGTAGTCGTCATCGTCTACGATAGCCTCTCTTCCCTGGCTCAATTTTATGGTTTTTGACATAATTTAGTCGTAAGTCCTTATTAGATAAGGATAATCGTCATCGTTTTTATCGTCATCGTCGTTTGGCGGCTCTTCTAAGATGATCTCTTTGGTCTTTTCTTCGTATGGAGTAGTTCCAGCGTAGTAGTCAATGCTATTGGAGATATCCTGTACTGTCAAATGTTTTCGATCCTTACACTTAACGCAGGAAGTATACTTAGAGGGAGCGTATTCTATCTTATCTTGATGTCCGCAATAGTTACAGTTAATTAAAAAGTTTGGCACAATTGAATCCAAACTTCTTCATCAGATCCATACCGTGGGATAAGCTAAGACTCTCTACAACGCCATTAAAATCTCTATGTCTCCTGGCCTGCTCGTAGATTCTACCTTTGAAGTAATCCGGACAGATATATTCGGCCCTCCGAATGAGCCGATCGCCTTCTTCTTCCATATAGAGTCCATAGTAGTCATGGGCTAGACATGTGAATCCCTTAGCTGCATCTTCTGGATTTACAGTCTCCCTGTGATTATCGAACCACAGCTCCAGACCTTCGAGTTCCTTAATCAGAGCTTGATCCTTTTTGGGAATATCGCCGTATGTTTTCATTCGACTTCGAGACCGTCCGTGAAAAAATCTACGCGACCAGACACATTGGTGACGCTGAAATCAATCCAATGTCCGGAACTGTGGCTGGCATAGTCCGGGTATTTTTTAAGAAACTTATCTATAAAAGTTCCCAAAGCTTTAGTCGTACTAAACTTTTTAATCTTTGGAGAGCTATCTTCAACATACATAAGGAGATGATAAGGCAAAACTTTAGGATGCTTTGTCTTAGACTTCAGTTTTTTAGGCTTATGAGTTTTCATTTTTGTCCTTTGTGATTAAACGGGCTTTGGGCATGAATTCAGAGGGTTGCAAATCGTCGTATAGCCAGACGGGCTTACTGATTACCACGTCTACGTACTGTTCTAGCTTAAGGGTTCGTACCGCTGTCTCGGCCCAGTCGTATCCACCCGAACTCCAGACCACTACGGTATGATGGCGAAGTCGATGCTTCTTAAGCTGTTCGATTTGGGGCCAATTAGGGACGAGTAGTTCGGACCATTCTCCAGCAAATCCAATTTCGCTGCCGTCTTCGGGGTCGTAAACCATTGAACCTGGGCAGGTAAATAGAACGCCGTTCTTTTCCTTATCCTCTTGGGTGGAGTCCCAGTCTAGAATAGTCGAGTCAACATCACAATATACGATACGGTTTCCTGGAATCACAATCATAGGCTACAGGATAAACTAAAATGATAGCCATGTCAATAGCTAAATATCACAATTTCCAGAAGAACAGGCTAGAGACTTAGCTCCTTCCGTATTGTCTTCTTTTTCGTATGTACTTAACTTAGAATAGTCCAGTTTAGGGAATGCTTTAGATAGCTTATGGAATTCTTCCTCTGTAATAGACTCATACGGGGCCTGCTCGTAAACATTGTCTTCGTGAGGCAAAAAAGATACTCCGTTGACAATATCCCAATTTTTGTAAACCCAATCCCCAACTGCAAGCCAGTCCTCGTTCTTTACATAGACCGTAATAGAGGCATTATGTTCACACCAATTCTTTTGAACTTTCTTATAGTGTTCGAGCTGTTGGATGGCCGTAACATCTTCTACTGTGATGGCGTTTTTAGGGGCTGCAATTGGAAAGGATACTACCCAAGTGGACACCTTATCTTGAGACCATCCAGTATTGTCGAACATAGGGCAAATGGACTTTGCCTGTCTCATGGCCTCTGCTTTGCTTTCGATAGAGTCGTAGATCTTAAAGGCCTTAACGTAGTCTTGTTTGCGTTGACCATTTTCTGGGGACACGGGGCACCCTTGGTCTCTAATCATCCTAAAGAGTGGGTCGTTTGCAGAAATGCGGTACCTACGAATGTAGAATTTTGAGAAGCGAGGATGGAGCCCAGAGGCAGAGTCTACCAGTTGTGAGACCGTGTTGTGGCTTCTAACCGATCCATTGTAATACTGATGTTCTCCGCCGACTTCGATATCGAAAGTTTCTTTTTGTCCAATAGATCGAACGTTAGAAACAACTCCTGAAACGTTTAAGGATTCCTTATTGTCTCTTTCAAAAAACCATCTACCTTCGTTAATAGTGTCAATGCTAGACATCTTATTGCTGTTCCTAATAAGGGTCTTACAAGATCCATTATCCGATATGGCCGCAATGGACATTAAGTACATTTCTTTATTTTTTTGTAAGTTTTTACCTTTATCATTTAAGGATCTTCCTAGACAAATACCAACAGACCAAGCTACGTGCTGCAAATGCTTTGAAAAATTTTTATCTGCGGTGGTTATCATAGCTCTTTTTACTCCATCCTTATCTACTCCGGACCAACCATCGGAGTCGATTAGGCCAGAAATAAAAGCGATTATATCATTTTTAGATGACATCCTAACGCATTTTGGGACAATATCTAACTTATCGGAAAAATATTTCCATACATCGTTTTTTATGAACCAGTGCCAAAGCATCTTGGATGAAATGTCTAAAGTAAGGGCCTTTCTATGTTCGCTAGCTTTATGAAGTTTGCTTTCTATTCCGAATGTTTCTTTTAATACTCTCTGGGCCTTTTCAAGATTGAATACGTGTTCGTCGATAAAGCGAATCCTATACTTGATAGGACTCATGGCTCCATCACCCCAGAGATAGCCTAGAAGCCAACAGAGATCCTCCGTCAATTCATTGGGCTGAATAATGGAGTCGTGATCTCCTCTCATTTTTAGGGCTCTAGAGTCTAATTTTAGTAATTTAGAATGTTTTTCTGAATCGTATAAGTTGGGATCAATCTGCAAAACATGGTTCTCTGAAATATGTTTGGTTTCCATCCATTCATTAATCGGCTCGATTCCACTCCTACCTTTTCCGATTTTTTTACCCACCACGAACCATTTGTGGTTGGGTGTGCTCTGAACTGAGAGGCCATAGGACATAGTGATTTCCACGACTTCAGAGATACCGTTATCGTAAGTTTTAGTTATCCATTGTTCTTCATCTTTACAGACAACGGCCACATTTTTGTTAAACTTAGACCACTGTTCTCCGTCGATATGGCCCTCAAACAATTCTTCTAATGTAAGGATTCCAGTGCTCGTTGTTGTTAATGCGTCCCACGGGCGACAGCCGCTGGGCTTCACGCAGGTAATAGCGGTAGGCATAGGAATACCCATCGTTTCAGAGGCCTTCTTAGCGACCTTAATAGCCTTAGACTTGTAGGCCTTGAGAGCAGCATCAGTACATACATCGAGATTGTCGAATTGTCCGGTGATAGAGACCCCCAAAAGACGTTCTTCATCGCAGTTTTCTTTCCAGGAACTGCTAAGATTTGGAAAATTGGTAAAACAAGATTGAAGAATGCCCATCCAAACGGCTGTTTCTACCTTTTCAAGCATGGTCTCAATGTCGTCTTCCGCGCGAGCTACTATTTCAGATAAATTGCAGAATTCTTTTGAGCGAAGTAAAATTTCTGAACACGGGTTAACTCCTTGAATTAACTCGGCTTTTCTACGTTTAGGCGCCATCTTTTTTGCTGTTTCTAGATTGCAAATACCACGTTCGCCAGATCCAGAAGCGGCTAGGGCGGTCCATTCCTTCATGAATGTGATCAAAGTTGGCTTCTTATGGTATACCGCTGAATTATTGGACATATAGCGTCTAACGGGAAAGTTTCCACTCTTAGAGTCTCGCATAAGGACATCGTCCAAATCAGACAGGCTAATCTCTGAACTTCTGCGGACTCCACCTACCACTACGATTTGAGCGATCTCATTTAGGATATCGTGACATTCCAGAGAAGTAAGCTTACGACCTCTGGCACCGTGAAATGTGTCCCTAATGAAGGAGTGCAACTGGGCAAGAGGTGCTGGACCAGAAGAACGCCCTCCCATGGTTTTTAGGCGTGCTCCTGCAGGACGGAGTTGATTATAGTCATGGGTAAAGTCTTGACCAGCGTATAGGGAGTAGATGTGATCCCTGACCGAATTAGACCAGCCAACACGGGAGTCTTCTACGACGTGAACTTTTTCGGTAAGATGGATGTCCTTGGGCACTTCAGGTAATAGAGAGGTGTATTTATTCTCAACGGAGAATCCGTATCCAGTTCCACACATAAGGATATATAGAGCTTCATGGAAAGCGTCAATGCTATCTACAGCCGCAAAGGCACAGTTATAGATAGTGACATTATCAGCCATTGCAGGAGCACCAGCAGCCCAAAGGAACCGCATAGATGGCATAACTTCAAAATTAAGGACTTTTTCTTGAATCTTTTTAAGTACTTTAGGTGGGATCTTATCTCCGAGATTAGATTTTAGAAAATCGACATATCTCTGTACGGTTTGTGGCCAAAACTCTCGGCAGCCCTGCTCTTCAAGCCAACGAGAATAAGAACGAACGTAAACAAATTCGGCAGCTGGACTACGAAACATTTGTGCTCCTGGCATGGTGTGGTTACGAACTACTTATTCAAAAGTTCTTTGATCTTGTTACTAACTATATCAGAGTTTTCTTTCATGGCGCGAGAAAAATATGTGCTCATGAAAATAGCATTAACCACAATGCAAACTCCTTGATATCCAACGACAATTCCTGGATCTGAGTCTACAAATAGTGCTGCACCTACCAATAGACAGACGAGATTGGCAGCAAATAGTCCAAGTCCAGCCTTCATGGATGCCCAAAGAAGTCGATTTCTGGCTTTAGTTACGGTCTCTTGCAATTCTTTTTTCTGTTCTGGCGTGAAATTGTCAAAATTGGGATTATCCATGTCAATCCCACCAACTTCTCAGGTGGTTCTGCAGAATGGAGTACATCCAGCGTTCCTCTCTTTTCATCCTGATATCTGCAAGTCGATATTGTTCTTTAGTTTCTTCCCAGCATTGAGCTTCTAATTCTGGAGTTGGAGCGCCAGCCCTACTGCTATGCATTTTGGATGTACCATGCTCATTAGGCTCAAACCATATCTTTGATTCGCCCCACTTCTTAACTATGCGAGCGTGTCCTACTGATTCATAGTGTTCGTCTTTGAGTCTTCCTGCAAGCTTGATAGCGAGGCTAAGCGCCTTCATGTCCTTAGGTTCCTGGTAGGCGTGACCGTTCTCCAGAACTTTCTTGACCCGTTTCAGTTTAAATTCAATGATAGCAAACAGGGAATGACCATCGAAGTCGAAATCGTACCTAAATACATTGAGATACCACTCGACCAGGCGTTTGACTTGAAAATATGGATTGCCAAAGAATTTCCATGTAAAGTGATAATAGTGCCTAGAAAATCTGGTACCGATCCACCACAAATACAGCTTAGAGGATTCTTTTTCTTCTGGAAAATCTTTTAGTGCTTGACTTTGTAGCATTTTAGTCTTCTTTCAGATGGTTACGTAGAGACATCATACAAAATCTGGCAGTAGTTTCGGCCCATTCATCGTTTGCATCGGTCAAGGCCTTAATGTGAACTAGCCATTCTGCTCTGAGGGGCTCTAGACCGTGCTTTTCTACCCATTCATCCAGGGTCATTTTCTGTCCTTTACCCGAAGCATAACCATTTTAACGTATTCGTGCATCTTTTCCGTATTCGCTTTCTCTTCAACCAATAGCTTCGCGAACTTCTCGGCAGCTCTGGTCGGATCGTTAAGTTCAAGCCATTCCATGAGGAAGACCTGCTCTTCTGCGGTCAAGTAAATACGGTCGTTCATTGGCACTCACTATCTTCTTCGTGCTCTTTAGCTTCTTTATCTTCAAGATAGCACTGATAACAAGGCTTATCGCCTGCCTCACTCAAGAGATCATCACCAGGATAGGTCTGAAAAACGCGTTCGTTATTGCAAATCCAGCAAATCAAGTTGTTCATATTTTACTTAGTGGGTACAGCCTTAAGCTCTTCAATACTCCGATTTACGGCATCTAATTCGCGTTGCAAGAACTGGCGATACTGTTCTGGGTGCTTCTGATGCTTTGAAGGCGTTGGAGACGTAAGCTTGTTCTTAACTCCGTCTTGGTACTTTGAGAGACTCTTCAGCTTTTCCTTAGACATTTTTATCCTTTTTATTATAACAAGTTAGGCAATAGTAGACACTAAAAACTTCACCGTTCAAGACCATATGAGTTCCGACTTCAGACTCCTGACCGCATTGACAGTTCATTTTTTACTCTTTTTCTTCTTCTTCTTAGACTTTTTCTTAGATTTCTTTTTGGACTTCTTTTCCTTAATTGGAGCTTCTGCGCCAGTCTCGTCCCAATAGAATGTTGGCATAGGATTGGACCAATTTGGTGGTCCTTCGACAGCAGCCTCGATTTTAGCGTAAAGATCTTCCTCTAATTGAGCTGCGAGTCCAAGCATTGCGGGACACTTATCGAGGGCCTGTTCGACCAGTTTTTCTAATTCTGGAACGTAGCCTTCATCCAAGACTACTTCCTGATCTTTGGACCAGAGAAAATAACTCAGCCAGGATCCAAAAACTACGAGGCAGCTCAAAAACACGATCTTCTGATGCAAGGTCATACTTTTACTCCAAAATCAAGATACGAACATTACCTTCGTTATCATTACAGGTCAAGTAGCCATTTTGGCGGGCGGTCCTAATGTACCCTTGAGTATATTCGTTATCTTGGCCACAGAGATATTCCCAAACGCCACGAAGCTGCCAATTGTATCTACGATCACGATCATAAATAAGATAGAAGGTATTGTCTTCAGGACGCCTACGAAGTGACCACATATTACGTCTCCCTCAGAAATGCCAAGTATGGATCGTCTTGGACTGGATTGCAGTTTGGGCAAAGATTTCGATTGTGAGCCTTGGGAATAGGAACTCCGTCATTGGAATGGACTGCATTTAATTCTGGGCATTCATTTTCTTTAGATTGTTCCGTATTCACGCTAGTTCCTTCATTTGGCACCAACCGGAGTGCTGGTTAGATCCTACCTTATGAGCGCCACATTCGCAAGTAGATTTGTAGGGAGTAATGTTAACGGTGATATTCGGCCAAGACGCATCTTGCTGCGTGCCGGGGAATGAGATCCTATGGTTGCCAGGTGTTGAAGAGATTTGGCCGCTTACGTTCAGGTAAACGGGAGTTGCGGGATTGGGAAGTGGAATAAAAAGTCCGGTGCAGTCCTTGATTACTTTCCCATTGTGCCAAACATAAACGGATTTTGAGATTTTCTGTGAAAAAGAAAGAAGGGGGCCGGACAGAAAATCATTTTTGGTAGAAGCGGGGTGTCCAAATCTATATCCCGGATCTTGGGTATCGCTGCTAATGCAGTAATTAGGGTCTACGGTCCAAATCTTGGTTTGGAATTCCTGTTCGGTACAATTCATGTCCTGAGATTACCAAAGGATAGGGTGAAGGTCAAGGGGTATTTTTCTTTCTTGGGCCGGATAAATCGCGAGACGTCTTTCGGCGGTGACAAGTCTTACATAAACAGACTACCCCTTCCAAGTTCAGTGAAAGAGGTTTATTTCCCTTATAGATGGCCTGCACATGATCGATTTCCGGTTCATGTCCTTCAGGGCTCTTTTGTTTAATTCTCTTCATTAGCCAATAGGAATAAACTACCTTAAAATCATTAGGCTTATCGTAGACTCTACCGTTAACCAAAAGCTGAAGGATGAGCGGAACGTAGTCATATTGACAATCGGAGCACTTGAAATCTTGTCTGACCAATAAATACCATAGGGAATTCTCACCTTGAGGGTAAAAATGAGCCTTTGCAGATTGAGAGCAGTCTTTCCCGCAGTACTTTATTCCTTTAACTTTCATGGCATTACACCATGCGCACAGCCTTACGCCATCTACGATGATGGGCTGTATTAGAGTAAGGGCTACGGACCTGTTTTGGCACGATTTAATAAGTTCGATGGCTTTAGGGTTCGTAGGAGGTTTGAGCATCAGAAGGATAATATCATGGATCGGTCTCATGATATAGGTTATTGTAGTGAAGCCCTCTTTCTCTCGTACGAGACGGTTGGTTTTGCAACGAAACTAACCGGAGAGAAAGAGGGTTTTTATGTCTGATATTCCTGCCGCGAATCCTACCAAGCAATGTTCCAAGTGTAAGGAAGTTAAAGAGTTGGGTGAGTTTACCAAAAGTAGGAACCGCAAAAACGGAGTGGGATCTTGTTGTAAGGATTGCAAAAATAAGCAAAATGCAGCCTGGCAATCTCTCCCTTACGATCCAATACCTGAGATTAAAATCTGCACACTTTGTCTTATCGGTAAAAACCCAAATCGGTTTAGCAAAGCTAAAAATTCTAGAGATGGTCTGTGTCCCCAATGTAAGGATTGTAATAAAATTAACGCTAATCTCTATAGAGAGCAGCCATTGGACCCTCAGGTAAGTAAGATATGTGCCTCTTGCAATACGGAGAGATCTCCGCAAGAATATAGTTTTAATAAGACAGCGAGGGATGGTCTACAATCTATCTGTAGGGACTGTGCTAGAGAAGCACGTTTTAAGAAAGATTACGGAATTTCTATTGAATACTATAATCAGATCCTAGAAGAACAGGACGGGAAATGTGCTATCTGCCACATAACGCAAAACGAGAATGTTATCAATAACAAATCTGGGGAGCCTGCGCGATTTGCGGTAGACCACTGCCATAGAACTGGGAATGTGCGAGGATTACTGTGTGATCGTTGTAATAGAGCATTAGGAGCATTGCGCGATAACCCTAAAAGTGCTGAAAATGCTGCTGCTTATTTAAGATCCGGAGGGTCCATAAAACAAAAAGGGCACCTGATTACCTCAGATGCCCTTAACAAGATGTCTACCTAGATGAACTTAGCAGTGATAGGCGTTCTGGACAACAACCGTAACAGTTGATCCAGAAACATAAGCATTTGCGCCAGCGAGAACAGGCGCTCCTGGCCCAGTAGCTTGAGCATTGACGACAGAAGCCGCACTCAGAGTTACAGCTCCCGTAAGAGCGATGAGGCTCCCATTGACCGTTCCACCTAGGGTATCTGTGATACTGGCTTCAGCAATAATGTTACCCTGGAAAGTGCCAGCCGTACCGGAATTAATAGTAGCCGAACTACCAACGATCCAGAAGATATTGGCTGCAGTAGCTCCACCTGTCAAGGTCATGGTTGGAACACCGCCAGCACCGGTAGTAAGGGTAGAAGCCGCATAGATATTGTATACGCCCGCACCGTTGAAGGTCAAAGTTCCAGGACCTGAAGTTGCCAAATGGAAGGTACCACTCGACTCCTTGTAGTTACCTGGAGTCAGAGTTTGACCGTCAAGGGTAGCTGAAATAGCGGTCCCAGCCGAGCAGAGCGTTTGCTTTGCGGTAAAAGACGCTTGAGCGTTCGTTTGTCCAGTTGCAGCCACTGAATCAGCAATGTGCTCAGTTCCCGTATATGTACCAGGTGGGAAACCGGTGATGGACGTCCCTGGAGAAATACCCAGATCTCCGGTCAGAACGCTAGCACCGGTATTCGTCACGGCGGAAGCAGCTAGAATTGCGAATCCACCAGGAGGGGTAATGGTAGAGCTAAGGACGGCTTGCGTCTTAGAGGCGACAGTAGCAGCAGAATCGCCAGCGCCAATCGTCACTTCAATGCCAGTAAAGCCAGCAGGAGCTGGATCAGTATTTGAACCGCCAGAGACGTTGTACCAAACGTAGTACTTGTGAGCATTAGCTGCAGTAAACAATTCCCAATACTTACCGGCACCAGTCGAAGCAAAGGCGGATCCGGCTGGGAAGGTCATAGCCTCAAATTGCTGCCGAGCATTTCCTACATAGTTGATAGTAAAACTAAATCCGGCAGGCATGGAAACGTTAATTACTGGGCTATTAGAAAGAGGCGGCCCACTTTGATAGCCACCGGCCAAATTGTCCATGACAGATTGAAAAGCGGAATCGGGCAATTCAAAGCCGTCACGAACGAAGGACTGGGAACGCAGAGAGAGGCATACCGAGCCCAAGATGCAAGCCTGAAGTTCCGAGGCCACAGCGGGATCCGTGAGGCAATCCGTGAGACGGATATAGTCAGCAGGCGTAAGAACGGTACTGTTCTGGATATTAGCCGCTAAACGCTGACCAGAGGCTGTGCTGGCCATGCCAGAAATCAAATAACTGAGAGACTCGGTGGATAATGCCATAAAAACTCCTTAATTGTAACCCAATATAGTGGATTACGTACAAGATTGGAATAATGTTTCTTTCTGAATAGACAACTAGTTAATATCTTTGACTATTTCCTAAAATAAAAGGAAACCCATAGCTTTTGAACCTGAACTTGACTTCAAACCTAAAACGGTAATAGTTTACCTCCGTTAAGCCTCCATTTTCCCATCCCCAGCCAAAACTAACCCCATATTCGGGCGGATTGTAGTTCAGTCTTTTCCAAGTAAGGGAAAACTTAGGTAGACTCATTTGTTCTTCACCAATCCAATAAATACTGGTTTCTTAGGTTTCTTCATCTCTAATATCATTCCTTTCGTGCCTGGACTTACCCCGTCCCAAACAGCTACAAGGGCATCAGCGTATTGGGCCATTTCTCTATTCCTGCGATGGCCAGCGCTCTTTCCGAACCGAATCCAGTCAGCCGGAAACACCTTCACTGGTAATCCATTCTTTTCTGCAAAAATCTCGCCTAAACGGTCTACCCCTCTAGCCCCACCGGAAACGACCTCGGTAATATCAAACTTGGACATCAACGAGGCATCTTCTACTAGATATAGACTCGTTACATCTCTAGAACCTGCAATGATGACTTTCATCCAATAACCACTAGTTGATTCCTGCACTTCCAAAAATCCCACAGTCTCATTCGTTTGTATTCGAAAAGAATTCCCACTGCTTGATATGGTTCCAGGAACATCCTAGTCTCATCCACAAGATCGGCATGGACTCTGATAACTACCGTATGTTTCCTATTGTTGATATGGATCCTAGCAACGGTCCTTAAGCTAAATAGGTATTCTGCTAGTTTATCGGCGCTCATGGCTTTCTTCCTGTGATCCTGAGAGGGGGTTGATTACTGGGCATACTACATTGAACCGAACCTACGGACCTATTCTCTTCGTCGAACCAAAACCTATGCGAGATAGGCGCTACGCTGCTGTCGAATAGGCCAACTTTTACGTGGCTATATCTATTACCTGGTTGAATCGGGGCAGACCACAAGTCTAAAGGCTGAACTAAATAGTTATCGAATCCGTTAATTTCTTGAATCTTAATAATCTTGAAAGAAGCTAAGAATTGAACTTCTGATGTGTTTTCATTTAGGTTTAGGGTTGACATATAACAGCCTCCTTCCTCCAGCATTGGAGTATGAGCGCAACCAGTCAAAAAGAGTAAAAACGGAACGAGATATTTCATAAATTTATTCCTTCAAGTGTTTCTCTCTAAAAGAGTTCAGAGACTCAATAATATTCTGTTCTAGGATATCTCGTGGGCAATCAGGATAGCCGAGATGCTCATGTTCGTAGAATTTTTCGTCGTATTCTTTAGTAAATTCGATTCTAATCATTCCGGAAAAATCAGAATGAAAACTAACAACAAAATCTTCTTGTGTGATGTCATGAAGCTGATTTACGATATGGAGTCCAATTTTCATTTAAGGCCTCTTTTATCATTCAGTTTATCATTCATTAAAAACGGTAAGTATATAAAAATAAAGGGTTTCTGATAAAATTTATCATTCATTTTAACGCTTCTTTAGATAACCCTAGCACACGCAAGGCCCAAAGCATATCACCATATTGGAAACCGTGCAATGATGAAGTCTTTACGAGTTTATCGGCTAAATGATCCATATCAGAGTCGTCATCAATAATTACAAAATCGGTAACTTCAAGATGATCATCAAGCCATCTCTGAATCTCTTGACCTCTAGATGTTCCCCAATCGAGGCGAGGGGTAACATCTATAACGGCATCTGAAACTAGTTTTGAGGGAGAAAGTATTTTCTTTAGAGATTCTACGGTTTCGCCTATACGCCAAGTACTAGAGACTACGATCTTTAAATCTGGTACTCTACGAATCAATTCTTCTACATTGGATAAAGCAATAGGGCAGAATTCCATAGCAATGTACTCTTTGAGAGTTCCTGGCCAATCACGGTACATCTCGTTTTCCCATTTACTCTGATCTCTTCGGTTATGCCAAAAAGTGGCGGACTGATGGGAATTGAGAACTCCGTCCACGTCTAAAAATATAACTTTCATTTTGTTTCTCCCTGTCCTCTATAGTGTTCTCCCCTTTTTATTTTTCCTATATTTCTATCGTTGCAGTTCATCCTTTTCCCTATTTCTCTACATGTTACTCCTTCGGACAGCCATTTCTTAATCTGAATAATCTGTTCTATATTGAACATCGCTCTTTTATTTTTTACACCTATGTCATCAGTTCCGTGTTCTTTTTTCCTGTGACAGTTTTTGCTTCTATTTTCCCAAATCAAATTTTCGGGTAAGTTATTTTTGTCGTTTCCGTCTAAATGGGATGCATCTTGATTTTCGTTAGGCTTTCCATTAAAAGTTTCGCATATAAGCCGGTGTACACTTCTAAGATAGGTTTTTCCGTCTTTTCTTAAGCCCACAAATAGATATTTACCTGTACTGTAAGTATGAGACTTTAATTTTCTAGGGTAAATATTCTTATAAGAATAAATATGCCCATCAGAACCTGCTTTGTAGCCTGGGTAGTCTTTTAGATCTTTCAGTTCTACCATTTCAGGACCTCTTTAAAGAATTCTTCGTGTTCCTCTTCTTGGATAGCCATATCTAAGAGTAGCCCATAGGTAACTGTTTTGTCAAGGCCGTTACACTCCCTAGAAATTCGGTAGTAGGAGATTGACCCAAGTTTTTCGATCAATCCCGCGCCCCACATAGCCACTCTATAGGACATAACTCTACAAGAAACGGAGATAGTCCTACCGATGAGCCAAAATACTCTATCTAGGAATGGACTTGGCTTAGCTTCTAACGATTGCAGGATAGCCTCTACATACAACTTATGAGTCAGTTCTTCCAACCGGATTATCCTAAGTTCGGTCTTAATTCGACCGTGCGGCAAAGAAGCGATATGCCCAGTGTAGGCTTCCATGGCACCGACTTCCATCGCGTGGGCTTGTTGGAGCATACGAATCAATTTCTTATTCATTGGGTCTCCCTAACGATCTTAGAGTACACTTCATAGACGAAATTGTCAGCCCATTCTCGATCTGGCTCATCTCGAAGGGTAGATTTTTCATGGGCAATGTATAGATCGGCCAATCCCTGTTCAATCATTTCTGCTACCTCATCGTAGGGAAGTTGGCCGAGTTTAACCTTCAAAAGAAGGTCGCGATCGGGACGAGGAAAGGTGATATGACCCGTATTTAGCAATTCCAGAGCTTCGCCGTTAACCCTCAGGCAATGTGAGATCGCCTTCCAGTCTTTGCCGCCCGCAATATGAGCCTTTTCAGCTCTAGCTCCATAGCTATCCAGCATCTTACCTACGATATCCTTGGCATACTTTACCGTAGCATGAAAGGGGATAGAGCGACCGTTTACTTTAAGGTGAGGAGCATCCAGTTCACCTTTAGGTCCTTTAAGCATTACAATTTCAATAAGCGGAAGTTTCTCAAGAGAAATAATGTCTCTAGATTGTTCCACAAGAGTCTCAAGATATGGACGGTAATCGTTTAAAGTAGCTCTAGGTGCCGTGAAATCTTCAAGCAATGCTGCGGTGCGTTTAAGGGCATCCATACGAGAACCTTTAATCCCATATTTGGCACATTGCTGTTTTGCATACCCAACGAACGCGTTAACGTTGCGAGTTAGAAGCTTATCTTTGTTGTCTTTGATAGTTCTCCATATGGTCAATCCTGGAACTTTCCCGTCATAGGTCCTGTAATAGGATTCCTCCATTGGAGCGAAGATCATATCGAGCGCGACCGTCTGTCCTTGCATTAGAAGGTCAAGATACCGATCAAGACTAAAAACTTCAACGTCTATATCGTCCTTAGTATTACGTTCACAAGTAGCCTTTGGGCGACATGTAGCGATAGTCTTCTTATAGGTACCAAGAACGATCTCTTTGGCGGTTGGAAGATAGATACCCTTAAAGTCTAAATCAGAATTTTCCGTATTGGTACCGTACAAGTGACTTCCGAATTTAATTTCTAGAATTTTATTCATTCCACTTATCCAATTCTTCGACTGTGTAGGTAAACGCGGCATTGTGAGAGACGGATATCGTTCGATAGTTGTCAGTAATCAGTATTACCGTTCCGTCTGCATAATAAGTTTCTGGATCGTCATCGTGCCAATAAGGGACTAGGGCTGCTTGACTTAAGGGGTATTTATTCATGAGTAAACCTTAAAAGCGCTTTTTGGGTCCACTACCCAAAACTTATACTGCCAAAGACACTTAACTAGAATACCAATTGGCATAAAACGTACGATCCTAACAAGCCTGCCATTGATATCGAGTACATCGTCTACTTTCATTGCAGCACTTTCATGCTATTGCCATCTGGCCTGATCTGTTTTAGTATGTAGCCATCGAGAGCATCGTTCTTCCCAAGAAGGAAAGGGAATATTCCTTGGCTATACTTCACATCGTTATTGGCCAAGTAAAGACCAACATTTTTACGCCAATCAGGCCCAAAATTCTTCAGATTGTGGGTAACTGTCTCAAGGGCAATAGTAACGAGAACATTCTTATATTGCTGATCAAGTTCAGCAACGTAAGGCTCATAATCCTTACGAAGTTCTTCCGGGAGTTGCTGTAAGTATGTCTGATCTACTTTGCCGCCCTTCATAGTTTCCCAGAGCGCGATTGGGGATAGGCTGGACATGAGTTTGGCGATTCGGAGATACTCTTTTCCTTTGATCTTAACGCGGGTTCCATTTTCAAAACGGACCACGAATCCTTCATCGTCCTTTGGTAAAGTTTCTTGGAGAGCGATCATTTCGGGGATAGTGTAGTTGTAACTCTTAGCCATCCTCATGCCCATAGAAGCGGCCATATATTGAACGGTTTCGTGATCGTGCTCGTAACCATCGTTGCGGCGGAAGGCCCCAAGTAGAACCAACTCTTCCGTGTCTCCATAGTTAATTATGATTCGGTTCTGAGGGTAAATGATTTCAGCGAGAAGAGTCGTATTGGGCTCGATGGATGAGAGGTTGTATTTTTTGAGTAGTTCTGCTCCTTTGGCCGCTTGATCTGAATAGAAGCTACCGCGAGTAGAAACGTGCCATTCTCCCTCGTAGTGGAATATGATGCCAAGAGAGCCGTCGACCTTTTCTGAAACCGTATAGGGAAGATCTGGTAGATTTTTAAGAAATGTCTGCTCCATCTCACCCAAATTAAAAAATTTTGGTATGCATTTTCCGACAACGTCGCCAGTATCCTTATTTAAGATCAGTCCCCGAGCGATAAGTGTGTATTCGTCCCAAGCTCTTTCGAACGTACATTTATCGGTATAACCGTATAAAATCAAGGACTTATACTCACTCTTACGAAGGAATCCCAGTTCTACACGTTTTTCGAATTCTGATAGGTCGTATTTCACTAAAAATGCCCCTTCTCTCCAGCGCAGTCCAAAACTACAATTCCGTGGGATCTGATCTGGTCGATTACTTGCTTTCGATCATCCACGCAGAAGAGTAGATTATACTTAGTTTTGATCTCAAACTCAAGCATAATCTCCTTAACGATAGAGTCCTTTCGAGAATCATTAGTCCTGCGCATAATTAGCTGGTCGTAGGGAATATCATGGTATTTTAACCACTTCTCTGTTTGCTCTCTATAGTCTTCTGGACGACCTGAACAAATGAGAATATGGCTACAATAGCTCATGCCCACAGTCATTTTTTTACACCACCCATTTACTGGGTCTTCAGACATTCCCGCAAAGAAGGCAGGCCAATTCTTTTTAGGTCCTTGAACGTAGTGCTCTCTATGGGAAGCGTCAGACAGCGTATTGTCAGCATCCACCCAAATAGCTGGCGTCTTATAGCCTTCAGGCCAGCATCTCAAAACCCTATCGGCTTCCTCATCGGTAACGCGCTCGTATTTTGTAAAAAACATGTGTAGAGCTGACTTAGCATCGGTCTCGTTTTGAATGGTAAGATGGTCTTTACGTTCCATGCAGCGCTTAAAGCACGTATCGTAGGACTCATGAAGAACGGTAATGTGGGTACTATAGCCCAAAGCCTTAGCTGGATCTAAGTACCGATTCCGTTGACCTTTGGAGAAATTAAGGCGATCTACTACAATATCCTTGCCTTCTTGAAGGGCCAAGTTGAATAGGCGGAGATGATCTTTACCTTGAAGGTCTTGATTGATATACGTGACACCGCCCTTAGAACAATAGTCCAAAGCTAAGGTGGATTTCCCAGATCCTGGAGGGCCAACAAGCAATGTGAGTCTCTTCATACTTTCATAGTATGCCATAGGGTTAAGGGATGGTCAATATTTAATTTGACTTCTTTCAAGAGATAGGTTAACGTTTTAAAAGGTCGGTAAAACAAAGGAGGTTCAAATGAAAGGCTGCAGGAACTTAACGGACGAAGAGATTGTCAATGTTTACAACGAGCTAAGCACTCCAAGGGATAAGAATATGTTTCTCGTCGGCGTGCTTACAGGCCTAAGAATTAGCGAACTCTTGAGTCTAAGGGTAAAGGATGTTTACGAAAATGGTCGAATGTCAGAATGGATCACCGTAGCTAGAAAGAATACTAAGGGAAAGATCGAATCCAAGACCTTGCCCATGGTGGATGAGGCTCGAAACTCTTTGGAGAAGTTCATAAGCTCAATGGAAAATCCTAAGCCTACAGATCCACTCTTCAAGTCAACTCAGGGGGATAAAGCTATCTCTAGGGTTATGGCCCATAAGATTTTAAAGAAAGCGTTTACTTCCCTAAAGATGACCGGAAAGCTTAGTACTCATAGCTGTAGGAAATCATTCGCTCAGAGGATCCATAAGGAGCTTGGAAATCGAATTGAGAGAACACAGGTAGCTCTTTGCCATAAAAGCTTGTCGAGCACGGTTAGTTATATTCAGGTTGATAGGGAAGAAGTTGAGAATGGTATTCGGAATGTTGGTGGATTTTTGGCTGGGAAGATTGTGGGGTAATTACCGACCGTACTTGGCGATCCACGATTCGATCTCCGAAATAGAAACGGGCCTGTAATTATTTCCGACAACTCCAACATCCCTCTGTTTCCCTAAGATCTTCTGAGACTTACCACTATTAGGGCTATGTACATGACCATGACAGTGAAACTGGCCTCGATCAGGAACAGAATAGGCATGATTTTTATGGTCGCCATGCCAACAGGCTCCAAGTTGAGCGCCCTTCATTTCAGAAGTATCCTCACGCCATACACCCATAAGAGGACAATGCGACATGGTAACTTCATGTCCGGCAATCCAAAGGGAAGCTGAGTTCAAGACTACATCGAACCCAGCTTTATACATGGCGCTAGAGCCTTTGTCGTGATTGCCCATGATTAAGACTTTGGTGCCGTGGAGTTGGTCGATAATACCTTTTAGTTTATCTCCAGTACAAAGGCCCATATCGCCTAGAAAATAGGTAATGCTATCTTCGGGAACGGTAGAATTGAAGTTATTGATGAGAACCCTATGCATGTGGTCCAAGTTATCAAATGGACGCTTATCGAATTTTAACGAATTCTCATGAAAGCAATGCCAATCCGACGTCAGAAAAACGAGTTTACGTTCATTCCCCATATGGTTTACCCTGAAACAAGTACACTTCCCTCTTCACCTTCCAAATTTGAGCCTTGTTTGGGGTATAGCAGGCAAAGAAGTATCCTTTAGGCGTAAGATGAATTTCGAAGTTCTTAGGCTCACAAGCCATCCAAAGTCTAGGCTCAAGTCGAACGAGGTGGGTTGGGCTACCCATGTTCTTAGCGCACTCTACGACGATATCGGAAACTAGTTCCAGGAGAGATTCTTTAAAGACTTCTACGGTTGGAATGTGCTGTAGGAAGTCGTAAGGAGTTAAAGGAAGCGAGTAATTTAGCAGAACAGCCGTACACCTGCGAAGAGGAGATTCGTAAAAGGATGAGCGCCCTATTCTTTTATAATATTGGAGATGGTGAGTGTCCCATTTATTTTCTCTAGTGGGAATGAGCTTTATGAATTCCTTGAGAGAAATAGGACTGACTGACCCAAAAGAAGTGTTGATGATGCTAGGGTTCATTAATACCTCGTAACCAACCAAAATAGTTGAAGTGTTGCAAGTTTTTCTTCGAGTTCTTCGTAAGAAGGTTTCATAAGGAACATCTTAGCACCAAGGACGGACTTGTGCAATATTTTTCTTGGGCGTAGCCCAAGGGGCGCAGTGCCCCTTCAAGTACGTTGCAACTGATGCAAAATGGGCGTCGACTCTTGGTAGGTAGTTGATACTATGGGTGTTTTATGGAGTGTGGATGGGCTAGATCGCTACTTCTAGCTTTGGTGGGTATTTATCAGATTCATTTCCCACCGCCGACGTGTCGGGCCGGTAGACTGCTCCAAGGGTAGTGCCGTTCGCGGGACACGATTCCGAGTCACACCTTTCGGTGAAGAACCTTCTAGTTATTTATATCCCTATCTACAATCAATCTCATCCAAGGCTAGGATATCAAAATGGGGAAGGGTGTCAAGCTTTAGATTTCTTTGGCCGAAGGCCAAGGGGGTTATAGGATCCCGTTGGCGAGTTTATACGCGTCCCATTCTTCGGGCGATTTATCTCTCTTGAGAAAATTATCTTTTTGCCATAAAGGCTGGAAATTTGAGAAATGGTTCAACCTGTATAGGTCTTCCACGCTTTTAGCCTCGGCCATGGGCGTGATGTGGTCGATATTCCACTTATCTTCGCCGTAGCCGTAGTTATCCCAGGACATGCCTGGTTGCCAGAGGGACTCTAAGTGGGCCTTAAACTCTTGCGAGTTGCAACCAAGGTAAAGACTTAGCTTAGAACTTTTTACGAAGCCATTGTACTTAGTGGCACCGCTAACAGCTCTTCTAATATTGTCGGCCAATTTAACCATAGGGTTTTCTTGGCGCTTCTTTCTTCTTTTGGCGTTTAGGGCGTCCCTATTTTCTTCGTGATACTTTCTAGTCTTAATTTTTCGTTTTTCTCTGTGTTTGTAGTGGGATGCTCTTTGCCCTTCTGCTCTTTTTTCTGGATCTTTCGCTTTATATTCTTTATTGTAATCTGAGCGACATTTTTTACAGTCCGCCGACAGTCCATGAAAACCTCCCGCACTTTTATTGAAGAATTCTTTAGTTTCTTCTTTTAATATTAAGCACTTAGAGCAGTTCTTAAACCCAGGAAGAGGAGCTTCGTGCTGAAATCTTTTAGGCCTACCTGGAGGCCTACTCGTTTGTTTTGATTGGGACTCTTCGTTCTTTCTCGGGCGACCCCGTGGTTTTCCGTTAGGAACGTACCCCTGGGAATGCCGTTGCGCTGCATACAGTTGCATGCAGTTCTTACACCAAGAGGATAGGCCGCTTTTTATTTTAACGTTGATGTTAAAATCGGCTACCGGAAGATTTTGGCTACATTTGGAACAGTTTTTATGGCCATCGATTATAGAGAATTTGGTATTCATAAATGTTATATATCATAGGATTTTTTTAAAAAAATATTTTTGTACATAGGATGATAGGTAATGAAAATATTTAGAAATTTTAAAGACGTTTTCATGTCCGTATTACTCGGGTGAAGTGTGTCGTAGGTGACACAGACCCCGGTAAACGGGTATTATGTCAATCATTTCATATACTTAAACCTGTGTCAGTCTCCTGCGACGCAGGGATGTGTCGCCTATTTTAAATGCATGGGCAATATACGTGCCGAATCAATAACCGTGCCATTGCGTCATATGCGCTATAGGGCGTTATAGACGACGCACTGTTACATGACGCCATTGCATAGGCCGATACGCTGAAGGAGCGCCATAGCCTTGCAATGCCTCAATAGGTCAAGTCTAATAGGATGCATTAGACGCGGTTAGATAGGCGCGGCGCAGTGCTCGCTTGAGTGTGTCATGATGGACACGGGTTGTGAGCGCTCGTTTGAGGTAGGTTTCGGCGTGGTTAACATTATCCTATATCGTATACCGTATGGATAACTAATTAGAATTTAAAGAGAATATAGAATCTCGTTTTATAGCGCGGTGCCAGTCAATCGACCGTTATCATTAGACGCACGAATGCACCGCAAAACCATGGTCAAGCGATGCATAAAACGATTGATATTTTTGGCGCTCATAACGCTAGGGCCAATATATGAGATATGAGAGATATCCGGCCTAGACTTCTCCCATACCCTAACGCTAAGATTGACTGTTTTTGGCCCATATCGCATATAGCTTAGCTTAGCGTTTAAGTAATGATCAAATGTACTGACAATGATCATATTTCGCCCTAACTCCATTCATTTTTCCCTAATGAATGTATCTATTATCCCTTTGGCATATCGTCTGCAATAACTCATGGTGTCCAGTTTGATTTAAACCGCTAGTAACTCGACTAAGCCTAACCCGCATACCGCACCATTGTTTTACATGGGTTAGACTTCCAAGGGTTTACACGTCTAGGTATCCCTGTACCAGACTTTGACGCTAGCAGGATATCCCACAATTCTATCGGCACTGGCGCATGCGCGGTCGATACGGTCAAGGGGATTAGACGACTAAGGCTCTAAATATTGACTCAAGTATTTGACTTCATTAAATAAAACTTTCATTGCGTTTTAACTAACGCATCTAATGGCATGTTGCAACATGCCTAACGCCTCATACCGGGTTAGCAATGACTCGGTATGAGGTCCCGCCTTTGTCCTATTGAGTCTGATAACATGTTGAACGTATGAGGTACTTATGATCAAGGTATACGCTAAGATAGGTAAACGGTATTTTGCCAGTGAATATAAAGCCGACCGTCAAGGTAATTTGCGTGAAGGTTCGGTTAAATCGTCTGAAACTAAATTAGTTGCTAGGGTTTATGACTCGGTAGACTTGGTTATCAGGGATGCTAGGCTTTTAGGTGTATCCCTGGATTGCATTGAATTCGAAAAAGCAGCATAACTTTTAACAGTCTGAAAGGATATTCCAATGAAACTAGGCATCTATATCGACGATAATGGTCAAGTCATTGAAATCTTTAACGATACTCCGAATATTCGATTGGAGCAAGCCGATGGTTTCGTAGAAGTTCAAACACTGCGGAATGACGGGAATGAAACAGAAGTTACTGGCTCGTATGTGTTCTATCAATTGGTTACCGATCTTAAAATGATTAAGGCGGCTATGAAGCTAGTTCCTAAGAGGTCTAAGGCCTAACCGATGCATTCCCTTATAACCGCACGTAACTTTGAGTCTTTTTTGTCTAATAACCCTACTAATGAGGTATCTATGTCTAATCAAGTTGTTAAGTTGTCCGGCTCATATGTCCAAGACCAACGTCATACCAATGTATCTAATCGTTTCAACGTTATTCAGCCTAGCGCAGTAGGGGATGCTATGGCGCGTCATGGCTTGCAACTTGCTTCATTGTCTACCGGTAAAGCACGTCATGTTGATAAGCTTGATTTTCAGCGTACTTTGTCTCGGTATCGTGGCGCGGAAATTATGCCGGGTATTCATATCGATATCATTCATTCCGGTTATCATATGGGGCGCGGCGTGGATTCGTTTTCGGTCGGGTTTTATCGCATTGTCTGTACTAATGGTTTGCAGACTGGTACTAGCTTTGATCGTTTTGAGGTCCGGCATTCGGGCGATACGTTTTTGAACCTGGACAATGCAATTGCGGCATGCCTTGAATCTAAAGAACGCTTGACGGCCACAATTGAACGTATGAAGTCTACTGTCTTGACTCCGGAACAACATGTTGAATTCGGTGCGCAAGTTGCTAGACTTCTAACTCCTAGCGGTGCATTGCGGGTTAAGCATCGGCTATTGACGCCTAAACGCGATGATGATAAGGGTTTTGGCTTGTTTGAGGTCTTGAACGTTGCTCAAGAGTCTGGAATGCAAGGCAAAAACGTTGTTTACGAATTGCCCACTGATAAGCTTGATTCTAGTGGTCAAGCTAAGGTCCGCACCATGACTGCTAGGGCGATTAAGCCTAACTCGGCGAAAGACGAGGAGTTTAATTCAGCTATTTTTGACCTTGCATTGAAATTTGCGGCATAATCGTTTGATATCCGGGAGTTACGGCCTAGCGCTGTAACTCCCTTTTATAGGAGTGTGTCATGGTAGACGCAATTAAGGTTAGCACTAGCGTTTTAGACCTAACTGGTATCGGCACTGAATACCTAGTGTCTGAAGATGGTACCGTAATTGCTAAGTTTTACAATGGTCAATTTGCGCTGGATTGTCCGCGCGGTAACTTAGACCAAACCATTGCAGCATAACAAAGGGAGATTTTAAAATGTCTAATAAATACAAGCTTCTTTCTACTGATACTAAAATCAATTGGGATGGAAAAACTCTTTATAGGATTCAAGCGCTTATCAATATCGGGAGTGTTTTAGCCGGTACTTTAGGCGGATATATCGAAAAAAAATCTAACCTATCTGTATCCGGCAACGCATGGGTCTCTGGCAACGCACTGGTATCCGGCAACGCACTGGTATCCGGCAACGCACAGGTATCCGGCAACGCACTGGTATCCGGCAACGCACTGGTATCCGAGAAAAAACATTGCTATGTGTTTCATTGCGAAAGTTACTCTATGACAGTAACTCCTCAAAATATCTCAATTGGTTGCCAGTTAAAAACGCATAAAGAATGGTTGAAAGTAACTAAAAAACAAGCTATCACAATGGGATTGCAAGCTAATCTCTATGAAACCTATAAGGGACTAGCTAAAATTGGAATGAAAGCAGTTAAACTCAAGTAATCGATAGGCTAAACAAGGGAGTTTTTATGTTTAAAATCAATAGTATATCTCGTTTTAGTTCGGATACTGTCAAGGTTTCAATTGACTGCAATGCGCGTGCATGGGCGATAGCTAAAAAGACTGGCACGCTAGGCACGCTATACGGTATTGACGTATCTAATGCGGTGTATCAAATGCATGGGGTTAAGGCTAGCAATCCGACCGTATCGGACGATAAAAGAGCTAGTATGACAGGGGTTAAGTCTATTGATCTTTATTACCGTGATTCCGAATGGTCCGCGCCTATCGATAACGTTATCCGCATGCCTAACCTTTTTGCCTCTAATGCCAGTGCTAAGGCTATTCGAGGGGATGGAGCTAGTCCTACGGATAGTGTGAATAATGTTATTGCGGTCGATTTCATTAATCGCCGCAAAATCGCTTGAAAGGGGATAACGTGTTTAAATCATATAGGGAATTTACCTTGGATAAGCCAGTTAACACTAAACGTCTAAAGGTTAGGCATATACACGATACAAAATCTAAATTAGCTTGCACAATCGTACAGTTACACAATACTGACGTGGTACATAGGGTAAACGTCAATAATGTTGTGACCTTGAATAGTGGCGGATGGAAAACACCTAGCACTAAGGTCACAATGAATACGGCTATGCGTTTAATCTATGGGTCAATTGCGCCATGCATCTATCAAAGCAAGGGTAAATGGTACGTGGAATTTAACAATGGAGATATTGAATTGTATTTTGACGGTATGATTATCGGTGGCGGATGCGGCGCACCATTTGCCGTATTGAATTGAGGGATACTATGCCAAAGTTAACAAAGGTTCAAGTCAAAGCAATGCAAGACGTATGCCACTATATCTTAGACTGTACTGATGCGGACTATGACGATTATGTACAGTATTGTGACGATTATGGTTATGATCCTGCTAAGATACGCGGCAAGGGGCAGAGTAAACACGTATACGCTAAGGCTTATCGCACTGTTAACCTTGCAACGTTGCGCCGCGTATCGCTTGACGGTACGTCATACACGGTAGTTTGATCTAAGCTAGTTAACTCTCAATTGACGGTATCACTTCGACCGCTAGGTTTTGCTATAGGACACGATTAGAGGTCAATAGCGGTCGAAGTGATACCGGGTTAGGGCGATAGCCTATCGCGCTGTTTTTGACTCCCTGCTAGGCATGCGGCGCGAGTCAATACCGTGACACGGCTATTACATTATATAGCTGTTAAAATTTCAAGTATTCCCGACACATGGGTTACTATCGCTATGCCTTGATTGACACATTGCGTTAATTTCGGCCCAGTCTTTTTGGACACACCCCCTGTGTCAAATCGGATTTTTACCCTGGATCTTTTTCCCTAATAGGAGATTTTTATGGACGTTCGTCGTGGTCAATGGGTTAGATTCGACTGTTTTAAGTTAGTTGAAGACGATAAAGGGAAGTATACAGGAGAATTAGCTTCAATCCATTGCTATTATCGTATTATGGGTATTTCTAAGGCTAAGGGTATGTTCACCGTAGAATATCCCGACTACGTATTTAGCCTTGATGATGGGTCGGTACTGTATGGTGACGAAAAATGTCCGCATGTTGGCTCAGTATCTCCTCTTAACATTGAAGATATGATTTGGCTTAATGAGGTATTGAATGAATCCCCTCAAGCTATTATGATTGAAGCTAGGGGAGAATACTACCGAGTATAGTTTAGGGTAGGGGGTATGCAAAAATTGGCCTATCCCTTGCATCTATCCCAAAAGTGATTTTTGGGTAGGGGTATGTTGGAATAAGGCTTGCATTATATTTTAGTTCAGTAGTGAATTTTCTCAAAAGTGAATTTTATCAAAGGAGTTAGGGTGTCTCTATGAAACTGCAAATTAAGAATCGGTTTACGGATCTTGTTATTTTTGAAGCTGATACTGCGGATATGAAAGCCTTAGTTCTATTGGCTATCGCTTCCGATATCTCTCTGTCTGGGGCCAACCTGTCTGGGGCCAACCTGTCTGGGGCCAACCTGTCTGGGGCCAACCTGTCTGGGGCCAACCTGTCTCGGGCCAACCTGTCTCGGGCCAACCTGTCTCGGGCCAACCTGTATGGGGCCGACCTGTCTCGGGCCTACCTGTCTGGGGCCTACCTGTCTGGGGCCGACCTGTCTGGGGCCA